GCAGTAATTGATAATCGTAAAAAATTAGATGAGAAAAAAATACTTAAAGAAAAGTATAATCTTATCAAAGAAATAAAAGAAAATTATCAAATAGATGATTTCTTAAAATCACAAGTTCCAAACTATAAAGTTCTTGCTTCGGTATATAAGATATTTGAATTTAATTTGAATACTGAAAATTCTTATGACCCAAAAGATTTTGTAAATACTAAATTTGCAATCGTAGAACATCTTATATCTAAACCATCTACAAACTTAAAGGCAGTAGATAAAATCAACGAAGCTCTTAAAAAAGAAGATAAAGAAATCCGCTTACTAACATACAAAATGTTGGTGGAGAACTTCAATAAAAAATACAAATCCTTAAATGATAAACAAAAGGGTATATTGAAAGAATATATCAATTCATTTACTAACTCGGATAATCTTAAAGCATTTATTACAAACGAAGTTGTTGCTCTAGCTAAAGAACTAACTAAAACTGGTAAAGAAATCAAAGATAAAGTTACCAAAATAAAGTTAGCCGAAACAATCAATCAGTTGAATAAAATCAAAACTGCATCTAAAATTACAGATACACATATTACATCTGTTATTATGGGATATGAGTTGGATAAAGTATTAAAGGGAACTCAAAATGGAATTATCTAGTAGAGATAGATTAAAAGAAATAGTTCGTAAAAAACTTCGTGAAAGGAACACACCAACTAACGAAGAAACTACAACTGCTTCAGTAGACGGGTATCAAACTCCATTTGCGTTTGGCAGAAATACACAGGCTGATAAAGAGCGTAAAGCTAAATCATCTGGAACTGGATATGAATTGGCTGAAAATCGTTGGTTAGCACTTAAAAGAGATGAAACTCGTTCACCAGAACAAAAAATCAATTTAGGTGTTAGGGAAATCAAAAACCAATTAGCAGAGGTAGAAAGATTTTTAGGTTGGTACAACAAACTTAAAATGGAAAACGGAGTAAAGAACGAAGATTTTTACAAAAGAACAAACACAAGTATCTTTCGTATAAAAGAAAGATTAAATAAAATAGCAAGAACAATTATAGATTTTTAATATGAGACATTTATCAAAATCGGGTATCGTTACTCTTCAAGCATTAGGTGGACCAATTGGTTCAAGAACTGCACAAGTTCAAGAACAACAATTAGAGGAAACAAAGTTCATCGCATTCTTTATGGGTAAAAAAATTGATATTGATGGAAAAGATTTGTATGATGCAAAACAAAAAGCAATTACTCAATTAAAAGTTCCTAAATCAAAAGTTGGTTTATTAGCAGTAGTAAGTGCTGAATCACAAAAGAATCAGGACTTTAAGTTCGAATATGTAAACGAGGGTATATCAAAAGATGCAATCGTAAGAACTTTGACTAGTGATAAAAATGCATACTATTTATCAAAAGATGGTAATGATTGGATTTTAGATATTACACCAAAAGCAGCACAACAATCTACATTTCACCAAAAGTTTAATGTAAAAGATATGGGTAAAGGGCATTTGGGAATGAAATATAAAATCAGCGAAGATATTGAAAATGTAGCAAATGGGTTACCACAAACTATGGGTAAGCAAAAATCATTAAAAAGAGAGGCATTAAAATCAATCGTAAGAGAAGTAATGCAAGAGGAAGCAGAATACCAAAAGTTTTTCCAAAAAGTAATGGATAAAGCTGGTAAATCTATTCCATCTATGAGTGATGATGAAAAGAAAGCATTTTTTAATAAAGTAGATGCAGCTTGGAAAGCAAAACAAGAGAGGGATTAATTATGTTATTGAAGAGAGGTGATAATAACGAAGATGTAAAGAAATTACAGGTTAAATTGGGACTAGACCCAGTTGGTAATTTCGGACCAAAAACGGAAGATGCGGTTAAAGCTTGGCAAACTAAAAATGGTTTGGCAGCAGATGGTATTGTTGGACCAAATACTTGGAATAAGATTATGGGTTTAACTCCAGTTCCTAAACCGGCAATAGTAGCAACTCCTACACCCGTTGTAGCACCTGCACCAACAGTTGCAGCATCACCATCTTATCCTGGTTTAAAATTAGATAAATTAAAAGGACATATTCCTGCACACGTAATCGCTATGATTCCAGATACGGCAGCGAAGTTTGGTATAAACACTCCTTTAAGATTAGCACACTTTTTGGCACAATGTGGACATGAAAGTGGTGGTTTCAAAGCAACACAAGAAAACCTAAACTATTCTGCAAAAGGATTGATGGGTATATTTAAGAAATACTTTCCAACGGTGCAATTAGCAATGGCATATGAGAGAAAGCCGGAGATGATTGCAAGTAGAGTATATGGTGGACGTATGGGAAATGGAGTTGAAGCAACTCGTGAGGGCTACAAATTCAGAGGACGTGGATATATTCAATTAACTGGAAAGGAAAACTATACCGCATTCGGTAAGTCCATCGGTGAAGATGTTTGTGCTAACCCAGATGTGGTTGCATCAAAATACGCTTTGCTCTCGGCGGCTTGGTTCTTCTCTAAAAACGGATTACATAAGTTAGCTGATGGTGGGTCTTCCGATGCGGTAGTTACACAAATAACAAAAAGAGTAAATGGTGGTACAATAGGATTGGCTGACCGAATCAAACATTTTAAAGAGTATTACTACTTACTAGCATAAGATATGGGATTATTAATAGAGCATAACCTTTTCGAAGGAACTATACAGGAAGATGCAAACGGAAAGTTTTTGGTTAAAGGTGTATTGCAGCGTGCGGATGCTCCTAATCAAAACCATCGTATCTATCCTCTTAACATATTACAGAGGGAAGCAAAGAAATACGAAACCTTAATACAAGAACGTAGAGCATTGGGTGAATTAGACCATCCAGAATCAACTGTAATCAACTTAAAGAACGTATCACACAACATCAAAGAGATTTGGTGGGATGGTAAAGACTTATGTGGTACGGTAGAGGTTCTTTCAACCCCATCTGGTAACATCTTAAAGGAGTTGTTTAAACACAATATCCGTTTGGGTATTAGTAGTAGAGGTATGGGTTCAGTTAAACCTATGAGAGAGAATACTGTAATGGTACAAGAAGATTTTGAATTAATCGGATGGGACTTCGTTTCAAATCCATCTACACATGGTGCATTCATGTCTCCAACTGCTATGAATGAAAGTGTTAAAAGAGAAATCGAAGAATGTGGAAAGTGGTGTAAATCACAAGATTTAATGAGACAAATTATAGAAGAATTAAACTAATAAAAATATGGCATTTAATATAACGCAATATATGGCTTCTAATAAGATTAAAGCCAAATCTAATGAGCAAGAAAGAAGAGATTTGTTAGAAGCAGCAATGCACGCAATGACTCGTGAAAAATCATTAGATAGATTGAAAGAGGTTAAGCATAACATTGCACCTTATAGCAAAGAAGCAATCAAGCACATTGATATGGCAATCAAACTTATAGAACAATTTGAAGCAAAATAAGATGATAAAGTTAAAGAAATTAATGGGTGAAGGTGAAGATAAGAAAGCACCTAAACAAACTTTAAGCAACGAAGCAAGAAGACACTTTTTAGAAATCATTTCTACTTATGGTTCATTTGGACCAAAGTTAAAGCATGAGAATGATTTGGCACAAATTGCTGAAACATTAGGTGCAATTACAGACGCAGCTAGTGAGTTCGCTAATAAAGAAGCTGGTAATCACTTTGACGAGAGCACAGTCAAACGCAATATGAATGAGCTAGGGAAACTATCATCTCAATTCGAAAAGATTGCTAACGAGGCAAAATCACTACATTCACAAATGGAAAACCTATACGAAGATATGGGACATATTATAGGTAGATACTATGGTGTTAGTGAATTGAGTGAAGAAGAAGTAAATCAAAGATTAGGTATCCGTAACGAAAAGCTAGTTGGAAATCAACACAAATTAGATGTTGATAAAGATGGTGATATTGGTTCAGATGATTTAGCAGATTTAAGAGCAGGTAAAACAAACGAAGCAAGAGATGCCAATGGAAACGAATTTCCTGAATACGATGATATTAAATCAGCCGTTAAAAAAGTAATACAATCAAATGAAGTTGAAAGAACATTGAGAGGTAGAGTTGTTGCATATTTACAAAAAGAAAGAGGATTTACTGGAGCTGGTAATACAAATAGTCAAAGATTATACGATAAAGTAATAAATGATTTGCTTAAACATTGATAATAAAAAAATAAGATGATAAAGTTAAACGATTTATTAAGCGAAGCAACCGATTTCAAAGTATATCACAAATCATATACGGAAGCAATTCAAACTGCCAAAGAATATGCTTTGAAGAAGGGATATATGGTAGATGATGATGACTCATTTAGAAAGATAGGAATGGGACCCCGTAAACCATCGGAAGGAAAGACTGTTAAAGTTTCTGTTGAATTGACTAAAGGTGATAAACCAACAAACAAACAATTGCATATTCAGGTATACGGAATGAAAAACGGATACGAACTTAATTGCTATATAGGATAATGATAAAGTTAAATAAATTCTTAAAAGAAGAGACTTGGAAAGCCGAAAAAAGTGTAATAACATTAGATGGCAAAAAAGTTGGTGATTACTCATACGATAGAGACTCTGACTCATTTTGGATTGACAACATAAAAGGTTCAGGTCAAAAATCATTTGATACAACTGCAGAATTACTTTCATATATAAAGAAAAATAAAACTGATTATTTAAAAGCAAGAAAAGATTACACATCCAAAGGATATGTAAAAGAAGAAACTGCACCTGAAATCGTAAAAGACTTGGATAAAGTAAAAAACGATTTAATTAAAAAAGTAGATGTATTAATTGCTAAAAAGAAAAAACTTTACTCAAATGTTGATATGACAACACCGATGAGTCCAGAAGAAAAGCAATTGGATAAAGATATACAATCTATATTTTCACAAATCCAACAAATAATTCTTAAAAAAAGAACTTTAAAAAAAGAAGGTATATCGTTTGAACAAGGAGTTGTTTATTCCAATCCATACCATACTGCATTCAAACCGCAAGTTAAAGAAGAGGTAATAGAAGAAGCAACTACAAAGTTAGATTTTGCGCAAGTAGGTGGTGTTTCATTTTATGTATCATCTCCAAACAAAAATATTGTTTTACTACCACAATCAAGAAAAGAAATAGAAAAAATTGATACTATAATAAATAAAAGTAGTAAAGAAGAGTTTATTAAATCTCTACAAACCCGTTTAGAAAAAAAATTGGGTATATCATTGGAGCAAGATAGAAGACACGCTGGTGCTGGATATGCATTTGACATTGATACTGATAAATTATTTAACAAATTGTAATGATAAAGTTAAAAACTATATTAAAAGAAAAGTTAGACAATAACGAATACCAAATGGTAGATGGTATTGTTGATATTCTAAATCAAGTATTAGATGTAGAAAATCGTAAATCTATTGCTGATAATATGGTAAGACAATTCAAAGATGAAGGAATAAAGTTTGATTATAGTAAGTTCTATGATGCAATCGGTTGTTCAGAGTCTATGGTTAAAGAAGATGGGTTTCCCGGTGGAGCCGGTGTAGGTTTATCCCTACCCGGTGGATATATCAATGGTGCTCCATCTTATGATAAAGTAAAATCAACAAAGAAAAGAATACAAAACGATAAAAATCAACGTTATACTAAAGTAGAACAAAAGTAAAGTTATGATTAACATTGAAGTAAAAGACGGCAATATTGCTGGAGCATTAAAAAAATTAAAGAAAAAGTTTGATGCAATTGGTGTTGTTAAAGAATTAAGAGATAGACAACAATTTACTAAACCATCCGTTACTAAAAGAGAAATGATGGAAAAAGCTGAAAGAAAACAATTGGTTCAGCAAAAAGACCTTTACAGAGGTAAAAAATTAAAAGAAATACCAAAAAAATTTCGTAGTTTATATAAATAATTTACTTTTTTTTTAAAAAGTATATATCTATATAATGTAATACCAATATCATTTGGTTAATATCCTGTTAGTTGATGAATAGTTTATCCTTATATAAACTCACCGAAAATCTAACAAAATTCTATTAGACCCGAAATCAATGGGTTTAGAAAAAATCAAGTATAAAAAATGGCAAGTTCAAAATTGTTAAAAGAAGCAATCGCCGATGCTAAAGCTGTAAGAGAAACTGCATTAGCAAACGCAAAACTTCAATTAGAGGAAGCATTTACTCCTCGTTTGAAGTCAATTCTTTCTCAAAAATTGCGTGCAGAAGCTGAAGATATGGAAGCTGATGACGAAATGCATGAGGGAGAAGAGGAAGAAGAAGATAAAATGGAAGAAGAATTAAGTTCTTCTAACATTGGAGGTGGTGCACAACCAACATTAGATTCAGCAGCTGATGAAGATGAGTTAGGTGCAGCAGACGTAACTAAAACTTCTGGTAAGCCAGAGGATGAGGTTGAAGATTATGATTTCGCTAAATCAATCACAGAAGAAGAAGACGAAGATTCAATGGAAGATGCAGCGGAAGATGCAGCTGAAATGGAAGAAGGTGAAGATATGGAAGATGATTCTATGGAAGCTCCATCTGAAGATGATTTAGATTTAGAAGCTATTATTCGTGAATTAGAAGACGAATTAGGAGCAGATGATGAAATGGAAGAAGATGCAGATGATGTTGATACTTACATGAACGCAGATGATTCAGATTCATCAATTTCGGAAGAAGATGAAGAAGAAGAAAATCCTAACGCAGAAAAAATCGCTGAATTAAGAAAAGAAATAGCTAAATTAGAAGGATATGGTGAAGACGAAGAAGCTTCTGAAATGGAAGAAGGTGAAGAAGAAGATGGTGAAGAAGAATTAAACATCGAATCTATCATCAAAGAATTAGAAGACGAAGAAGCAGCAGAAGAAGAAGAGAAAGCAGCAGTAGCAGAAGCAAAATCATTGAAAAATGAATTGAGACAAGCAATATCTGTAATCAAAACTTTGAAGTCTACAATCAATGAGATTAACTTATTGAACGCTAAACTTTTATATTCTAACAAATTATTTAGAGGATACAATTTGACTAACGAACAAAAAACAAAAGTTATTGATTCATTCGATAGAACTGGAACAATTCGTGAAGTGAAATTGGTTTACTCAACAATCGCCGAATCTATGAAGATGGGTGGAAGTGTTAAGAAAGTACAATCTGTAAAGAGAATTACTGAAGGAGCTTCTAAACCACAAAAGAGTACAGGTGTTAAAAAACAAATCATCAGCGAAAATTCTGCTTACTCTGATAGATTTAAACAATTAGCAGGATTAATTAAATAACAAATAAGGAACAAAAACAAATGGCACAATTTAATTTAAACAAATTAATGGAAGGCAAAAACCCAACTGCGGTTATGCTTGAGCAAACTCGCGGGTTGAAAAACAAGTGGGAAAAAACTGGTTTATTAGAAGGCTTAACTGGTGCAACTGAAGAGCACGGAATGGCTGTAATTTTAGAAAACCAAGCAAAACAATTATTAGATGAGACTACAAAGACAGGTTTTTCAGGTGGTTCTGAAGAATGGTCTGGTGTAGCTTTACCTTTGGTACGTCGTATCTTTGGTGAAATCGCAGCAAAGGAATTTGTTTCGGTTCAACCAATGAACTTACCATCGGGTTTGATTTTCTACATGGACTTCAAATATGGTTCAACTGGAAAAGGATATGGTGATGCATCTAGCACATCTTTATATGGTGGAACATCTGCAGCGAAGTTAGGTTCAACTAATGCACCTGTAAATGGTCTTTATGGTGAAGGACGTTATGCATATTCGGTTAATGACCAATCTGCTATCGTATCTTTCGCTAACGCAACTAAAGTTACTTCTTTAGCTGACATCAATTTTGATTCATCTTTATCAGCTTCAGTTTCTGCTGGTAACTTGTACAAAATTACTTTAGCATCTGCTTCAGTTGCAGCATTATCTGCTGATACTAACGCAGTACGTTCATTCTATGTATCTGGTTCATTGCAAGGTGGAACTTCTGGTTCAATCAACACTTACTACCCAGCATTGACTACTTACTCTTCTAACGGACAAGTTTCGTTAATCGTAAGTTCATCAGTATTGGCTTCAGGTTCAACTGCTGCAACTATTGGTTTAGTATATTCAGTACAACCAACTGCAACATCTCGTGGTGATTTCGAAGATAGAGACCCTATCAACAACCCATCAGGTGGTACTAACTTGAACATTCCTCAAGTAGATTTAGAATTGAAATCTGAAGCAATCGTTGCTAAAACTCGTAAGTTGAAAGCAGTGTGGACTCCAGAATTAGCACAAGATTTGAACGCATATCACTCAATTGATGCAGAAGCTGAATTGACTGCTATGTTATCTGAATATATCTCTTTAGAGATTGACTTGGAAATCTTGGATTTATTGAAAGGAAATGCATTAACTACTGAATATTGGTCTACAAAGATTGGTAATGAGTGGAATGGTTCGGCATTCGCAGTTGATTCTGATTCAGCTAACGCAAGTGCTTACACTAAAAACACTTGGTTCCAGACTTTAGGAACTAAATTAAACAAAGTATCTAACAAGATTCACCAATTGACAATGCGTGGTGGAGCTAACTTTATCGTTGCTTCTCCAGACGTTTGTACTATTTTAGAATCAATCCCAGCTTTCTCTGTAAACGCTGATAAAGATGCTAAACAATTTGCAGCAGGTGTAACTCAAGTAGGTTCATTGGCTAATCGTTACACAGTTTACAAAAACCCTTACATGACTTCTAACGAAATCTTATTGGGTTACAAAGGAAATAACTTCCTTGAGACTGGTGCGGTTTATGCTCCATATGTACCTTTAATCTTGACTCCATTAGTGTATGACCCAGATAACTTTACTCCACGTAGAGGTGTTATGACTCGTTACGCGAAGAAGCTCGTGAGACCAGAATTTTATGGTAAGATTTTAGTTGAAGGCTTGGCTAACATCTAATTTTATCTAAAACGGATAGATTGAAAAGAGAGAGGAGAAATCCTCTCTTTTTTTTTGTTTATTGGAAAACTATATATTTATAAGGGATAATACAATATAATACATTATGATAATAATAGATGGTCTTAATTGGAGACAATTTAGTAGCTTACCGCATATAGCAACCATGCCGCTTAACAGACAAATTGCGGAATATGAGGCATACAATCAGCAAATAATAGCTGAACAATTATTTAGACAACAACAATACAATAATGCAAATGATGTATCTGCAGTTGGTAGCGGTGGACGTAGACAACAACAAGAACAAGGTGATTTACCTTCCGGATGTATCGAATTTGTAAACAATACAAAAAATGGAACTTATTCGGAAATCGGTATTACAACATCTGGTCCTACTAACTATACAATAACATGGGGTGATGGAACGGAAGTTACTGATGTAGTAGATGGTGGTATAACTATCGACCATACTTACGCAGATGAAAATACAGAATATACTGCTAGATTGTGTTTTGACGATATAAGTTTAGTAACTGAATTAGATTTCACAGGAGACGATTAAAATAAAAATAATATGGGAGCAGGATTAACATCAATAACAGGTTTACAAAACCTAACAAATATACAAGATTTTAGAGCAGATTGGAGTTTTTTAACATCAATTGATTTATCTGGATTAACCAATCTTACCTATGTAGATGTGAGTGACCAAGATGCAGTTGTGGGTGGTGCAAATTGTTTAGCATCTATTGATTTAAGTGGATGTACATCATTACAATCTCTTTATATAGACGATAATGATTTTTCAGCTGGATTTCCTGATTTATCAGATTGTACTTCTTTACGATATTTTGATTTTGACCAAAATAATTTAGTAGGTTCGGTAGATTTATCCAACTTACCTGCATTGGAAGGGTTTGATATGAATGGTAACACCGAATTAACCGAAGTAATTATATCAAGAACTCAACCATTGAGTGATAATAATACTGAAATATTACTTAATAATTGTGCTTTAACTCAAACCGCAGTAGATAATATTCTTTTAGAATTAGCTAGTGGCAGTATGTCAAACGGATATATTCAACTTGATAATAATAATGAGACTGGAACTAACGCAACACCTGGCCAAATAGGAAGAGAATCACTTTTTGTTCTTAATGCAAGAGGTTGGAGCATTGATGTTACCAATGGTAATCATACTATGTTGACATTAGCAAAAGAATTACTTGAAGCTGATATATGTGCTAGTACATATACAATCACACAATATATTGTAAGTGGCTCGGCAATAGAAGTTGGCAATAGATTATATCAAAATTCAGATGCATGGATGCCAGCAGAACCTAGTTGGTATAGACTTGATGGAGATGGTTCAATTAAATTTGAAGTAAGTGGTAGTCAAGGTGAAATCATATCTACTGCACCTTGTGGAGCATAAAAATAAACTAATTAAATAAAAATAAAATGGCAGATTATAGAGCATATAAAGTATCAACCGTAAGTGGTTCGGTTGCATTAGGAAAAGGAACTGATTACCCAAATGTATGGGGTGTAATGAGAGGAGAAGGAAATCCAAGTGGTAGTGTAGCATTAGCAGGTGGTGGTGTTATAAATTTAACATCAATTGATAATCATCAAATATTTCCTTGTTATCCAGTATATTTAACAATTTCATCTGGAGCAGTTATTATATTAGAATAACTAAACTTACAAAATATTAAAACCCACTTCGGTGGGTTTTTTTATGTCTAAAAAATAATTAAAAAAAGACTTGACATTCTCATTATTTTTACTTACCTTTACTATGTAATAAGAGTTAAAGATATGAAAATTTTAGATTTGATTTTTTTTGGGTTGCGAGTTTTAAAAATGTTAGGTTATTAAACAACAAAAATATGAAGTGGTTTTATACAGAAATGGGTAGTAGAGATAAAAAGACTGGAAAGTTAAAGTACTACAAAGTAATAGTTGAAGATTGGAAGATTACAGGTTGTAATTGTGAAGCTAGAGAGTTTCGTAGATATTCACCTTGTAAACATATGATTTCAATCAATAAAAAATTAGGACATAGTTTGTAAAATATTTTAAAAAAGACTTGACTTTCTCATTTATTTTACTTACCTTTACTAAACATCAGTTAAACATAAATACTTTATTATGAAACGATTTACAAACTTTGAAAATTATATTAAGGCTCTGACCGGTGGTTTTGACTTTTTAAGCAAATCACACATTATAAACACTATCACAAAAAACGATGTAATGTTTGCTAACCATTGTGTTTCATCTGGCGTTTACAAAAAAACCAACGCATTTCTTATAATGAACTTAAAATCTTTTAAATAATAAAACTATGAGATATTCAGATAGTAAGATTACGGATTTAGTTAAGGTAGTAGGTGAAGATACACCAGAGAACTTCTCTCCAACCTTACGAGCAAAACTGATAGGTATTAATGAGTACGCTGGGACGTGTACAATGGAGGTAGTTAAATCTATTTATCCATCCCATTCATTCTCTGCCCAACATAATCATAGAGCTGGTGAAAGGTATCAACGGCCTGTTGAGTGTGTTTGGAATGCATTTTTCTTTTAAACTTAAAATAATAAAACTATGTTAGGATACATTTATAGTACAATGGATTATGTAGTAGATGGAGTATATCTCTTCTTATTATCATCACTATTTGTTGGTGGTTTAGTTTATTTAATTAACGATTTTAAAAATTTTGATAAAGATGGCAACATTTAAAAGCGGATTAGCAATTTTTGGAGCATTGGTGGTTATGTCAATGGTAGCGGCACTTGCATTTGCAATACCTGGTAAAACGGATAAAGCAAAGTATGAAATCACATCGGAAAACGGAAAACGATATTACGCCAATTCTTTTAGGGTATATGGTCGTGGTATAGTATTTGATGATGTGTATGGGAGGAAAGTAATGGTTCAAGGTGACTTGGAAATTATTGCAAAAAAAGATGAAAATAATTAAAAAATATTTTGCTAAAAGCTTGACATTCTCAATTATTCTTTGTATCTTTATTAAACCAATGAGGGTTAAACATTAAACATAAAAATATGAAAAATACAACGAAATTTGATTACTTGGGTATCCGTTTTGAGTTACCTGCTACTTGTCTTCGTACTCACTCTTATTCAGGAGTTGCGTTACTTAATCCAGTTATTTCTATTGGAAGAAAAGAAGTTCCTTTGATGTTCAAACAATGGATGAAAGTTAAATTCCCAGATATGTTAGTTTGGGGTAAATCAGAAACTTTTGCTGGTGGATGTTCATCTGACCTTTATGCTTGTTACGCAGATGGTTCGGAGTTAGAATATGGTACTGATGATTATAAAGAAATCTCTTCTTTCTGTAATATGTTCAAAGGTGGTCATTACGATGGTATGCATGACATCTACGAATATGGTGATAATGGTACGACTGATAACGGAACTGAATTAGAGTTTGGTGCAAAGTATGTGAGTTTTAATGGTAAAGCACCATATGGTACTTGGCCAGAAGCGAAACGTAGTTTGAAAGCTATGATGGCCGGTGAGTATGTATGGGGAGTATTAACTTTGGAGAAAGCGATTGAGAAGTTAAGAGGTTATTCTTATACTGAAAATGTTATTCAAAAAGCATTACAAAATATTTAAAAAATAATTTGGGAAAGACTTGACTTTCCCATTTATTATGCTTACCTTTATAGAGTAATAAGAGTTAAACATTTTAAATATATCTACTATGAGTCTTCCATTTAATCTTAATTCAGTTTTAGCCACCGCTTCTTTAATCGAGGGGTTTGATACTATTAAAAATACTTTTCCTGTTGAGGGACGTTTTACTAATAGAGTTATTACCTATATGGATGCAGTTTACGATGCATTAAATGAGGTAGCTGAAGATTACTCTGATTGGCCTGAAGACCAGGGTTTTGGTTCATCTGATATGACTTATGTTCGTAAGTCATTCATTGATACAATGATTTCAATTGCTAACCTAAATGGTTACTACGAAACAAAGTTTGACCCTTACTTAAAAGTGGTAGAGTATTCGGAAGCTGAATATGACAACCAACAACTTCGAAGGGAGCAAGGTTTGTAAAAATATAGATTAGGTTTCTTTTTTTGATTTTTCATTTTGATTGTGTTAAAGACTACTCACTTTGTGGGTAGTTTTTTTGTTATATCCTATTTTAGAAATCGTATATTTATATTAGGTATATAACAACAAATTATGGCAGCAGATTTAGTAACTAGTATAAACTGGCCGGGAAGTGGTTCTGCAATCTCCGGTTCAACTCCTTTCGGAATTTATGATACAGATATAAACTTCCAAGCAGACGGACCTCGTGTGGGCGATTGGGTTGCAAAACGATTAGGTTATCCAATTCAAAACATTGAATTACTACCTGTAAACATATATGCTTGTTTTGAGGAATCAATTAGTGAATACTCTGCACAAGTAAATCAATTCAACATTCGTAATAACCTATCTAATTTGATGGGGCAATCTACCGGTTCTAACTTTACAAACACATATGTAGAGGGAACTAATATGGGTTCTTTAATCCGTATTGCCAATTCTTACGGACAAGAAGCAGAAGTTGGTGGTTATACATCACAAAAATCAGGTTCATTCCAAACTACAATTGGTGTAGGTAAATACGATTTAAATCACCTATGGGCGGATGTAAGTGAAAGTGGAAAGAGAATTGAAATCAAAAAGGTGTACTACGAAAACACACCAGCAATCTCTCGTTTCTTTGACCCATACGCGGTTTCTGCAAAAGGTACTCTAAACCTTATGGATGAGTTTGGATTTAGTTCATTCTCACCAGCTGCACAATTTGTAATGATGCCAATATATGAAGATTTACTTCGTATTCAAGCAATTGAATTTAATGACCAGGTTCGTAGAAGTGCATATTCATTCAATATAGTAAACAATCAATTACACATATTTCCAGTTCCTACTGATAAAACTCCTGCTAATATTTGGTTTGATTATATTGTAGTAGAAGATAGAGATGAAAATGCAATTCAAAAGAAAGCAGGCGCAGTATCTTCTTACTCAAATGTAAATTACGATTTCATTCCATACAGAACAATCAATTCAGTTGGTAAGCAATGGATTTGGAAATATACATTGGCATTAGCAAAAGAACTATTAGGTGCTATTAGAGAGAAATATGCAACTATTCCAATTCCAGAAGGTGAGGTTTCATTGGATGGTGCGGCATTACGAGCAGAAGCACAAAACGATAAAGATAGATTGTACGAACAACTTCGTCAAAACTTGGAAGAGTTGAGTAGACCAAAACAAATGGAATACAGAATGCAAGAAGCAGATAATGTACAAAAGATGTTGAACAAAATACCGATGCCATTTTATATAGGATAATAGTATGCCACGTTTTATAGGTACAAGAGATTATAATTTTTTCCAAAATATAAGTAGAGAGCTTGTGGATTCGGTAATACAAACACAAGTGTTCTTTTATAAACTTATAGTGGGTGAAACAAAGGTAAACCTATATGGTGAATCTTTGGACAAATCGTACTATGATGGTGTATCTATATTCGCAGTTTTACAATATGGGGATGAGACTCAACAATACGATGGATTTGGACAAGATACGGAACAAGAGGTAGTAGTTAGAGTAAATCAAGACACTTGTATTGTTAAAGATATTTATCCAGAAGTTGGTGATTTCTTTTATTTCAATGATAGTTTCTATGAAATTACAAATACTAATCAAACACAATTGGTAGGTATGCAATCAGAAAACAATTTCGGTATCGAATGTACAACACGTTTGACTCGTTTATCACAATTGAATATTAAACCAAGAGTAGAATAATATGGCAACAAATAATCCACTACGAAAACCAATCAATCGTGCAGAACAAATGCCGAGAGAAGGTATTACCTATAAGCGTGGTATTAGTATATACGATGTGGATGAGGCAATATTTTCGTATATGAGAGATGTTATTGTTCCAAAGTTAAAATTGGATGGTAAAGAGATAACAATTCCTATAATATACGGAAATGCTGAAAGATGGAAATCTGCACAAATAGATGGTGTATATAGAGACCAAAGAGGTAAGATACAATTACCATTGGTTATGTTCAAACGTACCGGCCAAACCCCAAATGAAACGATGGCAATGCCAAATCGCCAATTACATTATCAATCTTACGTTGGATATTCTAATAAAAACAGATATGATAAATTTTCTTTGTTAAATAATTTTAAACCTAGAAAAGAAATCATTGATATTACGATGCCTGATTATGTAAATGTTACATATGATATTATGATTTGGACAAACTATACAGAACATATGAATAGTATAGTTGAACAATTTCAATGGGCTAGTCAGGAGTATTGGGGAGAACGTGATGGTTTTAAGTTTAGAACTACAATAGATGGATTTGAGGGTGTAACTGAAGTTACAGATAATCAAGAAAGATTAGTTCGTAGTAATTTTTCACTAACAACTTATGCATATCTTTTACCTGAATCTGCAAACAACGAAAGTACAATCAAAAAATCAATATCAACGAGAGCAGTTGTTACTACATTAGAAACTGATATAAACAAATCAGCAGGAGATGCTTTGACTGCTGGAATTACGATGAATGATTACAATGATAATAAAATCTTATTTGATTATATCAACTTATATAATAGTAAAATCGGTACAATTACAGGAACATACCAAATTACATTTAGTAATACAAAATTAGTAACACCACCATCGGAACTTTCAGTAACGGCAACGGATGGTATTAAAGTTTATATAAATGGTGTAAAATACTCAAAAGCATATTGGACGGGAGTTCAAAATGGAAACAACTATGTTGTAACTTTTGATGCTGGATTACTTGGTTTTGGATTAAATCCAATATCGGACGAGGTTTCTATTGTTGGTAAAATAATAGTTTAATATGAGCAATTTCCAAAAGCTAGTAAAACCATTTGTTACTACTAGCACACATAAAGTAGATGTATATGATTTAAGTAATCCAACTTATTTTATATTCATAATTGAAGGATACGTTTTAGCTCCTAATAGTTTAATGGGAACTTTAACTTCGGTGCAAGAAAAAGAAAGAATAGATGTAAACGGACAAACAATTCTACCAATGGATTACATTTTGGAAAATAATGATGGTAATTCAGTGTTAGTGAAGTTTATTAAAGCAAACTTTCCATACACATTGGATGCAACGGATGATATAAGAGTAACTGGAATGTTCAAACATATACCACACTAATGAAATATAGACCAAACATATCGGCAATATCTAATAGAAAAAATCTATTTTTAGATAAGATGGAAACTCTGTCTAATTTAGTTTTGAATGATATGACCGGTTCTATATTGGCTGAAAAAACATTACCAACTCCATCAAAGACAAAATCAGCACCAATTAAAACAATTCAACCAAATTATTTAGATAAGGTGTTGGATTATAAATTGGATATGTTTGATTATATAGCAAGTGATGTTAAACTGAATCCAAATCTTTTAATAGAATATTCAACATATTATGTAGCAACTATAACATCCTACGCACCAATGCAGGGATACGATAGTTTAACTAGTAAAGATTTTGATATTTATATAAACGGGATTAGATTGGATATACCTGATTATTTTGTGTGGTTTAATGAAAGAGGAAACATCACATTTACAATGCAAAAAACAACAATTCCAAACGATTTAAATGAAGAAAACTTTTTAATTTGTGGTGCATTTGCTCCAATATTGCTTGCAACTGAATTAAATACAAATATAATAAATACTGAAAACGATTTAGGATTAGTAATATAAGATGAGATTTACACCAACAAAAAAAATAAGCGAGTTAGAAGCATTAACTAGTGCAACATTAGATACAACTTTTGTGGTTGGTATATCTGGTAGTACAACTTATAAAATTTCAATAAATCAATTAACATCTTCGTTGGATGGTGCATTTGCAACTGATTTAGTAACAAATGCATTAAGTAATTCACTTGATACAAAATTAGCTACTACAATATTTAATACAAATTCTGCATCTTTTCATAGTAGAATAAACGCAGTTTCAGCATCTGTTACAACTGGAACATCTGGTACAAGTGGAACATCTGGTGCACAAGGAAATCAAGGACCAATTGGACCTCAAGGTATAAATGGAACTGCTGGTAGTAGTGGAGTACAAGGACCGCAGGGCAATCAAGGTGTAAATGGTAGTAATGGGACAAGTGGAACAAATGGTTCGCAGGGTACACAAGGACCACAAGGTGAAGTTGGACCGCAAGGTGTAAATGGAACTGCGGGTAGTAGTGGTGTACAAGGACCACAAGGTAATCAGGGTTCTAATGGTACAAATGGTTCGCAAGGTACGCAAGGACCAACTGGAGCACAAGGAGTACAGGGGGCTAATGGTGTAGTCGGAACAAATGGTACATCGGGTACAAGTGGGGTTTCAATTGATAGTGGTAGTTTTGCAACAACATCTTCATTAAGTATAGTATCGGCATCTGCATGGGGAGCATTTACATCGGCATCATCTTATAGTAGTTCATTGCAAACCTCAATTACAACATTATCTTCTTCGGTAGATAGTAGATTGGATACATTGGAATTATCTATTATAAGTGGAAGTCCAAATTATACGCAAGTATTGGGAAATCGTAGAACTGGAATTACAACAACCGGTGTATCAATAATAAGTGGAAGTATTACTACAACTGGTAATCCAGTTCAAATTATGGTAACAGGTGACGCAAACCCAGTAAACGTTACATCTTGGACTAGATTACAAATTTTTAGAGATGAAAATTCAATAGGAAACATTGTTCAAGTTGAAAATAGTTCAAATCTAAATGTTCCGTATTGTTTAAATGTAATAGATACACCACCGGCGGGAACGTATTCATATAGTATGCGAACTGTTAGTGGAATATCAGGTCTTTTTGACTTTGGTGAATCAATGGGACCTACTTTAACAATAGTAGAATTAAGAACAAATACAAACTTACCATCTACAAATAATGTATTTACCGGAACAAATACATTTAATAATGTAGTAACTATTGGAGGAAGTAGTGGTGCAGAGGGTGGTGAACTTCGTTTAGCATATGCACAAACAGGTAATAGTTTAACAGGTAGTACAGCTAGTATAGATATTTATCAAAACCGATTAAGAATATTTGAAGGTGGTGGTAATGCTAGAGGTGCACATTTGGATTTAAGTAAATTACCGGAAGGTGTTGCAGGTGAATTGGTATGGAAAGTAAGTGGATTTGTAGATGCAGGAACATTCGTAACATTGGATAATCTCAAATGTACGGTCACAACATCTGCAAATAGAGGATTGAGTATTGCAGCAGTATCAACATCATTTACGGCTAACATTAGTGGTCAATATACGGTCGTTGGTGGGAGCGGGGGTGGCACATCTGCTAATGTAACATATACAACAACTCCAACAACTTCTTTATATAATTGGAATTTCCCAACGGAAGGCGATGGTTCTCAATATCAAATAGTAGATAAAACAAATAATAGAGTTTATCGTGTTTCACTAATGATAGGTGCTGCTTATCTTAACAACTTTATTTCGATAGAAAGATTATTTTAAGATATTTATATCTATGGCAACATTTATAGCATTAAAACAATTAGAAAACGCAGATGCACTATTATCGGCTTCATTGGTTGGAACTGATTTAGCATCCGCTATTTACGAAACAGTAGATGGGATGACATTGAAAAATGTTACGATGGAAGGTTTAACAATCGTACCAACGGATGCGGATAGTTATTCATTAATAATAAGTGGAGCAGTTGCGGTAGTAGATGCAACAAATTTAACTGGTAGTTTCGATGGTGAATTGGATACGGATGTACCTGCACAACTATGGATAAGTGGACAGACGGGTTCTATTGCACCTGCTGACCCATATGTAAATAACGAACCACAAAGTAATGTGATAGACCAGGGTGAGTGGTAAAAATATAATACAAAAAAAAACAATTGATTAAAAGGTTTTGATATATTTATATAAAGAAAAAAACAAAAAGGGAATAACTCAAAAAAATGGCACAAATAATCAAACACAGACGTGGTAGTCTAGAAAAATTAAGCGAGGTAACTGGCTCACTACAAAAAGGTGAAATAGTATTAGCTACTGGGTCCGCTAACCTAACCACAACAAACGGAACGGCATTATCTTTTATTGTTCCTGAATCAGGTTCGGTACAAGCTACGAACAGATTTTTAATGGGGTCATCCAACCCTAATGTATTTTCTGCATCTACTTACAATGGAATGCTTAAAGGAGTTCCTTACTACGCAAGTGGTAGTTCTACTTTATTCTTATTAGGTAGCGATGGAAACGAAGCAATCAATTTAGTTGGTAACATCCAACCATTCTCTGGTTCTGTTAATACAAGAATAACAGATTTAGAAGCATCTTTAGGTGGTTCAGGAAGTGGTATTGGAACTAGAGTATCTGCATTAGAAGCATCACAATCATATTTTGATGGTACTTTCTCTGGTTCAGTAGCAACTCAATTCTCTGCGAGTGCAGCTACTGCAACTGAAAATAGTTCATCGGCAGCTACTTCATTCTCTGCAAGTTACGCAACAATTAGTGCAAATAGTGCATCTACTGCAACTTCAATATCAGCAAGTAACTATAACATCACATCATTATCTGCTTCGGTAGCAAGTGTAACTGGTGATTTTAGTTCTTCAGTAGCAACTTCATTCTCTGCAAGTGCAGCTAGTGTAGCTTCATTATCTGCATCTATTGCAACTACGGATTCGGCATCAGCAGCATCGGTATTAGCATTATCAACTTCGGTAGATAGTAGATTAGATTCACTTGAATTTAATGATACAAGATTTGCAACTACTGGTTCTAATATATTCATAGGTAATCAGGTAATTACTGGTTCGATGTACATTACGCAAGATTTAATTGTGTATGGTTCTTCATCACTATTTAATGTTACTGCATCAGTTTTAGATATTGGTGATAATACAATCGTATTAAACAATGCAACTCCTGCGGTTAGATTTGGTGGTGTAAGTGTACAAGATTCTGGTTCTAATGCAGGTGTATCTGGTTCATTATTTTGGGATTCACTTGCTAATCACTGGATATATGTACAACCATCTGGAAGTAACGAAGAATACAATTCGGCAATACTTATCGCTGGACCAAAAAATACTGGTTCATTAGGTGAAGAAATTGGAATAACAGCTGGGTATATTCAGGTTGGTACAGGTGAAAATCACATTGGTGATTCCATAATGAGCCAATCGGCCGGTAAAATTACTTTAACTGGTGGTTTGGATGTAACTGGCGAAATTAGTTCATCTACAATTACTGGTATTGGTAATGTAACTCTTTACTCACAATCAGTTGATACTAGATTAGATACAATTGAAAGTTCAATCGGTGGTGGTGGTTCATTAGGAACAAGAGTTTCTAATTTGGAAACTATTTCTGGTTCTTATTTAGCATTTACACAATCTTATTACACAGATTCTGCATCATTTGATACAAGAATTAGTGCAAGTGTTGCTGGATATACTGCAAACTCTGCATCGGCAGCAACTTCATTCTCTGCAAGTTTAGCTTCTCAAACGGCTTTATCTGCAAGTGTAGCATCCGACTTTAACACATTATCTGGTTCCGCTTATACTCAATTCTCTGCAAGTGCATTTACTGCAACTGCAAATAGTGAATCGGCAGCAACATCGTTCTCTGCAAGTTTAGCTACAATAACTGCAAACTCTGCAAGTGCGGCATCTGACTTTAACACATTAAGTGGTTCTGCTTATACACAATTCTCTGCAAGTGCAGCAACTATAACTGCAAATAGTTCATCAGCAGCAACATCGTTCTCTGCAAGTTTGGCTACAATATCAGCTAACTCTGCAAGTGCGGCATCAGATTTCAATACTCTATCTGGTTCTACTTACACTCAATTTAGTGCAAGTGCAGCAACTGCAACGGCTAATTCGGCAAGTGCAGCAACTTCAATCTCTGCAAGTAACGCTCAAATAGCAGCATTATCTGCATCGGTAGCAAGTACAACTGGTGATTTTAGTGGTTCAATTTTTACTCAATTCTCTGCAAGTGCATTTACTGCAACTGCAAATAGTGCATCGGCAGCATCTGATTTTAATACTTTATCAGGCTCTACTTACACTCAATTTAGTGCAAGTGCGGCAACTGCAACGGCTAATTCAGCAAGTGCAGCAACATCATTCTCTGCGAGTGCGGCATCACAAACTGCATTAAGTGCTTCAATTGCAACTACTGATAACGGACAAACTGATAGAATAGGTGCATTAGAATCATATTCATCATCGTTAAAAACAGCAATTGAACTAACTGGTTCAAATGTAACAATTCAAGGTGATTTATTAGTAAGAGGTACAACAACTTCGGTTAATTCAACTACAATTGAATTAGGTGATAATATTATCCAATTAAATGGAAGTGGTGCATCTAATGGTGGTTTATATGTAAAAGACGTAACATCACCTAATTTAGCAACTGGTTCTTTAATTTGGGATTCAACAAATGATTATTGGAAAGCTGGTGTAAAAGATAGTGAATCAAAAGTTCTTTTAGCAACTGGTGATAATGTATTCACATCTTCAGTACAAACTGCATTAAGTGGAACATTTGGATATAGTGATTTTAGTTCTTCAATTGCAACTTCATTTAGTGCTAGTAACGCAAGTGTTGCAAGTATAACTGGTGACTTTAGTAGTTCAGTAGCAACTTCATTCTCTGCAAGTGCATTTAGTGTAACCGCTTTATCTACATCGGTAGATAGTAGATTAGATACATTAGAAGGTAGTGGTTCAATACAAGGAGTTGGTACGGCAAACAATGTATCATTCAGTAGTGTAACTGCTTCACTAAATGTACCGGGAGGTTCTTCAACCAAACGATTAGCATTTAGAGGTTTAACTGATAACATTGAGTTTATAGCAGCACCTACAACGGCTGGTGATATAGCACAATGGAATGGTACTGATTTCGTAATGAGTAATACCATAGATGGTGGTTCATTCTAATAACAAATAACCTCCCAGAAATGGGGGGTTATTTTTAATAAATAAATGAACTGATAAAATAAAAAATAAAATGGCTGTACCAAATCAAAAAATATTACAAAGACGCTCCGCAGTATCGGGTAGTTTACCAACCACATCAACACTTTTTGTTGGTGAGATTGGATTAAACACCTACGATGGTAAGGCGTATATTCATAAATCAGGTTCTGCTCAAAGTATAGAGCAGTTAGTTGTTACTAATAGTGATACTGTTGGTAATATAAATATAATAGGTACTGGTTCATTTAGTGAGCTTGTTGTAAGACAAGATTTAGATGTAACGGGTAGTATCTATGTAAATGGTGATATAGTTGGTTTAGGTGATATAGACTTTGGTGGTTCTGTTACTGCTTCAGCATTCGTTGGAGATGGTAGTAAATTAACAAATGTTGTTATATCAGCAGCTAACAACTATGACTTTAACACAGACCCATCGGCGGGGTATGTTGGGTATTTAGAAAATAGTGGTAGTACGATATATAACATTACACCAACTACCGCATCAATTGAGTTTAGAAAAAATGGTACAAAGTTTGCAGAAATAACAGACACGTATGGTTTTAGTGGCTCTTTATATGGTATTGGTGATGTATTAGCATTCTCTGGTTCAGTAGCAAGTAGATTAGCAGCAGTAGAAGCTGGTATAGATGCTGGAACATTCTAAAAAATAATTTATTAAAAGGTAAAGTAAGATAGAACCTTCCAAATTTTGGAAGGTTTTATTTTTTATTATATATTTATATAGGTAGTATATACTACATTTTTCTTGTTAAATAACACCAATACGTTCCATACATATGGCTCAAAACATTATACTAAAGCGTTCCGGTTTAGCTGGAAAAGTGCCAGATACAGGTTCTTTGAACTTGGGAGAGGTGGCAATCAATACTTACGATGGTAAAGTATTCTTCAAACGTTCAGGTTCCGTTGAGTCTATACAAGAAATATTAACAACAAACTCTACAATTACTGGCTCCCTAACTCTAAATGGGACTGGTTCATTCTCCTCATTAAAAGTTAATGATACTCTTACCGTAAATCACGGGACAACTATAATTAGTGGCTCTCAATTAGTAACGGATGAATTGACTGTATTAGGAGCAATTAATGCAAGACAATTCAATATATCAGTAGTTTCATCATCGGTTATTTATCAAAGCGGTTCAACAAAGTTTGGTGATACATTAGATGATACACATGATTTTACAGGTTCAGTAAATATAACTGGTTCAGTATCTGCATCAACATTTACCGGAGTTGGTAATCTAACCGATTTCAGTTCATCACTAGATGCTAGAATAGTTAGTGCATCTGCTGGTGGCAATAATACATTTGATTTTAATTTAGAACCATCGGTAGCAGGTACTGTTGGGTTTATAGAAGATATATCATCAAACACTCAAGTAGTTGCACAAACAGACTCGATGCAAGTAATAATTGCAAGTACAACTTACTTATCTATGAGTGCAAATACAATGAATATAACAACTGGCAGTATTACTGCCAACTATATGCATCTTGCTAAATATATAAATAATAGCGGAGATTTAGATTTTAACGTTTAATAAAAAAAAACTTTATATTTATAAGGGTACATAACTAAAAAAAAGGTAAACTAAATGGCACTTAAATTTAGACGCGGTAATAACTCGCAGAAATCAGGTTCACTCCAATTCGGAGAACCATATGTAAACACAGATTTACAGACATTACAAATCGGATTAGACGGTGGTGATGTAACATTGGCAATAGCAGGTACAGGTAGTAGTGCAGTATTCGGTGGAATATCGGGTTCTTCATTAAATATTACTGGTAATGCTAAAGTAGATGGAAACCTTACATTGGGTGGAAACATTACAATCGGTGATAATACATCTGATAGTGTAAATGTTGTAGCTAGTTTAAGTTCATCTCTTATACCTTCAAATGATAACGCATTTGATTTAGGTAGTGAAACAAAAATGTGGAGAGACCTTTACATTTCTACTGCTTCAATCAAAATGGTTGACCCAACTACAAATCAGGTAGTAACCACAATCAATGGTATTGCGGGTGGTGGTATTCAAATTGGTAATATTCAAATCACAACTGGTTCAATCAACGTAGTAGATGGTAATGGAAACGTTACTCAACAAGTAGCAAATTCATCATCAGCTGGTGTAGCACAAATCTACGCAACTACTGGTTCATTCAACGATTACACACAATCAGCTAATACCAACATTACTGCAGCATCTGCATCGGCAGCTGGGGCATTTGCTTCCGCATCTGCTTATAGTGCTAGTGCAGCAACATCATTCTCTGCAAGTTTAGCAGGTGAAACTGCTTTAAGTGCAAGTATTGCAACAACAAATAATACTCAAACTGATAATATCACAACTGCTACGCAAGCAGCAGCTGGAGCATTTGCATCAGCATCCGCATATAGTGGTAGTGCAGTAACGACTTACGCTAAATTAAGTGGTGATAATACATTTACTGGAACTCAAGTAATTACTGGTTCTCTTTTTGTTAGTTCTAATTTCGTAGTACAAGGTTCATCATCGGTACAAAACATTACTGCATCTGCGGTAAGTATTGGGACAAACACAGTAATATTAAATACCGATAATCCAGCAGTTAGATTTTCAGGTGTAGTTTCAGTAGATAGTGGTTCAACGGGTGGTTCTGGTTCATTCCTTTATGATTCAGTTTTAGATGAATTTATATTTGTACACAGAGGAGATGGTACTATTGTAACATCATCTGTATTTTTGGTAGGACCAGAAACATATAATGATTTAGGTAATGAAACATACCCTACGGCTAATAGTTTATTAAAAGGTGGTGGGAGAGAGCACGTTGCTAACTCAAACATTACAGATAATGGTACATTGGTAAACATAGTATCGGCAACTCAAATAACTGGTTCTTTAGGAGTTAGTGGTTCAATTGGTGTAGTTGGTGATTTAACTATAAATGGAACATCTTACATAGCATCCACTTCTGGTACATCTGGAGCAACTGGCTCTAATGGTGCAAACGGAGTACAAGGACCAACTGGACCACAAGGTGCAACGGGTGGAACGGGAGCAACTGGACCACAAGGAGCAACGGGTGGAACGGGAGCAACTGGACCACAAGGAGCAACGGGAGCAACAGGCCCAACTGGACCAACAGGCCCACAAGGTAGACAAGGACCAACAGGAGCAACAGGCCCAACAGGAGCAACTGGACCAACTGGACCAACTGGAAACCCATTTGGTGGTGGTACATTCACCGGAGGTATAGCGGTACAAGGAGCAATTACTGCAACTGGTGATATTACGGCATATTCATCTGACGATAGATTAAAAGTAAGAATTGGTAATATTGAAAACGCATTATCAAAAGTACAACAATTAAATGGTTTCCACTACACAAATAGTGATGTGGCTAAATCATTGGGTTATACAACAGATGAGCAACAAGTCGGAGTATCGGCACAAGAGGTACAAGAAGTATTACCAGAGGTAGTAGTATTAGCACCAATAGATAGATTAGTATTAGAAAGTGGTGAAATTATATCTAAATCGGGTGAGAACTACTTAACGGTTAAATACGAAAAGATTGTTCCACTTATTATAGAAGCAATCAAAGAATTGAAAGCTGAATTAGACGAATTAAAGAATAAATAATTTGGAATTGTGAAGAATAAATCGTAACTTTATGTTTATAATTAAAATAGAGTTATGATTTATTTATTCATAGGACAGCCGGGTAGTGGAAAAACTACAATGGCAAAAATGTTACAAATGCATCTTGGAAACCATATGTTTCATATAGATGGTGATAAGATGCGAAAGTTATTTCCAAATACCGATTATACAAAAGAAGGAAGATTAAAAAATATTGAAAAATCATTTGATATAGTTCGATATTTGGACTCTGAAAATAAAGGTGTAATCATATCAATGGTAGCACCTTATAGAGAACTTCGTGAAGCATTAAAAAAAGATTGTAATGTAAAAGAAATATATCTTTACACTACAAAAGAAAGAGGAAGGGAAACATACTTTGTAGATAATTATGAAGAACCATTAGAGGACTTTATTTCAATTTGCACAGATGGTGAACCGAGAGAAACATTTAGAGAAATTAAAAAAGTTTTATATTTATAGTTAAATAAAATATTATATTATGCCATTACCATCGGGAACAATATCAATTTCACAGATAAACGCAGAGTTATCTAGAAGTAATAGTAATAGTTCACTACGAACATTATCAGCTGCTATTGGAAGGTCTTCTCCAGACTCTATGAGTGAGTTTTGGGGATATTCATCATTTTTTGCTAACGCACAAGGAGCATATACATTTAACTCTGGTGGACATAACTTTGCAGAGTGGAACTCACCTGGTACACTTTTAACTGGTGGTGGAAAAACATTTGGTACATTAGTAGTAGCTGGAGCCGGTGGCGGCGGTTGGGGTGATAATACCGATGGCGGCGGAGGCGGTGGAGCCGGTGGTAGAGTTGAAACTAATTATTATATAGCATCACCTGTTAGTGTAACCGTTGGTGGTGGAGGCGCAGGCGCACCATCTGGTGGACCTGGTTCTGCCGGTGGTGGTTCATCCATAGGAAACGTTCAAGCAACCGGTGGTGGTGGCGGGGCTGGATTAGCACCCACAGCACCCGGTGGTTCAGGTGGTGGTGGATGTAGAGCACCATATGGCGGAGCTGCGGGTGATGGTACACAAGGTAATCCCGGAGGTCCTGGTGGAGGAGCTGGTCAAGGTTCAGGCGGTGGAGGCGGAGGTGTCCAAGCTGGTCGAGCAAGACGTAATGGTGGAGGAGGACCAGGCGGAGATGGTGGTTCATATTTTCCATATGGCGGTCCTACTGGATATAACGTCTGCGGAGGTGGGGGAGCTGGAGGTTACGGTAATCAAGACGAAGGTTACGGACGAAATGGTGGTGGTAGAGGTAGTGCAGGAACAAATCCGAATGGAATAAATGCAACACATGGTGAAGGTTCACGTGGAAGCGGCGGCGGTGGTGGAAAAATAAATGCTTGGGCAAATACACCGGGAGCACCTGGCGCAGGTAATGGTGGTAGTGGAAAAGTTGTTATTAGATGGACATAATAGAATTAAAAGTAAAAATATAATATGGGACATTTTGCAAAAATAGAAGATGGTATAGTAGTAGATGTAATCGTAGCGGAGCAATCCGATATTGATTCCGAAAGACACGGAGACCCTTCATTATGGATACAAACATCGTATAATACACGTGGTGGGATACACTATGGACAAGATGGTTTACCAGATGGTGGAGTTGCTTTACGATATAATTATGCATCATTAGGTTATCATTACGATGCCGAAGCAGATGCATTTTACGCACCAATACCTTTATTAACAGACCCCGAAAATCCTTGTTATGTATTAAATACAACTACATATCAATGGGAATTAAAACCAGAATTTGCAAAACCGGAAGTTCCTGTTGATGGTATAGACTATTGGGTTTTTGTAGAGCAAAGAAGAGAGTGGATATATATGGATGAAAATTATGTACCACCAACTCAAGAAAACAATCCATAAAATAATTTGGTTTTTAAATAAAAAAGTGGTATATTTGTAAGATAATATATCAAAGTTATAATGATAAAAAGAGTCTTTTATAATGCTTCCTTTCCAAGAAGTGGTTCTACTTTATTGCAAAATGTATTAGGTCAAAATCCTGATATTTTTCCATCCCCAACATCTGGGGTGTTTGTTATGATGTTACAAGTTCGTAATATTTTTACAAATCACGTACTATTTAAAAATCAAAATCAAAAAGAATTAATGCCAGGTTTAACTTCCTTTTTAAAAAACGGAATAAATGGGTATTATAGTGGTTTAACTGATAAACCATATGCTATTGATAAATTTAAAGGTTGGGTGGGTGAATATAATTTTGTAAATGAATATGACCCAAATCCAAAAATTGTGGTTATGGTTAGAGATTTACGAAGTATATTTTCTTCTATGGAGAAACGATACAGAAAAAATCCATTATTAGATTTTAATGTTACAGATTATAGTCGTCCAATGGGAAATTCAACAATTACAAGAATTGACCATATGATAAACGAAGATATGATTGATTTACCATTAGAAAATCTTTGGGAATGTATTTTACAAAAAAACGATAAACATATTCATTTTATTAAATTTGAAGAGTTTTGTCAGTTTCCAAAAGAAACAATGGAGGAATTATATGAATATTTGGAAATTCCTTATTATGAGCACGATTTTAATAATATACAGCAATTAACACACGAAAATGACCAAATGTATGGTGCATATGCGGACCATTCTATAAGAAATAAATTTACACCTCCTAAAGAAGATTATATGGATGTGTTAGGAGAAACCGCATCAAACTATATTGTCAACAAATATAAATGGTTTTACGATTACTTTAAATATAAAATATAATTATTATGCTAGAATTTTACCCAAGCTTTCCCCAAAACCCTAACCTAATTCAAACAGATTATTATTGGTTTGAAAAAGGATTTAGTAATGTAGAAATCCGTAATGTGTTACGAATTTCAAAATTGTATGATTTTAAAGAAGCACTTGTACAAAGTGAAATTGAAAATAACGATGGTGAAAAAGAAGAAAACTCTATTCGAACATCTAATATTAAGTGGATGCCACCCGAAGCAGATAAAACGGAGTGGATGTATGAAAAAATAATGCAACAAGTATTAGAAGCAAATTTTAATCTTTGGAAATTTGATTTAGCATCTATAAAAGATGCTATACAATATACGGAATATACTGGCGAAGAGCAAGGTGGATACGATTGGCATTTAGATGTTGGCCCACACCCATTAAATCATCGCAAAATAAGTATTACAATCCAATTATCAGACCCGGATGATTACGAAGGTGGTGATTTTGAAATTTGGACACATGGTGGAAAAGTAACAGCGCCAAAACAAAAGGGTGCGGTAATTCTATTCCCAAGTTATTTACTACACAGAGTAACACCTGTAACAAAAGGAGTTCGTAAGAGTTTAGTACTATGGGTTGGTGGAGCTACTTTTAGATAAAAAATAAATATGCAATTATACCCAATATATAGTATTGATAATACAATAGACCAAACTAATTATTATTCATTTGATTCTGCATTTAGCGAACAAGAATTAGAGTGGATAAGTAATTTACAAAAATGTTATAGTTTTGAAACGGCAAGTACAATTGCAGGTGATACAACTGAATTTAGAAAATCTAAAATTAAATGGATGCACCACGATGGTCAATCTGCTTGGGTATATGATAGAATAAGAGATTTATCAATAGAAGCAAATAATGCAATATGGAAATTTAACTTACATTCTATTATAGATTCAATACAATATACTGAATACTATGAAGGTGGCGGTCACTATGGTTGGCATACCGATATTGGACCAGGTAGTATAAATCATAGAAAAATAAGTGTTACAATTCAATTATCAGACCCGGATGATTACGAAGGTGGTGATTTAGAAATGTGGTCCGATGGTGATTTTCAAACAATGCCAAAACAAAAAGGAGCAGCAGTTTTATTTCCATCATTCTTATTACATAGAGTAACACCTGTAACAAAGGGGACTCGTAAAAGTTTAGTACTTTGGGTAGGTGGTTCTCCTTATAAATAACAAAATGAAAGATTTTTGTATAGCAACTTTAACTCACGATGGTTTAAATCGTGATAAATTTTTAAGTCTTACAATCAATACATTTTTACAATCAACAAATTGTAGTGGATTTAAATGGTTTATATGGATAAATGGTGAATCTAAATTGATATTAGATGCTTGCTATGAATTGCAAGCTAAATGGAAAGATAGAGTAGATATTGTACCAATTCAATCAAATCAAAATTTGGGAGTTGGTGCTGGTATAAACAGATTAAATCATTATTGTAGAGATTACAAATATACTTTATTTTTAGAGGGTGATTGGATTACATTACCCGAACAAATAGCCGGATTTAATAGTGAGTGGTTAAATGATTCATTGGAAATGATGGAAGCCAATGGTATTGAACAAATACAATTACGAAAATATCAACATGATGTTGATAACAGACAATTTGGATTTGCATATTGGATTACTGATAAAAATGTAGAAAGTGTTACAGATGAATTTGTTTTATTAAAAGAAAGAGATTATACCAATAACCCGCATATCCGTAAAAATTCATCATATTATGATTTAGGTATATTACCTTTAAAAGAATTTTATGATGAAAATGGTAATCCAACAGAATTAAAATCATCAACACATTGGGGACAGGCTGAAATCCAAGCGGAAGCATTGGGTAAACAACTAAAATCAGCTTGGTTAAAAAATGGTATTATGGTACATTGTGACCATTGGCATTATGATGATAATTTTGATAAAGTAGTTGAAGAAATAAAAGGATGTGGATACGAAACAAATTGTGCTATAAATTGTAAATACGGATTTACTTTTCCAAGAGAAGCCTTTTGTAATTTTTGCGATAGTACAAAAGATTTTAAAGATTTAGAAGAACATAATTCCAGATTTGAAGCTAGTTTAAGATAATGAAATTTAACATAATAACACGTTGCAGTAGAGTAAATAATTTAGATAAAGTAAGAGTATCTATATTTGATAATTATAACGGAGATATTCAATGGCATATTTTATTTGATACTACGAGATTAAAAGATATATCCGCAGAATTATTAAATAAATTAGATACACCAAAAATTAAATTACATTTTGTAAGTAGTAATGGTACGGATTATTTGTATCCACAAATGAGTGATTTAGCAAAAACATTTGATGATGGTTTTGTTGTAATAGTAGATGATGATAATGTAGTTCATCACGAATTTTTTTCGGAGGTTACAAATGCAATTGAAGCAAGTGATGGAACGCAAAGAATATTTGTTGTAAATCAATATGTGGATGGTAAAGATTTTACTGGTTTAGATGTAAGAGAAGCTAAACCTGAAAATATGAAATATCAGGGTGTGGATATTGCCCAACTAATTTTTCACCATAGTGTATTTAATGAGTATAGTTTCACAGGAGATTACGCAGGTGATGGTATTTTAATAGATAAAATCTATGCAGAAAATCCACAATGGTTTAGTTACATTCCAAAAGAACTTTCTTATTACAATCAGTTAGAAACTACACCAACTGCAAAAGTTCCAAAAGTTTTACTTATAAATAAAGGAGAACAAGTACAACTAAAATCGTACAAAATAGGTGATTACGAAGATGATAGTTTAATTACATTACAATTGCAAAATGATGTAGATATTGAAAAAACAATTGTATCGTTAAAGCCAGATTCTATTGTAACCATTTCAGACGATTGGAGAAATTTTCCAAATTTAGCAAATCAACCCTTACAAATTCGTAATAAATGGATTACTATTCCTACCATTGATGGAAATACCGGTGAGCATGCATATCATTGTGCTATGGAAAACATTTTAAAAAACGATGTTTCACAATTGATTTCGTATTTTACTCCAATATATAATACTGGTGAAAAATTATTAAAAACATATCAATCTTTACAAAACCAAACTTATACTAATTGGGAATGGGTATTGGTAAATGATTCAACAGATGGTGGTAAAACACTTAAAATTGCAGAAGAAATTGCTAAAAACGATGCAAGAGTTAAGGTATATGATTTTAGAGAAAAGAGTGGCGGTATAATTGGTGAAAGTAAATATAGAGCCGCAACTTTGTGTAGAGGATATTTATTAGCAGAATTAGACCACGATGACTACCTTACTACTGATTGTACTGATTATCTTTTTTCCGCATCACAAACTCACCCGGAAATTGGTTTCTTTTATACCGATAATGCTGAATGTGATGAGAATTGGACTTCACTACACTATCCTAATGGGTTTGCATTTGGTTATGGTAAATATGAAAGTGTTGATGTAGGTGGGATAAAATTTGATTCTTGCATTGCACCAAATATAAATCCAAAAACAATTCGTCATATTGTAGGTGTTCCAAATCATATTAGAGCTTGGAGAAGAGAAACCTATTTCCAAATTGGTGGACATAACAGAGATTTAGCAATCGCAGATGATTATGAATTATTAGTAAGAACATTTTTGGGAACACTAATGATGCGAATACCTAGAATGTGTTATATTCAGTTTATCTATAATAATACAACTGGTAGAAACACACATGATTTAAGTAGAGCAGATATTCAAAGAAGAGTAAGAACCATTATGTATCATTACAACGAAAGAATTGCTAAACGATTTGAAGAATTGGGATTAGATGATTATTGCTATAAAGAAAATCCAAATAATCCAATAGATGTTGTATCTAGATTTGGTAAAAATGAAAATAACGCAAACAAAACATTTAAAATATGATAAGTTTTATAGTACCCACAATGTGGAAAGATGCAAAACGATTATGTAATATCATTGATGATTACAAACGAGCAAACATTCCAAATGCTGAATTTATTTTAATTGATAATTCACATGGTTGCTATTTAGACCCAGAACTAACAATTTTAATCCCAAAAGAAAATTTATTTGTAAATAAAGCTTGGAATATCGGCGTTGAACTTGCTAAAAATAATATTGTTTGTTTATTAAATGATGATATAGAAATCAATTTTCAAACAATAAAACACAATTTAGAAGCAATAAACAATTTAGATTTTGGAATAATTGGTTTTGATTCGAATAGAAATTTAGGTACATCGTTTAATACAAATGTAGATGTATTTGAATTTAAAGAAGCGGAATGTAGGTATTTAGGATTTGGTTGTATGATGTTTATTCGTAAAGAAAACTATATAAAAATAGATGAAAGATTACGCATATTCTTTGGAGATGATTTATTGTATTGGTGGAACAGAGATAAAAACAAAAGACCAATATACATTATAGATAATCTAAAAGCATTAGGTGAATTGAGTTTGACAAGTAAAGATTACAACGATGAAATACAAATAGAATTACCATATTTTGATGAGGTAATACGAAATTTACAAAATGGATAAGAAAAAGTTATTATATATAGTTCCTCACCTTTCAACGGGTGGTATGCCTCAATACCTATTAAAACAAATCCAATCATTTAAGGATGAGTTTAACATAGTTGTTGTAGAATATAATTGTGTATCTATGGACTTTGTAGTTCAACGAAACAAAATAAAAGAACTATGTGAGGTAATAACAATTGGAGAACATAAAAGTGATGTTGTTGGTATTGTTCGTAAAGAGCAACCACATATTATTCATTTCCAAGAGATACCAGAAACCTTTGTAGATAAACAATATCTAAATGAGATTTTTGATAATGGTAGAAATTACAACATAGTAATAACAACTCATTCATCTTATACAGAACCAAAAGATTTACTTTATACGGCTGATAAATTTGTATTAGTAAGTGAATGGAGTAGAAAGAAATTTGCCAAATACTTTACTCACATTGATTGTGATATTTGGGAATATCCAATTGAGTATTGGGATGGTGATAAAGATGAAGCAAAGAAAGTTGTAGGATTTGATAAAGAATACAAACACATTCTTCACGTTGGTTTATTTACAGATGGTAAAAATCAAGGTGATATATTTGAGTTAGCAAGGTTATGTGAAAAAGAAAACTATAAAGTAAAGTTTCATTTTGTAGGAAATCAAGCTGGTAACTTCCAATTCTATTGGGGACCATTGATGGAAAACAAACCTGATAATTGTATAATTTGGGGAGAGCAAAGTGATACTGAAAAGTTCTACAAAGGGGCTGATTTATTTTATTTTCCATCAAAGTGGGAACTAAATCCACTTGCAGTTAAAGAAGCATTATCATATAGGTTACCTTTGTTTCTTAAAAAACTACACACTTACGAAAATTACTACGATGGTGTAGCAACATACATAAGTGATAATCAAAAAGTGAATTTAGAAAATATAGTAAAAGAATTAAAACCAGAAAAGGTGATTTACAATAATTTAATTAAAAGACCAAATTTATTAAAACCTACATTTGATGTAAATTTTGTAGATGGTCCTTATTTGGATGTAAAATCACCAACAACCGATGAATACGAAGTTAAATTTATAAACAAAGATACTAATGTTTTAGAATTTATTACTCAATTAAAAGATGGACATTGGGCAAAAGCTGGTAAAAAGTATTTTATAAATTGGAAAATTGAAGTATATAAGGATAATGTATTAGTTTATGAGCATGATTATGATGCAACTGGTAAAAGAGTTTATATTGCATTAGAGTCTAAATCATTGGGTGATACATTAGCTTGGTTTCCAATAGCAGAAGAGTTCCGTAAAAAATGGAATTGCGATGTAATAGTATCTACATTCCATAATCAGTTTTTTAAAGAACAATATCCACAATTACAATTCATAGAGCCGGGAGAAACTGCACCTAATTTATATACTATGTATCGTATAGGTTGGTACTATAAAGATGATATAAGTTCAGAAGTAGATTTTGCAAGAGTTCCAAATGATTTCAAACAACATCCTTTACAAAAAACTGCAACTGATATATTGGGATTAGAATACAAAGAGGTTAGACCATTACTAAAGCTAAATTCAGAAATAAAACGTGAAAAGCAAGTAGCAATTGCAATACATGGAACTGCTCAATCAAAGTATTGGAACAACGATGGTGGTTGGCAAAAAGTAGTAGATTGGTTAAATAATAACGGATATAAAGTTGTTCTTTTAAGTAGAGAGGGGGATGGGTATATGGGAAATAATCATCCAACTGGAATTACTCAACTACCAAATGGACCAATAGATAATGTAATAGAAGAACTACAAAAGAGTGAGGCATTCATAGGAATTGGTAGTGGATTGAGTTGGGTAAGTTGGGCTACCAAAACACCAACCATACTAATATCAGGATTCTCCGAAGGATTTGCAGAAACTGGATTAGATACATATAGAATAACTGCACCGAAAACTAAATGTAGTGGTTGTTTTAACCGCTATCGTTTGGACCCTGGTGATTGGAATTGGTGTCCAGACCACAAAGGTACTGAAAGACAATTTGAGTGTTCTAAATCAATCGAATACACGGAGGTAATTAAAATGTTGAAAAAGGTATTAGACTGATATTTATATTAGTTGAATAATACTTTTATATATGCCTTTACCATCATCAGGTTCAAAAATATCATTAGGGGACATACGGACAGAAATGTCATTGACAGCTAGTTCGTTTTCATTAACTGCAGCTCAAAATGATGTATATAAGAATGTCAATCTAACCGGAGCACCGGAGATAAACGATACTTATCCAGTAACTATTGGTGAGTTTGGTGGATACAATGATACATCCGCATCTGCAAATTGTGGTAGATTATATGATGGGTTAGTGTTGGGTTATTGGCCTGTATTAGGACCAAATGTACCATTCAAAGCAAGAAGATTTCACGACCAATGGTGGATGGTCCAACAACAACAGGGTGTTGGATATGCATCCGTAGCAGCTGCTTACTCATCAAGTGTAGATGCATTCTTACCACGTGGTGCTGAAATGATAATAAATGGAAATTTAGTATTATATAGTGCATCTTATGGTGAATTGTGTCCTTGTTTTGCGTTTATTTCATCTGCATATGGTGGATTGGCTGGGCCTGATAGGACAACCTTTCCAATACCCGAAGCATATTATTTTTACGAAGATGCTCCAAACGATTTTTATACATATACATCTCAATATAATTTACCAGCAACTGGTTCTTTAACTACATTAGCAGCAGATGTTGCAGAGGTTAAATATTTGGGCGGAGTAACTGGTTCATATTCATATTCAGTAGATTTAGGAACAACATTTGGTGCAGTTACACTTACTTATGATTCGGGTGAATTACCTGATAGATTTATAGTTCAATACTCTGGTTCTAATGTAATTGATACTGGATTTAGAGGTAGTACTATTCATAACAGAGCTCTAAAAAGACGTGGTAAAATAAATGGAATATCAGGTTCGGCAGCTGGAAGTGCAAGTTTTAATAAATTATCAACGGTAACTGGTTCAATTGTAATTGTTGAATCACCATTGGGTAATACAAACTTTGGATTTACATTGAGTTCTCCTGTACAATCTGCACAACAAACCGTTACATTTTACGCAAGAGTTAGTGGTAGTGTATCGCCTACTAACACGAATGCTAAAATATATTGGAATACAAATAATGATATATTCGCAACCACTACAAATGGGTATCTAACCGCATCGGCTGTATCTTCATCTACTTATGTAAATATGGGAGTTGTAACTTTAACAACTGGTTCAACCATATCATACTTTGCAACGGATAATGTTGGTACTAATATATCAGCATGTTATACACAAAATTGTACGGGTTCATTCCTATGTGGCGCAGCTAATTCAATTGTTGGTTCTGATATAGATGTATATGTAACAATTCAAACAGATGGTGGTGGTAATTATGTAAGTTGCGCCGATTCATTTGGTCCTGGTATATACTACACATTAACCGGAATTTAATAATATGGGGTATTCATCGTACATTCAAGCAAAAGACAGGATTACTAATCCTAGATTAGATAATAGTGGCTCTATACTTTATGCTAGTGATAATTTTTTTACATTAGGTACAACATTTTATACAGATGCATCTAAATCTGTTTTAGCACCTGCTGGTAATTATGTAATTCCTACAAATTTTAAAACATACTATGCAACATTGGGTTCTAATGGAAGATTTACAACACAACCATTGGAATTGATGACTGGTAGTTTTGATACAAATTGGGCAGATTGTACGGGATATAGTGGTTCAGCTAAAATGGATTTAACTTGTTCTAGATACGTTCCCAGTACTGATAGTTATTTTCAATGGTGTGGGATGAAATTATCATTATCACAATCCGCACAAGGTAGAATTTATGTAACAGATGATTATTGGGATACAACATATGTAAGACCGGATGCAAATGGTGCATTTAAATCATTTGTAATAGAAAATGGAAAATTACATTCAGCAGGTGGTTCTGGTAATAATGCATTTGTATCTCGTTCATTAAAATCCATAGATATTACAGATATGAAGGGATATGACCTTCGTGTAATAAATGGTGAATACCATACTGGTAGTAATAGAAACGAAAATTTAAGTGGTACTCCAGATACATCACCCGGATATACATTAAATAGTATAGTTCAAGGTGTAATTCATTTAGCAGATGACCCATATAGAGTAGTAACAACTGGGAGTTTAACTTATACATTTAAACCAGATTACTGGTATGCAAATGAAAACTATGAGGCATCAACCATTATAAGAAGAATGCCAAAAGTACTTCCTATAAAAGATAAATTTGGAAAGCAAAAATTATTTAGTGATATGTCACTACCTCTTGCCGATATAACACCATTAAGTAATGGAACACCCCCATATTCAAAAAATGTAGATTGGAGAATAGGAACATGGAAAAATCAAGGAATAACTGAAAAAGGTAGAGTTTCAACCAAAAAGATTATGGATTTGGAGCTCAATTGGTACACCGAACCTGATTTTGATGAAGAACATGATGGTATTGGTAAATTTGTATTTGGTGGAGATTTTCCAATTAGAAACGCAATGCAAAGAGCAGTTCCTGGTATTCCATCTTGGCCAAACGGTATGGAAATACCGGCTATGATGATTTCTTTAATTGTAGATAATTTTACTTGGGAAAATGGTAGTTATTCAGGATTTAGATATAATTATGTAAATCCATACCATTGGACTACTGAAATAAACTCTGGAACTGCTTATCAAAGCGAAGGACCTGCAAATCAACTATGTACTTATTTGGGAAAACCTGGTGGTTATGATGCAACATCTGCAAATTTATATTTAGCAGACCACATACAAGAAGATTTTGAGGTATATAATGGAACTAACGATTATTATGTTGGGTATGCATTAAAGAGATGTTATGATAGTGTAGTTGCATATGGAATTGCAACTGGTCAAATACCAAATAAAGAACGTTTCCCAAAATGGTCTTATTATGGTGGTGGAATAGATAATAGAGGCAAATACGGAGCCGTAGGTGATGGTTGGTTTTATTTTTCTACTGGTTCAAATGTAAATGAAAATTATAAATTATTTGAACGCTATGATAAATTTGTTACAAATGGGACTTGGACAATAGACCAAGCAGTTGGGGATTATGGGTTATGGCAAGGTTTTGGTGAATATGTTAAATATTGCTTTGTAACAAATTACTTTAACGATGCGGCTCCACAATGGTTTACATATTCTTTAGTTTACAATTATGATGTAGCAAGGAAAGTAATAGATACAACCTATAATGAGGCAACGGCTTCAACCATGCAATGTGCTGGATATTTATGGAGAAGACATGAACCGGTAGCTGGTGCCGATTTAACATATGTAAGGAATGGTACAAATTATGGGGGATATTTACCTGGTACTGGTGGGAATGCAGGTTCTAGGGCATATATAGCTCCATCCGTTTTTCAATCATACGCAGTCTGGTGTATGGCTTATGCAGATGGTTTATTTATGTGGGATGGTGGTTCAATAGGACAAGATGAAGATAAAGATGCATTTAAATATTGGGCAAATTATTATGGTTGGAATGGATTGGAAGATAGTAGTGTAACTGGTAATATCAACGCTATGTACGGGGATACTGGTGACCATGCTAATAGTCCTATGGATTGGTTATATATTGGTTATTTCCAAGTATTACAACATAAAGATATTATAGAAGCAAATACTGATTGGGTAAAGCCAGAAGTTTATTGGAATGGTGAATGGAAAACCGGAAAGTATAATAATCCAGTATATCTATATAATAGAGATGCTCCAATATCCGCATATAAATTATCCGCAGATGGAACGGAAGCTCTTCTTATAACTCAAAACGCTTGTAATATTGGATACACTAAAACTGATTTTAGTTTAAGATTACCAACTAAAGCAAACAAAGAAATATTAGTAAGTACTTGGGGTAATTATACTTCGGTAATAAGAATTAAAGATTTATAAAATGGCATTCGCAAATATAACAGAAGCTAGAGCAAGAGTAATAGACCCAACACAAGAACATAGTTCATCCATATTATATGCTAATGATAACTTCTTTACGATGGGGACTATTTTTTATACGAATGCATCTAAATCGGTTTTAGCACCAGCCGGTAATTATGTAATCCCAACTAACTATAAATCGTATTATGTAACATTGGGTTCAAATGGTAGAATGACAACTGAACCATTGGAAGTGATGACAGGTAGTATGGATACGAGTTGGGTAGATGATACTATACATAGTGGTGGTGTAAAGATAGCCAATTACCCTTGGGCTTATATAAATGGTGGTGGTACTGCAATGGTTTTAGATACTGCTAGTTTATTACTTACCGATACTATATGGTACACTCAAACACCAGAAGCGGGCACATATAAAGCTTGGCAAGTTGATATGAATGCGTATCAATCTCGTTCGTTAGAAAATATAGACCTTTCCGATATGAAAGGATATGAAATAAAAATAACTTGTGGCAATTGGCTAAATAGTGGTAGAACTTGGAGAGGGCAACCTGGAGTTCCTGGCTTCCAAGAACGAACACAAACAAGTGCAATCGTTCATATAGCGGCTGACCCAAATCGTGTAGTAACAACTGGTAGTTTAACTTATACATTTAGACCTGATTATTTTATACCATCTTACAATTATGAATATACTTCGTTTTTTAGAAGATTACCAGATACATTACCGATAATAGATAATTCAGGTTCAAAAAAAGAATTTCTTGATATGGGTACTCCGTTGGGAGATTTAATCTATAAAAGTACAGGATTAGGTTCTTTAAATAGAGTTAGACGTATATCAACCAGAAGAAACAAATGTGTAACAACGTTAGTTAAAGCTGGATTTGCACAATACCCATATGGAGCAGAATATGAAGAAACCTTTGCAAATCCAAATGATAGATTACAATTTGATAATGATTTTTTTATTAGAGGTGCAGTGGGGCATATTATAGGAAGAGACCCTAATTTTAGTGTAGAAAGCGATACTCAAAAATGCGCCGCCATGATGGAATCTTTGGTAGTTGATAATGATACTTGGGCAAACGGTTATAGTGTACATGGTGTTAAATATTCCGAAATAAATCCATACCATTGGACGTGGGCAATTAATTCAGGTACAAATGGGGGAGCTTACTCTCCTGCCAATAATTTATTGGGATGCTATGAAGAAAATGGTAATAGCCGTATAAGAGAATTTGATTTTGAATATTTTTCAGGTGCAGGAGGTTCAAGTTATCTATGTGGATTAGGATTTAAAAAATGTATAGATGCTTGTAAAGTTTACGCGCAAGCTAATAATTACTTTGCTTATACAAACGAAAATGGTTTTATTCCTACATTTAGTAACTATGCCGGTGGTATATATGCACCCGGTTGGTATGGTGGCTGGAATGATTCGGATAACGCTAGAATTAACCAATCTCTTACTCAATTAAGAAATGGTACTCTATATTATGATTATAATGCTTACTATACAAGTGGAAGTGTAGATTATACTGCATTAGGAGGAAGAGTTACTTCATTCTATGTTGGTGCCGGTGATGCTATAAATAGACACTATATAACCAATTATCAAAACTTTGGATTGGATACTTGGAGAGCTTATCAATTAGTACATAGTTATGATATTACTAAAAAACTTTTATTTGATATATTTGGTGCAACTGTTGCTGGTAACGCTAGAGCTATGGGTTATTTTTGGCAATTTCAAGAGCCAATAGATGCATCAGATTTTGGTTTTGAAAGAATTTATGTTGAATGGAATGGTAATAAAAATGGAATGTATCGTCCACAACCTGCACCATCTACTATACAATCCCAAGCGGTTTGGTCAATGGCGTATGCGGATGGTAGTTGGTGTTGGGAAGCATATACACAAGGAGAAGAACCAGAATCCATAGCTTATTGGCAAAATTATTTAGGATATGATGGAACTGAAAATCAGGTATTTTACAAAACAATTGGTGCATATGGTGAAACTCGTTCTCGTAGTAATGGTACTTGGGATTGGTTATATATTGGATTTTGGCAAGTACTACAACACAAAGATATAATAGCAGCAAGTACGGTTTGGATAAAAGCTGAAACATATTGGAATGGTGAGTGGCTAACCGGTGAAAAGAATTATCCTGTATTTTTGTTTTATTTAAAAGCACCAATAGTTGCATACAAATTATCAGATGATGGTTCAGAAGCATTGATGTTAGTTATAAGTCCATTTAATAATGGATATACAAAAGAAACACATAGAGTAAGATTACCAACAGAGGATAATAAAGAATATTTAGTAGATACTTGGGGTAATTATACATCGGTAATACGAATTAGAAATATATCACCTCCAAACCAACGAACTTTAACATTCTTTGCAAGAGTTAGTGGTAGTGTATCTCCGGAATATAATAATTCTAAAATATATTGGAGTTCAAACGATATTTACGCAGATATAACATCAAGTTATATGACCGGTTCATCCGTATCTAGCTCAACTTATGTAAATATGGGTTCAATGAAAATAACATCGGGCTCAATTATTTCATATTATCCTACCGATGCAACAGGTAGTAATTTATCAGCAAGATTTGGTGAAACTAATACTGGTTCATTTGGATGTAGTCCATATACACAATCAATAAGTGATAATACAAACCTATACATTACAATTCAGTTGGATGCAAGTGGTAGTTATGTTAATTGCACAACGGGTATATATGGTTCGGGAGTTTATTATACACTAATTGGATAATAATTAAAATAAAATTATGGCATACTCATCATTAAGTGACGCAAGAGCAAAACTAATAAATCCAAGAGAAGAAAACGCATCTATTAAATTATATGCAAGTAATACATCTTTGGATTTAAATACAATATTCTATACAAACGAAGCAAAAACTACACTAGCTCCCGCCGGTAACTATGTAATACCTACTAACTATCTAACTTATTATATTACGTTAGGAAACGATGGTAAAATGACGGGTGAACCGCAGGAGTTAATGCAAGGTACGGATACAAGTTGGGTAGAGGACAGATTAAAAGATGGTGATAATTTAATAGCAAATACTTCAAGTGTAGGTGGAACATCTTTATCTTTGAGTGGCTCATTACTAACAGATGCAGTTTGGGATTCGAGACCATATAATACTTCTAAAAAATGGATTATAGATGTTGGAACATTAAATTCATCATCCATTACAAACATTGATTTATCGGCAATGGAGGGTTATGATTTACGATTAGTTACTGGTCAGTACAATAATAATGCATTTGTTGGGGATGGTAATGGTATTAATACTACAACTGCTATTATCCATTTAGCGCCAGATGCAAATAGACAACACATAGTTGGAAATAAAACTTATTTTTTTAGACCCGATTATTGGATACCAGATGTAACTCATAATGGACCATCTTATTTTAGAAGAATGCCGGATATTACTCCTATACAAAATGAAAAGGGAGCAGATAAAAAATGGGTAGATATGGCTGTACCTTTAATGGATATACTATATACGGGTTCTCATGCGGTAAGAACATCTACACGATTAAATAAAGGTATATCCGAATCAACGGATATAAATACACAATGGGGATATAATCAACAAATTCCCAAAAATAAAAAATTACATTTTGATGGTGATTTAATCTTTAGAGGTGCAGTAGCATATGCTTGGGGTGTTAATTTCGTTGATGTAGATTTAAGTGAAATGTGGCAACATAGAACAACTGCATTGTTAATGGCACATGATGTTCCTGAAAATCAAAGGTCTACATGGACATATAATGGTGGAGGATACACATATACATATGCACAAGCCAATCCATATCAATGGACAACTGAATGGGGTAGTGGAACTGGAGGTGAAAACTTAACTGGTAGAATGCTAGGATATTTTGTGGAAAGTGTACCTTTTAACTGCATACATTTTGAGTACGATTTTGAACACCTATCACCTGCACTGTTTATTGAAGCAGCGGGAGTAGCTTGGAATAAATGTTTTAATAATGCGTTAGCAAAGGTACAAAGTTTAAAAAATGATAATACACCTTTATATATTGATTGGGTAACCCCTCAATTTTCAAATTATGGAAATGGAATTTACCAATCAAGATATATAGCTTCGGCGGGGTATGGTTGGGAATCAATGGAACCTGGTAATTCAATTACATCTACTAAATTGTATTCCGATTATCACGATTATTATATAAATGGGACAATTCCATATTCTCAAACGGGCCCATATTATGCTTGGTATAAAGGTGCAATTGAAAATTACAAATATCACTATGTGACAAATTACCAATTGAGAATGAAACAAGAATTTCAGGTTTATTCAATTGTACATAATACCGATATTACCAAAAAAATATTAGAAGAATTATTGGGACCTAGTCACGATAGATTGGCTTGTGGTTATTTTTGGTATAAACAAGAACCAATAGAAGGTTCTGATTTTGGAATGGCAAGAAAAGAAGTAAATATAAATAAATCACTACGATTCACAGACCGTAACAGACTTGAGGTTTGTCCATCATTAATGTATGCTATGGCAGTATGGTGTATGTGTTATGCAGATGGTTTGTTTATGTGGTATCAATCGGTTGTTGGAGAAGAAATTGGAACTGCTCGTTTAGATAGAGAAAATAATTCATTAGGTGATGATGCATTTGATGCAAAATGGGGTGATACAACGTGGTTAGGTAAGAGTTCATTGGATTGGGCATACATTGGGTACTTACACGCTAAACAAAACGAAGATATAATATCTGCGGCAACAGAGTGGTTAGTTCCAGATTTATCATTAGGTGGTAGTTCTTGGACAACTGGAACCGCTAATTACCCAATATCACTTTACAATAGTTCTAGACCAATTGCAAGATATAAATTATCAGCAGATGGTACGGAAGCATTAGTACTGATATATAATGGATTTAACAATGGATATACAAAAGATACATTCACATTCCGCTTACCAGCTAAATCTAATTACCAATTTACAGCAGATGTTTGGGGTAATTATACATCGGTGATAAGAATTAAAAATCTATAAATGATATATTTATAGGATGTATAGATATTTATATAAGAAAGAAATACAGATATAATGGCAATTACAACTTTTCAGATAAGACGCGGTAGTCAAAGTGATAAAACAAACACATCACCTGGCTATTTAGCACAAGGCGAACCCTACTTAAATACTACAAAAAATACATTAGAAATCGGTACAGATGGTGCCGGTGGTGAAGCGGTATTTGTTGTATTAGGTACTAACACAGGTTCTTTAACTCTTACTGGAAACGTAACGGCATCAAATGCATCATTTTCAAACAATGTTACTATTGGTGGTAGATTAACTGCAAATGAATATTATGTAACACTTGTTTCATCATCGGTTTTGCAAACATCAGGTTCAACTAGATTTGGTAATACATCGGATGATAAGCATGAATTTACTGGTTCTGTTTGGTTAAACAACTATTTGTATTTAGAAGATTTAGCAGCAGTAACATCTGATACTTTTTTAGTTATAGATGCATCATCGGAAAATCGTGTTGGATATAAGACGGTTACAATGGGCGCAACTGGTCCACAAGGTGCTCAAGGAGCAGTTGGTAATGCTGGTTCATCTGGTACATCGGGAACTGTTGGAACATCAGGAACATCGGGAGCAAATGGTACATCGGGTTTAAGTGGAACAAGCGGTTTAAGTGGTACAAGTGGGGATGATGGTACAAGTGGGTTAGATGGTACATCTGGTACGGATGGAGCACAAGGTAGACAAGGACCAACTGGTGTTCAAGGAGCACAAGGAAATCAAGGAGCAACAGGTCCACAAGGAAATCAGGGAGAAATCGGAGCACAGGGTGTACAAGGAATTGAAGGACCACAAGGAAATCAAGGCAATCAAGGTAATCAAGGAAATGTAGGACCGCAAGGAAATCAAGGAAATGTAGGACCACAAGGAACTCAAGGTACACAAGGTAATCAAGGAGAAACGGGTCAGCAAGGAACACAAGGAAATCAAGGAGAAACTGGTCCACAAGGAAATCAAGGAATTGAAGGACCACAAGGAAATCAGGGAACAACTGGTCCGCAAGGTAATCAAGGTGAAACTGGCCCACAAGGAACACAAGGTACACAAGGAACACAAGGAACGCAGGGAATTGAAGGAACGCAAGGAAATCAAGGTGTACAAGGTATAACTGGAGCACAAGGAAATCAAGGAACGCAGGGAATTGAAGGACCGCAAGGGAATCAAGGAGCAAGTGGTACAAGTGGAAACGATGGTACATCGGGAACTACTGGTACAAGTGGAACGAGTGGTACAAATGGTACAAATGGTACATCGGGAGCACAGGGTAATCAAGGACCACAAGGTAATCAAGGAGCAAATGGTTCTTCGGGTACGGCTGGTACATCTGGTACAAACGCACCTGTATTAACTAACTTATTTGGTGAGTTCAGTTCAACACAAACTCAAATTGTTTCTGGTTCAAACATAGCAACAATTATGACGTTTAATACTACTGGACAATCCAATGGTATCGTTATAGAGAGTGGTTCTCATTTAAAAGTATCTACAAGTGCAACATATGAATTTGGTATATCACCACAAATAACAAAGACAAGTTCAAATACAGATGAGTTTTCTTTTTGGGCATTGGTAAATGGACAAGCAGTTAGTGGTAGTACAAGTATAGTACAACTTACTGCACCAGATGCAGAGATGATACCATTTGTTTCATTCTTTTTTGATTTAAATGCAAACGATTATGTACAATTTGCCTTTACATCTCCGGATAGTACTGCGAGATTAGCTGCACAAAGTGGTTTAACCAATCCAACTCGTCCTGATACACCATCAGTAATTGTAACTGCTAAACAAATAGACTCTTACTTTGGGTCTACATCAGGTACGGCTGGTAGTGCTGGTACATCGGGAACAACTGGTGTAGATGGAACATCAGGTATCAATGGTACACAAGGAAATCAGGGCCCAACTGGTCCACAAGGAAATCAAGGTATTGATGGAACACAGGGTAATCAAGGACCAACTGGAGCACAGGGAAATCAAGGAGAAACTGGTCCACAAGGTAATCAAGGAGCAACTGGTTCACAAGGTAATCAAGGAATCGATGGAACGCAGGGTAATCAAGGACCAACTGGACCGCAAGGAGTTCAAGGAGATATTGGTGCACAAGGTGCATTGGGTAATACTGGTCCGCAAGGAAGACAAGGAGATAGTGGTCCGCAAGGAATAACTGGTTTGCAAGGTCCAACTGGTAACACAGGTCCACAAGGAACGCAAGGTAATCAAGGTAATCAAGGAAATACTGGACCGCAGGGTAATCAAGGAATTGAAGGACCACAAGGAACACAAGGAGAAACCGGAGTACAAGGAAATATCGGACCACAAGGTAATCAAGGACCAAATGGACAGCAAGGAAATCAAGGACCAACTGGTCCGCAAGGTGATGATGGTTCACAAGGTAGACAAGGACCAATCGGCCCACAAGGAAATCAGGGTGAAACTGGACCTCAAGGAGTTCAAGGAGAAACTGGTGCAAATGGTACAAGTGGTGTAAACGGTACTAGTGGTTCAAGTGGTACACATGGATTGAGTGGTTCATCTGGAACATCCGGAGAAAATGGTACTAGTGGATTAAGTGGCTCATCGGGAAGTAGTGGAAATAACGGAACATCGGGTTCTTCTGGTTTAGATGGTACAAACGGAACATCGGGTGTAAGTGGAACATCTGGAGCAAATGGTACAAATGGTACATCTGGTGTAAACGGAGCAAATGGAACAAGTGGGGTAGATGGGGCACAAGGACCGCAAGGTACAATTGGTACATCTGGAATAAGTGGAGCAAGAAACTTTAGCGTTGTTAATAGTGGAGCATCTGCATATACAATAGATGGTGCATCTAATCCAACTTTAAATTTAATACGTGGATTTACATATACATTTACAGTAAGTGCAACAGGTCATCCGTTTTGGATACAAACTACTGCTGGAGCATATAGTTCTGGTAATGTATATAATAGTGGTGTAACAAATAACGGAACTCAAAGTGGTACGATTACATTTGCAATACCATACAATGCTCCTAGTACACTATACTATGTTTGTCAGTTTCATTCTTCAATGCAAGGAACGATTAACATTTCCGATTTAGGACCAATTGGACCACAAGGAAATCAAGGAGCAAGTGGAACATCCGGTACAACTGGTACATCGGGAACAACAAATGGTTCGGCATACACACATACACAATTAGTAGAAGATACAACTTGGGTAATAACCCATGCGTTAGGAAACGAATACCCATCAGTAACCATATATGATGTTAATGGGTATGTAATGATACCACAATCAATTAAATCCGATTCTATAAACCAAACAACAATAACATTTAGTGTTCCATTCGCTGGTTATGCTATGTTTACATTTGGTGTAGGAACGGGGGTATCTGGTTCATCTGGTTCATCGGGTGTAAATGGTACTTTCTTTGGAACGAATGGTACAAGTGGAGCACAGGGTAATCAAGGACCAACTGGTCCGCAAGGCAATCAAGGTGCAACTGGTCTAATAGGACCTCAAGGTGCAGAAGGACCTCAAGGTAATACTGGCTCAAATGGAGAAAATGGAACATCGGGAGCAAACGGAACATCTGGTACATCAGGTGTTAGTGGTACAAGTGGATTAAATGGTACAAGTGGAATTGATGGTACAAGTGGAATAAACGGAGCACAAGGAAATCAAGGAGCAACTGGTACATCGGGTGTAAGTGGAGCACAAGGAGCAACTGGACCACAAGGAGCAGCTGGCTCAACTGGACCAACCGGTCCACAAGGAAATCAAGGAGCAACTGGAGCAAGTGGAACATCGGGTACATCGGCAACTGGTGGTACGGTAACTGTAAGTGGAACTACAAATAAAGTAGTTAAATTTGCAACCTCATCTACATTAGGAACTGCAACTCAAATTACTGATAATGGTACTAATGTTTTAATTGGACCTGTTGCATCTGATAATACAACTGATAGATTACAAGTTTCAGGCTCAATTGTAGCAAGTGGTGATGTTGCATCGTTTGGTACTCCATCTGATATTCAATTAAAAGATAATCTAACTCCAATCGCTGGAGCATTGGATAAGGTAATGGGATTAAATGGATACGAATACGAATGGAATGGTAAAGCAATCCACGCAACCTTTATGGGTGTTACAAAAGATATAGGGGTTATAGCACAAGAAGTAGAAAAGGTATTCCCGCAATTAGTAAGAATGGGTGATAATGGATATTTAACGGTAAGAGAAAGAGGTTTAACTGCGGTGCTTATAGAAGCAATAAAAGAACAACAATCTCAAATTGTAGAGTTAAGAAACGAAATAGAAAAATTAAAAAATAGTTAATAATGCAAATACATAGTAGTTCGATTACTGGCTCATTAAATGTAACGGGTAGTTTATCTGTAAAAGGAAATATTACTGCCGAACAATATATCATATCAACATCTGTATATTATGTTACACAATCATCCGTATCAGGTTCATTTAACTTTGGTAATTCGTTAGATGATACACATACTATGACCGGTTCGTTGGGATTGACTGGTTCATTATCATTATTAGGACCATTAAGTATAAATGGAACATCATATACTGCGGCTACTTCTGGTACATCTGGAGTACAAGGACCACAGGGAAATCAAGGACCAAACGGAAATAATGGTTCAACCGGTCCGCAAGGTAATCAAGGACCAAATGGTTCAAATGGTACGCAAGGTAATCAAGGACCTACTGGCCCAACTGGTCCACAAGGTAATCAAGGACCAAGCGGTTCAAACGGAACTCAAGGTAATCAAGGACCTACGGGTCCAACTGGTCCACAAGGAGCAGCAGGTGCAACTGGACCAACCGGTCCACAAGGAGCAGCAGGTGCAACTGGACCAACTGGTCCAACCGGTCCTACGGGACCTACGGGTAATCCATTTGGTGGAGGAACGTTTACTGGTGGTATAGCAGTACAAGGAGCAATAACTGCAACTGGTGATATTACTGCATATTTTTCATCCGATAGGAGATTAAAAGAAAAAATTGAACCAATCGTAGATGCATTATCTAAAATAAACAAAATTAGTGGTAATACATTTGATTGGAAAGAAGGATTTGGTGAAATACATAACCAAAAAGGTAAAGATGTTGGTATAATAGCACAAGAAATACAAGAAATCTTACCTGAAATTGTAGTAGAAAGAAATTCAGGATACCTTGCAGTTCAATACGAAAAAATTGTAGCATTATTAATTGAAGCAATTAAAGAACAACAAAAGCAAATAGAAGAAATTAAAGAAAAAATCGGTTAAATTTTGATGTTTGGGTACAAAACTATATATTTATATATATAAAATAAACAACAAAGTTATGCAAATTAAAGAAGAATACAAGAATAAAATTATCGAATTACGTGATAGCTTTAATGATATTGTTATTTCATTAGGTCAATTGGCAATTCAAAAAGCTACAATTGAAAGAGATGAAAAATTCTTACAAGAACAATATCAACAATTTGGTTTAGAAGAGAAAGAATTATTATCTAAAATCCAAACCGAATATGGTGAAGGAAATTTAGATATTGATACTGGGGAATTTACACCAAAACAATAAACAAATATATCTTTTCATCACAATCTTATATATTTATATTAAGATAAAAAATTATTATTAAAAGGAGAAATTAAAAATGGCTGAAAAAATCGTATCACCTGGTGTTTTCACTAGAGAGAATGATTTATCTTTTATAGCACAGGGTGTTGGTGCAATCGGTGGAGTTTTCATCGGACCTTTAAAGCAGGGACCAGCATTCAAACCTACAATTGTAAATACTCAATCTGAATTTGAAGATATTTTTGGTGTTGTTGATAGCACTTATTATACTGAAAATGCAGTACAAAATTATTTAAGAGAAACTGGTGTAGCAACAATCGTAAGAGTTGCTGGATTGGGTGGATATAAAGAATTAGGACCAATTGGATTAATTGGTAGTATTACTGGTGGAGTAGCAGTATCATCATCATTGTTATATGTATTAAACAATACAGAACAATCTAATACATCTGCTTCATTTGCTGGAACTCATTATGAATCAATTGGTTCACACAATATTGAAATATCTGGTAGTCAAATTGGTGATACATATTATGCATCATTAAACCCAGCTGACCCATTGGCAGTAACTAAAGTATTTGGAACAAATGCAATGGGTAACAAAAACGCTTACTCATATGTATCATTTACAGATGCAGCAGCTATTAGTGCATCGGCTATTAATTCAGCATCACTTGTAGTTTTACCATTACAAAATTTTAATAGTGATGCAGTTGGAGCTTCAACTCCATATATTCAATCACAACTAATAGGTGGTAGCCGTTATGATTTATTTAAAGTAAATACAATTTCCGATGGTAATGCTGAAAACACAAGATTTAAAATTATAATTTCAGATGTTAAGGCAGCTGGTTCAGTTGCTGGTTCAGATTACGCAACATTTACATTGCAAGTTAGAAAATACGCTGATACCGATAAGAGAAAAAATGTATTAGAAACTTATTCTAATTTAAATTTAGACCCAACATCACCTAACTATATTGCAAGAGCAATTGGTGATAGATATATACAAACAGATGCAAGTGGAAAAATTACTGAATATGGTGATTATTCTAACAAATCTCGTTATATTTACATTACACCAATAAATCCAGATGTAATTCCTGTAACCGCTGCACCATATGGTAATGCTGGTTATCAATATCCAATATACGCAACTGGTGCAGTATTAAATTACTTACCAAAAGTTGGATACCAAACAAAATCAGCAACTACTTCATCTTATGTAAGTGGATTTGATTTTGAAGGAACATTTGCAACAGATAATGCACAATTCTTAAAACCAATTCCTGCTAACGCAACAACTACACTTACATTCTCATTGGATGGTGATGCTGGACTACCATTAACTGGTTCGAATGCGGGTGATGTATCTAAAAGAACATTTGCAGTAGCATTACAAGGTGGTTTTGATGGTATGAGCCCGGCTAAAACAATAGCTAAAGGAACTTCTATTACAAATGTAAACTCACAAGGATTTGATTTATCAACATCTGCAAAAAATGGTTCGATAGCATACCAAAAAGCATTGGATGCAATTTCTAATCAGGATGAATATGATATTAATTTGGTAGTTATGCCGGGTGTTATTCAAACATTACACCCATCAGTAGCACAAGCGGGTATTGATTTGTGTGAAGCTCGTACTGATTGTTTCTATATTATGGATTCAGTAGCACAAGATGGTACAATTGATGGAGCAGTTGAGGTAGCAGAAGGTTTAGATACTAACTACGCAGCAACTTACTACCCTTGGATTAAGACAATTGATTTGAATACTAACAAAATGGTAGCAGTTCCACCATCGGTATTGATGCCAGCGGTATTTGCAGCAAACGATAATACGGCAGCTGAATGGTTCGCACCAGCAGGTTTAAATCGTGGTGGTATTACTGGAGCAATTGGTGTAGTAAATCGTTTAACTCACTCTGATAGAGATACATTATACGAAGGAAAAGTCAATCCAATCGCACAATTCCCAGGACAAGGTATCGTAGCATTTGGACAAAAGACTTTACAATCTAGACCATCTGCATTAGATAGAATTAACGTAAGAAGATTGTTGATTACAGTTAAAAAGTATATCGCATCTACTTCGAGATATTTGGTATTTGAACAAAATACGGCAGAAACTAGAAACAAATTCTTAAATACTGTAAATCCATATTTAGAGGGTATCCAACAAAGACAAGGTTTATACGCATTTAGAGTTGTAATGGATGATTCAAACAACACACCAGATGTGATTGATAGAAACATCTTACAAGGAGCAATTTTCTTACAACCTACTAAAACTGCTGAATTTATCCAAATTGACTTCAACATTTTACCAACTGGTGCAACGTTTGGAGCATAATAAATTTAAAAAAGATATATTTATATAAAAGATATAAGGAGAAATAAAAAATGGCAGAAGTATTAGGGTTTGATAAAATGTTCTATACTAATTTTGAACCTAAATTAGCTCAACGTTTCGTAATGGAAGTGGATGGTATCCCATCATTTATGATAAAAGCAGCTAATAGACCAAAATATACAAGTGAAACTATCACATTGGACCATATCAACGTAAAACGTAAGATAAAAGGAAAATCTAACTGGGATGATTTAACTATCACATTATATGACCCAATTGTTCCATCTGGAGCACAGGCGGTAATGGAATGGATTAGAACTTCGCACGAATCTATTACTGGTCGTGATGGTTATTCAGATTTCTATAAGAAAAATATTGACATCTACGCATTAGGACCTGTTGGTGATAAAATTGAAAACTGGAAATTAGTTGGAGCATTTATTGCATCAGCTGAATTTGGTGAAATGGATTGGAGTTCGAATGACCCCGTAAACATCACAATCACTTTATCAGTAGATTATTGTGTATTAGAATACTAATATTAACAAAATTAAAAATTTAAGAAAAGTGTGTAATTTTTTACACACTTTTTTTGTTTTGGTATATTTATATATACAAAAATAATGTTATGGAATTAGGACAATTTGCAATAATAAAATCTCTATTAACTGAAATTAGAGATTTACTCAAAGAGCAACAACCTGCTCAAACTAAAGGATTACTTTTGGATAGTGTACAAAAGTTTTCATCTCACATAGATGAGAATAAATGTTCTTGTGGCAATTTACCAAACGAACTATGTGCAAGACCGGATTGTATTAGAAGAATAGGAATAAACAACAACAATTTATTATAGTTATGGAAGAAGAATTAAACATTTCAAGAGGTTCGCAACCAATAAAAACGCAACCTAAAACAGAACAACCAACACCAGTAAAAACATTTGATTTTCCAACTCAAATCATTTCATTACCATCGGAAGGTAAGTGTTATGCAGTAGGAAATCCTTTAAGTAAAGGAACTTTGGAAATTAAATATATGACAGCAAAGGAAGAAGATATACTTTCTTCTCAAAATCTAATCCGTAAAGGTGTGGTGTTAGATAAACTATTTGAATCGGTAGTAGTTCAGTTGGGTGTAAATCCAGATGATTTGGTTATCGGTGATAAGAACGCTGTATTTTTAGCAACTCGTGTATTAGGATATGGACCTGATTATGATGTAGAGGTTACAGACCCATTTAGTGGTGAAAAACAAAAAGTAGTAATTGATTTATCGGAAATACAAACAAAAGATATTGATTTATCAATTCTTAATCCAGAAAATCGTTATGAATTAGAATTACCATTAAGTAAAAAGAAAATAACATTTAAGTTATTAACTCACAAAGATGAAAAAGATATAAACGCAGAAACACAAGCAATGGAAAGATTATCTAAAAACAAAGATAATTCATCCGATGTATCTACTCGTTTAAAATATATGATTGTATCTGTTGATGGTGATACTGATAGAGGAAATATTGGTAGATTTGCTAAAAATATGTTAGCAAAAGATACTAGAGCATTTAGGGAATATGTAAAAACAATCTCACCGGATTTGAACCTTAAATACGATTTTGTTTCTGAAATCACAGGCGAAGAGGAGGCGCTAGACATCCCGTTTGGGATTAACTTTTTTTACCCTTCCAACTGATTATAGTTTAAAGCTACACGAAGAGATATTCTTTTTGATAATGGGTAGTAGTGGTGGATTTACATTTTCGGATGTTTATAATCTACCACTACATATAAGAAGGTTGTATGTGAATAATTTAATGAAAATTAAAAAAGCAGAACAAGAGCAAATCAGTAAAGCAAATAGTAAAGTTAGGAGATAAAATCCTAACTTTTTTTGTTTATGGATATTTATATAAGAATAAATCTAGTATTATGGATAATAAAAAACAACTAAAAGAAGGAATTTTAGTAAAAATTGTTGATAATTTTTTCAAAGGATTACAACAAGGTGTAGCTGATAGATATGCAGCAGCAGCTAAAAAAGCGGGAGCACCAGTTGAAGTGGTAAATGCTATGAAACGTATGAGTGATGAAAACGAAGAATTTCGTAGTATAATGAAAAAGCACGGATTTTAATAATAAATGGCAAAGCAAAATCAAGATGTAGAAAAACTCGTAAAACAAATACGAGATTTCCAAACAGAGTTGGATGCAATCAAAAAAGGATTGTCATCTACTTTGGGTGACCAATCTACTGCTATATCCAATATAAATTCTGAATTAAATAAAACAATATCTGCTTTTAAAAAAATACGAAATGCTCAAAATTTAGTATTAGATAAACAAACTAAACAATTACAAGAAACTAAAAGTTTAGCAGATGTTTATAAACAAATACCAGATTCATTAAGCGGGTTTAAGAGTAGAATGATGGATACATTATCCATTTCACAAAAATTAACTGCATCTGCCAAAGCCGCCTCTGGTGCAAAGAAAGCAGAATTAACAGCTTTTGCATCAACATATAACCAAACCCTATCATTAGCTACTGAATTATCTTCACTAAATAAAGAGGATACTTTAGAACGTAGCATACAAAATAATGAAATTGAAAAATCTTTAAATTTACTACAAACCCAAGCCGATGCATATGCATTGATAAATGGTAAAGAAAACGAAACATTTCAAAATTTACAAAAACAAATTGGGGCATTAAAAAATATAGTATTAGAAGCAAATTCGATTGCAAATACATCGAAAGAAATTAAAGATATTTATAGTGATGTTTATGGTGATTTAAATAATTTAAACACACAATTTAAAAAAATAGCAGCCACCATTGAGGTATTCTTTTCATCGTTTAAGAATATGGCTGGTATGTCATTGATATACATTGGTGGATTGGTAGACGATTTTAATGATTTATCTAAAAGTGTTGGTGGTACTGTTGGTCAAATGTTCCAACTAAAATCTCAATCATTTTTAGTATCAAAACTATTGGGTGATGATGCAGCAAAAGGTGTAACATCTTTAGCTGAAAAATTGGGTGATGCAAACGATGTAACACTTAAATTGAGTCTTGGTGTTGGTGCATTGACTGGTAGATTGGGTGTTAGTGGGGAAGAAGCGGCTACATTAGTAAATCAGTTTGGTAATCTATCAGGTCGTTCATCTGAATTTGCAATGAATACGTTAGAAGCTGCATCCCAATTGGCATCAGCTAATGGTGTAGCTCCTGCGGGTGTAATGAAAGATATTGCAGAAAACACAGAGTTCTTTGCATTATACTCAAAAAATGGTGGGAGTAACATAGCGGAAGCAGCAGTACAAGCTCGTAGATTGGGTGTTGATTTAGCAACGGCTTCAAAGATAAGTGATGGTTTATTAGATTACCAATCATCAGTAGCCGCCGAAATGGAAGCATCTGTTATAATAGGTAAAAATATAAATTTAAATAAAGCAAGAGAGTTGGCATTTGCAGGTGATAGTGCTGGAGCAATGAAAGCGGCAATAGAGGCTGCTGGTACTTTGGCAGAATTAGAAGCAATGGGTCCAGTTGAAAGAGCAGCTTTGGCAAAGGCTATTGGTGTATCTAATGCTGAATTAATGCAAATGGTTGCAAATGAGAAAAAAGCATTAACACCAGTTGGACAATTAGAAGGTTCATTTAACTCAATTACCGCTACGGTAAGAGAAATGGGAGCTGGTATAACCGGAACTGCTGTTAAAGGTATTGGTGGTATGTTGATTGGTATGAAAGACTTTAAATCTCAAGTTGCAGATGCCAAAGAAGGATTTAGTTTTTTAAAAGATGCTGCAAAAGGAGTTGGGGGATTGCTTACTGGAAAGGGGTTTCAAGGTTTTGGTGGTATAACGGATACCAAAGAAATAAAAACAATTAAAAATTTAGGAAAAGGCGGAGCTATAACACCAACTACACCTCCAAGTAAAAGTTCCACAAATCAACAAACACAAATGGCCAAAGGTTTTCAAGCTATGGGGAAGCCGGGTGTTAGTATGGGTATATTAAATACTGCATTGGCAGGTCCTGCTTTATTATTATTATCATTGGGTACACCTGGTATGATGGCAGTTGGTGCATTTGGAGCAACGGCTGGTAAGGGTTTATCTAAATTGGCAGTTGGTTTGTTATCATTTGCAACAGTTCCACTTCTCGCAGTTGGTACATTAGCAGCAACCGCAGGTGCATTTATACTTATGATACCTGGTGCAATTGGGATGGGGTTATTCGGATTAGCTGCATCATCCGCAGCAGCTGGATTAAATTTATTAGGACCTGCATTGGTATCATTTGGAGCAACCGCAGGAACTTTTGGATTGTTAGGTGTTGGGGTTATACTTGCACTAGCAGGTGCATTTGTTGCATTTGGATATGGATTAAGTTTAATGACTCCAGCAATCCAAGCAATTGGTGTAGTTATAACGAGTGTTATAACATCAATAGCAACTGGTATTTCAGTAATTGTAGGTAGTATAACATCTATGATGACGGCGTTATTACCATTATTATCAATTGATTCTGCATTAGGATTACTTGCAATGGCAGGTGGCTTTGCTGCATTATCAGCATCGTTAATGGCCTTTGCCGGAGCATCTCTTTTGGCACTTCCTGGTTTGTTAGCAGTTGGTGGATTTATGGCATTGGGTGGTGATGTAATGTTAGGTGGTAATTCCTCCGGTGGTGACGGTGGAGATGGTGGATTGATAGAAGAAATTAGAGGTTTAAGGGCAGATATTAAAAACTTGGCGGTTGTTGTTAGTTTGGATAGTAGACAAATTTACAAAGGACATGTTCAAAATATTAAAAATAATAGTCAAGGATAATTAAATGGGAAAAGCATTAAGAGATTTATTGAACGAACACAATTTTCAGGATAATAATTTAAATCCTAGAAATGTTAAATCAGATATGCTTTCTCCAAAGCCAAATGATAAATTTTCAAACGATGTAAAGCAATTAAAAAACCTTGTTGAAAACATACCAACTATATATGGTACGGATTCGGTGCGTATTCTTACACAAGGTAAAGTAGATACAAAAAAATTAAAACAAAAATCATTAAAAGTAGCTGGTAATTTAATTGAAAAAGGATTAGGTAAACTTGGTGGTATTGGTAAAAGTGCTGGTAGTTTTCTAAATAACAAATTAAATGAAACTATTAAACCACAATTACCAAGTGATTTAATTGAAGGAACATCTACCACAAAAGGCCTATATACTGATATGCTAACTGGTGGTGTTGAAAACAAAAAAACCGCAGTTGGTAATTTTTTAAGTTCATTTGCCACTCCAACACAATATATACAAAACATAGGACCTGCAGCAACAAGTGTTATAGCAGATTATGCTTCGAAAAAAGTAGGTGGTGTTGCAAATCAATTGGGAATTGGAAAACAGGGTACCGAAGAACCTACATTATTAGGTGGAATTGTAGGTGGAGTTAAAAGAGAGCAAACTATGTATCCATCTATGTATGTTGATGGGTTAGTAAATGGTCAAAAAGTAAATTACAAGTTTGATAAATCTAACGGATATACTAATCCACAGAATGGTGTAAATTTTAACCAATCTCAATTTGCAAGAAAGCCAAATATTGGCCAAATATACGATGGTACTTTATATGGGGTTACGGAAAATAATCCAGGAGTTCCAAAACATCTTCGTGGTAATTTAGTAGAAAATATAAACCCACAAAGTATAATATATAACGCTAATTCATCTCGTAGATATAATGCAAAATTAAATATTTTTGTTACTGATTCTGGTAAGAGATTGTATGATACTAATTTAATTTATACATTTACCAAAAAGGACGATTATTTAGTAAATGCTACAAATTTAGCTACTACACAGGATTTAGATAATCTTGCTATTAAACGAAATAATGTAGATGGTGTTCCCACATTAGGATTTAATTCTCCAAAAGCAAATAGTGTATTGCAATCAAAATCAGAGGGTTTAAATACATATCGAACTGACAAAGTAGAACTTGGTGGAGTTTATTACGATAGAGAAGGATTTTTAAATGTTACAAATTCACCAATTGGTAATACTAGAGCTGGTGAGTATAAAATTATAGATGTAATTAATGTAAATAAGCCAAAAAGATTTTCGGATATGGCTTATGATGAAGATAATGATGTAAATACTGGATTATTTGGAGGTTACGATAATAGAACGGGTGATAATTTAGTTGGTAAAATAAACAAAGAGCATAGAAATTTATCAAAAGACGCGTTAAATGATAAAGGGTATGATTTAATTCAAGTATCTTTTACTTTGATAGAAGGAAAATCAGGAGTAGAAATAAAATTAATGTCAACATTGACAGGTTTAACAGATACACCTACACCTAATTGGTCAGAAGCCAAAGGCATTGGTTCTCCATACAAGTTTTATTTTTATGAAAGTTTTGAAAGAGAAATATCATTTAAAGTTCAATTATATGCTACAAACGAACTTGAATTAGGAGAACTTTGGAAAAAAGTAAATGCATTAATGCAATTAACAAAGCCATCTGGATTTGGTACAAATCAGGGTATATTTGGTAAATTACTAAAATTGAAAATAGGCAATTTAATAAATGAAGAAAGTGGATTTTTGACTAATTGCACAATGACAGTTCCGGATAATGCACCATGGGAAATTCAAAAAAAATCACAATCACCATTTATGTGTGAAATGGATTTTACATATAAAGTTTTGAATGTTGGAAGAAAAGAAAATTTTTATGATGGAATAACTCCTCCTGGATATTTGTATAGTACATTGGAAAAAGAAGGTAGAATACCACTTCCACCTTTACAACTACCACCTAGACCATCTATGCCAACAATAGATATGGTTCAGTTACCTAAAACTGCTTTAAATAAATTTGAATTTACACCAAAAGGTGCTGGGGAAATGTCTCCATATCAAACATTTGTAGAAGCAGATAATGATTTATACGATACACAAAAAGCAGAAGAATATTTAAATTCAACAAGAACAGATTTACCTACACTAGAAGCAAATGCAGATATTCAACAAACAAATGCAGCAGCTGATTATTTGAAACAAACTAGCACACCCACATTAGGTACAGCTAATGCAGCTGAATCTAATTCATTTACAGTAAACAAAGCAATAACTCCAAGTTCAAATGATTCACCTGTACAGACTCCAAAATGGGGAAAACAGAAAGAATATGACCCAAAAACAGGTGATTGGAAAAAGAATATTTTTGGTAAAGATAAACTTTTCAAAGTAAGAGCCGTTGATAATGCTCAAAATTAATTAAAAAAATATGGGAAGATATAGTAATTTATCGGTAGAATACAAAAATGCTAAAGGATTAGTATATAATTCTATATTATTGCCATATATAGAACCAGTTGATTCTGATATTTTAATAATAACAGAAGAAGATGACAGATTAGATTTGTTAGCAAATCAATTTTATGGTGATTCTAAATTGTGGTGGGTAATAGCAACATACAATAATCTTACAGATATAGATACAAAATTAGAACCGGGATTACAATTAAGAATCCCAAACAACGCATCATCGGTTACAAGAAAATTTTAATATGAATAGTTTTCCATTTTTTACACCATTAGAGTCAGACATTTTGAAAAAAATTCAAAATGTAGAAAGGACTTTATTTAGCGGAGCTGCTCCATTTGTTTTATTCAGCGAATATAACGGAGATAAAACAATCGGTACAAACGCCAGTTACGAATATAGTAATAGAGGAACTGAAAGGTTTCCACCTGTAATAACAAATTTGGAAATAAAACCAACAGGTTCTCTTGGTGTAATACGCGAAGGTAGTGTTACTGTTAAGTTTGCATCAATGAGTCAACTAAAACAATATCAGGACTTTTTTAGAGTAGGTTCTGCAAAATCTATTGTTTGGGGGTGGAGTAAGAAAAGAGATGGTACACCACAAGATGCATCACCATTGACTTGCGGTCAGGCTAAACAATTGGTTGATGATGTAAGTGCATGGAGAACATATTGTAATAGTGCTGGTAATTCAAAAGATATTATAGTTGGACCACTTATGGATTTTAGTATATCTGTAAATGATGATGCAACCGTTGATGTAATATTTAAAGTAGGTAGTAAAAATGAAATATCTGCATTTTTTGGAAATACTGTAAAAGATAAAGATTCAACAACCGCATCATCTACACAAGAAAAATTAGATGGTAAAATTTCATCTTTATTTAATTTATCAGATGAGGAGTTTAAAAAATTAAAATCAAACTATAATGCGTTTAGAGACCATTTTATTAACTATGGGTATTCTAATCGTGGTATAGTTGAAAAAGGTACATCTTTATTAGCTGAAGCAGCTGGTTTATCATATGATTCCACATCAGACTCAATTTATATTGATATGGAATGGATTGTCCGTTTTACAATAAATAAAAACAATGGCGAAAAAAATTCGTTTATTGTAGATATAGATAGAGCTATTGCTTGTGCTCACCCAAATATGTTGAGTAATTCGGAAAATATAATTTTTACAAATGAAAAAGCAGCAAATCCAACAAAATCGGCAGATGGTAAATTGATATTAGATATTTTAAATACACAAGATATAAAGCATAGAGGAAAAGGTCAAACGTATGTACAACAAACTGGTACTAGTTGGGATATAGATGGGGGAGTTGTAAACTTTGATGCTGGCCGATGGGGGTATATAAAAAATATTTATGTTAAGCAAGAATTTTTAGAGGAATTATTTAATAAACATTCAAATGGTAATTCAAAAGATATATTGGCGGATTTATGTACAGAAATAAATAAAGCATCAGCTGGTTTAACAGACCTTGCTCCACAAGTTTCTTCCACAAAAGATAAGAATAAAATGGTATATACCATTGTAGACTATTCATTAATTCCACCAACTCCACCAAAGGTATCTACATTAAACTTATTTGGAGATAATACAACGATTACGGGTGTAAATTTTGTAAGTGATTTACCAAAAGAAATAGCAGCAATGGCTATGACACAAAATAGAGACCAAAAAAATAGAGAAATTGGTAAAAATTTATTTTTTGAATACAACCCAGATAAGTGTGATTGTTTTGGATACAAAGAATCAGCTGATAAAATACCAATTGTAGGAGGCACGGGAGTTCCAAAAGACCAAATCAAATTAGCAGATGAAGCGGTTGAATTGGCTAAAAAATCTTGGGAAGGTATTAAAAAAATATTTAGTGCAGTAGAAGGTGCATATGAAGGTATGACTGGAATTAGTGGAGTAGTTGATGAAAATTGCACTATTATAAGTTATAAACACAATGAATTTGAATTTAATGTACCAACAGATAAAAATGGATTTAAAGTTTCTGTAAAAGATACACAATTATTAAAATATCTTTATTTTGGAAAGGATAGTGGTACTACAAAAAATAATCCATTACTACCAATTGAATTAGAAATAACAACATTAGGAGTATCAGGTGTTACGGTTGGTAAAATATGTAATATAGAGGATTTACCATTTAACGATAGTAAAGGGTTATTGCAAGTAGTAGAAGTAAATCATACAGTAGATTCTGCATTATGGCAAACTAGTATAAAATTCAAATATAGACCAGGAAACTAATGGATAATAATGTATCTACATATTTGGGGTTAAAAATTGGTTCAAAAACAATTGAAAAAAGAATAACAACCTCCGAACCGTCTCCAAACGAAAGAGATTATATGGCGGGTTATATCTTACGCTATTTTGTAAGAAAACGAAATGATGTAACTGGTATAATATACGAAGTTGATAAAAGTAATTATGATTCATATAAGTATATGGATAATTATTTGACTTGTACTTTGAGATGGAAAATAGCAGGTGGCAATAAGTTTGAGGTAGAACAACTAAATCAACGTTCCATAAACTACGCACAAGAAACTATGGGTAACATAGATACTTATGTGAAAAACCTTACAAAATTTTATAGAGGATAATTTGGATATACCAAATCTTTTTGTTATATTTGTAAGATGGTTATATACATAGAGGATTCTCAATCGTTTAATGATTTCTTATTGGAGTTTAATACTCGTCCAAGTAGAATTTACATTCAACTTTCGGATGTGGATAAGCATGCTCTAAACAATCGCATATCATTCATTGTGGTTAGTTCTATGAAAAAACTTTATGTAATCAATATAAACCACACCGATGGTTTAAGTTTAAGAGAAGATGCGTTAAAGTTATTAGAAGAATCACCACGAAGTAAAGCACTCATAAATGGTAAGAGTGTGCAACATTTAATCGAATTAAAACAATCGGTTGATATTGATTTATACAGATTCATTACAAGCGGACCAAACGAAGAAGAACCATTCAGAGAAATACAATCATTCTACAAACGAAGTACACCACAACAATATCAAAACAACTTAAACGATAGTATTCCATTATCAAAGCAAGTTGGTATAATAAAGAACATATTACAATATGAATTAGAAGATGGAGTTGGTGAATCTGTATTTAATTTTGTAAAAGATGCAACCGAAGTATTCCAATGGATAGAAAAATCAGGTATATTTGTAGATGAAAAATTAAGGGATTTACTACCACAAAAACATATCAATAAGGATGGGTTAGTATTTACCGAATATAACCTATTTACTTCCACTCTACGGCCTTCAAATAGGCATGGCGGTGTAAACTATTCAGCCATCCCAAAAAAGAGTGATGTACGCAAGGCATTCGTTAGTAGATTCAAAGATGGTAAGTTAGTGAGTATAGATTATTCAGCATATCACCCACATTTACTTATTGATTTAATTAAAAATCAAATTGGAGTTAAAGAATGGATGAGTAAATTCAATAGTCAATTAGATTTTTACGATTGGATTGCTGCTATATGTGGTGTAGCTGATTTGGATGGAGCAAGAGATGCGGCAAAACAATTAGTATTCCAATCTATATATGGTGGGGTAAGTTCTGAAATGCAAGAGTTGCCATTCTTTAATGAGGTAAATTTATTAGCATTAAAATACAAAGCAGATTTGGATAGACATGGGTTTGTGATGACACCACACTATAATATACAAATCAAAAAGGAAAAGTTTGGTGAAGATAATCCACCACCAGCAAAAGTATTAAACTATGTAATTCAAGCATACGAAACAGAACGAAACATTCAAATCCTAAAACAAATAAAAGAAAAGTATAAAGGATTGGGAAAACTGATAATGTATAACTATGATGCATTTGTATTTGATGTTCCTAATTACGAAATTACATATTTATATGAAGAAATATACGAAAAAATAATAGATTCAAAAGAGTTTCCAGCAACAATAGTAACAGGTGAAAATTATGATTTTAGATAATTTAGAAGAAATATATGATATTATATTAGAAGAATTAACTTACAGAGTTGGTATAGTTGATTTTAAAAACCCATCTCATATTTTTATATTGGGTGAAATTATTAGTGATACAAAGCTATCACCATATAAAGATATTTGTATTGAAGCAATGTGTGAAGCAAATGATGTTACGGTCCAAAATGTAAAAACAGGAAATGTATATGATGTAAGTAAAGATACTGCCAAATCTAATCCTGGAAAATATAAAAAACCATCCGCAGCTGCTATTAAAAAGGCAAAAAGAGATGATGTTAGTAAAGCAAAAACTCCTGATGAAAAATTATCTACAACACAAATTGATGATTTAAAGGTTATATTTTCACAAAAATCAGAAACAACGCAGGGATTAACATCTCCCGAATATAAAGAATTACCAAATGGAACATTAGTTAGACAATTAGTAGATGAAAGTGGAAATATTATAGATGTATCAACCGATAGTGGTAGAAAACAAGCATCTAAATTGTTAGATGAGAGAATAAAAAAGTTTGATGATAAAACAAAATTAGCAATAAAAACATTTAATTCGGGTGTAAATGTTATACAAAAATGGTTAGGAGAAGTTGGTGAATTGCAAACATTAAAACAATCTTTGGATGCCGGTGTAGAAGCATATCTACTTACAGACTCGGAAAGAAAAAATGATATTGCATTTGTAAAACCAAATGGTGAAAAGGGTGAATTATTTATAGGTTATGTATCCGTAAAAACAACCAAAGGTGATGGTGGGGTAAATAAACGTGGTGCGAATTGTAAAGCAGATTTGGATAAATTATCACATAATGGTGATGATGAATATGAAACAAAAGTTAATGGCAAAGCCGTAAAACTAAAATCAACAAATGTAATTGGTTCTATCATTGATGTTAAAAGTGCGTTTTTTAATAAATACACTTGTGAGGAAGTTCGAATAAATGGTAAAAAACAAAAACTAACTGAATATACCAAAGAAAAATATCCAAATACAAAAGAAACTGATATTGTAAAAGCTGATAATGGTAAGTTATATTTTAAATCACAAAGTACATTTTTAAGAAATCAAACATTGACTGAAAAAGAAATAAATGATTTACTTGATAATCCAGCAAATGATAAATTTTTTACTAATTTACAAAAACCATCAAAAGGAAACCCAAATCAAATAGTAGATAAAGATGAATTATCAAATACAAAAGAATTTATTAAATCTACATTACTAAATGATGTTCGTAAAGCTGGTGGGAAATATACATTATATGATTTACACAATACGATGGCATATGTAATTGGTGATAGTGTATTAAGAAGTAATATAGAAATAACTGCAACGGGAGATACTGCTGCTATACATTACACAGAGGGTAATCCAGTTCCTAAAATTGGTGTTATTAGAAAACAAGATGCAAATGTTGCAATACAAACTGCAAATGAAAATAATCAACAAATAAAAGATTACAGAGAAAGATGTATTGATTTGAGTAAAAATGTATTGGGTTTAAATAGTAGAACTCGTGCGGTTGGTTCAAACAAACATTATGATGGTATAGATAATTTAGAACCAATTGGAAAGACAATACCAAAAGAAACTGAATTAAATACATTTCTTAAACAATAATCTGTTTTTATTATACTTATAGGGAGTATAAAATTAAGATATGATAAAGACGCAGTTACTATGTACATTCTCAACTAAAAAAGATATTGAGAATAATTTGGATTTTATAAAAAAAAGTTATAAATTAGCATATAACTACATTTATGTATTGCAGAACAAAAACGTCCCTAACGATTTGTTTGTAACTTATAATGTAGTTGTGGAAGGACAGCATCCAGAAAGCGAATTAAAGACTATTTTAGTACATAGAAAAAAACAAACCAATACCTTATATACAATCAACGCTCTAAACCAATTAATAATGGAAAAGACGGGTGGTATGTTGGATGAAAAGTATGAGGTAGATTGGGAAGAGTATAGAAATTGTATATTACTTACAAATGCGGAAGGAGTTAGAAAAATAACAACGAGAGTATTTGATGTGATTGAGATTGAAGGATTGCAAATTAATTAAAACCAAAATAAAATATGTTACAGAACGATTACACAGACCCACAAATAGTGGCTCAAGCGGAAAAAGACTATCCAGAAACTACTGCAGAATACAAACGCATTATGGTAGAACAATACGAACTATTCTGCCGCAAACAATCAAACTACGGACCAGGTAACATTTCAGTAGGAACTGAATGTAGAAGTGATGGTGATATAAAACTATCTCTTACTGGATTATGGTTTCGTATCAATGATAAAATCAATAGATTGAAGCAAATGATTATTATTGGTGCACAAGATAATGTAGGTGAATCTTTAACAGATACATACCAAGACCTTTCAGTATATGGCATCATTGCACAGATTGTACAAAACAAAAAATGGGGTAAATAATGGAAATAGTAGTAGCTGGTGGTGGAACTGCTGGATGGTTGACTGCATTATATGCACAACTCATATGCCCAAAAGATAATATAACACTTGTAGAAAGTGAAGATATTGGTATATTGGGAGCAGGTGAAGGTTCTACTCCACAACTACCTTGGATATTATATGCATTGGGTATTAGTGAAAATGAACTGATACAATATACAAATGCTACTTTTAAAATGGGTATTAGTTTTGAAAATTGGAGAGGTGATGGTAAAAAATATATGCACAACTTTAAAGTTTCAGATTCTAATTTAAGTCCTTATAATTTTACACCATCAAAAAATACATTAGTAGCTGGATTGCCAGATAATGGACAACAATACGCATATATAAATGCTATTGCAAACGAAGAAACAATTGGTGATGTTAATTTGGTTTCTAAACTAGCATATGGTAATAAATCTCCATTTATAAAAGAAAATGATAAAGTAAGTTTTGTTTCAAATTACAGTTACCACTTTGATGCAAGTTTATTGGCTAAATTTTTAAGAATGAAAGCCGAAGAACGTGGTATAAAAAGAATAGAAGGTAAAATAACTGATATTATATCTAATGAAAATGGTGGTATTGGTTCAATTAAATGTGATGATATTGAAATTAAAACAGATTTTGTTTTTGATTGTACTGGATTTAATCGTTTGTTTATTGGAAAACACTTTGGCGTAGAATGGAAATCATATAAAGACAAATTAAAAGTAAGTAAAGCAATACCATTCTTTTTACCAAAATCAGATACTCTACCACCATATACTAAAGCAGTAGCAATGAAATATGGTTGGATGTGGCAAATACCTTTACAAAATAGATGGGGATGTGGGTATGTATTCGATGATAAATATATTAGTGTAGAAGAAGCAAAGAAAGAGGTTGAAGAAATGGTAGGACAGGAAATAAAAATCAATAAAGTTATACCATTCGATGCTGGAAGATATGTTACATCTTGGGTTAAAAATTGTATAGCAATTGGATTAAGTTCTACTTTTACCGAACCAATTGAAGCAACATCTATTTGGTTAATAATAACACAATTACGGAATTTATCATCTGACCACATTCACAATATGCACGAAGATGAAATGTATGATTACAACACATTAATTTCAGATACTTGTGAAACAACAACTGATTTTTTACAATTTCATTATTTTACCGATAGAAATGATACTGATTTTTGGAAAGATTACCAAAAAACAACTACTTTATCTCCAAAAATGAAACGTAGATTAGATAGTTGGAAACGGAGAACACCAAATACTATGGATACTGATAATATGTTTACACAATTTGAAGATTATAGTTGGTTTTTAGTTGCAACTGGTAATGGGATAATTGATAAATCAGTATATAAACGTGAAAATGAAGAATACGATTTAGATAATAAATTGGCAAATTGGTTTATGAAATACGATAATGATATAAACTATGCAGAAACACTTGCATATTCTCATGAAGATTTAATTGAGTTAATTAAAACAAATAAAATTATCCTCAATTAATTTTGGAGATACGAAAAAATATTCGTATCTTTGTTTCAATATTTTAAGAATCCGATATTTATACGTGTAAGATTTATCGCGATAATCTTAAAATCTAAAATAAATAAAACTTAAAAACAAAAACGTACATTATGGACATTAGTGCAATCAAGCAGCGTCTCAATTCGTTGCAAAACACATCCAAAAAGACAGATGCTCTTTGGAAACCAAAACCAGGAAAATATGTATTACGCATAGTTCCTTATAAGTTCAACAAACAAAATCCTTTTATTGAACTTTTATTTCATTACAACATTAACAACAAAACTTATTTATCACCAGCTTCTTTTGGAAGACCTGACCCGATTTTAGAGTTTGCCGAAAAGTTAAAACGATTAGGTGATACTGAAAATTGGAAAGCAGGTAAGAAGATGGAGCCGAAATTGCGTACATTCGCACCTGTGGTTATTCGTGGACAAGAAAACGAAGGAGTTAAGTTTTGGGGATTTGGTAAAACTGTATATCAAGAGATTCTTGCAATCATTGCAGACCCTGATTATGGTGATATTACCGATGAGAACGAAGGTCGTGATGTGGTAATCGAAATTGTAGAAGAAGCTGGTAAAACATATCCAGAGACTCGTATCAGAGTAAAACCAAATGTAACTAAATTAACCGAAAACGCAGAGTTAGAAAACAAATTATTAAATGAGCAGACAGAAATTACTGACATTTATAGTGAGTTATCTTACGCTGAATTGAAAGGTGTTTTAGAAAATTGGTTAAACCCAACTGCACAACATGAGGATGAAGAATCACCTGCACCATCGGTTGCATCTGAAACATTAGCACCTAAACCACAATCGGTTCAGGAGCAAGTAGTACCTCAACCTGTTTCAGTACCTAAATCGACAGAGCCAATTACAGAGTTACCTTGGGATGTAGCAGAAGAAAAACCTGCTTCTACAAAGGTTGATGTAGCATCGGCATTTGAAGATTTATTCAATTCATAAAAATAAAAAGGAGTTACAATGGCAAAAGTTCAAGCGGATTTAGCACAACAAATTGCCGATAATCTAAATAAGAAATACAAAGACCAAAAGGTTGCTTTCTTTTTAGATGATGACTCGGAGGATGCACCCACCAACATAACGGGGTGGGTGTCCTCTGGGGCAACTATGTTGGATGTTGCAGTTTCCAATAGACCATTTGGAGGTTTTCCAATTGGTAGAATTACGGAAATTACTGGATTAGAGCAGAGTGGTAAATCGTTATTATCGGCACACGTGTTAGCAGAAACGCAAAAGCAAGGTGGTGTTGCAGTATTGATTGATACCGAAACTGCGGTAAGTAGAGAGTTCTTTGATGCGATTGGTGTAGATGTATCCAAACTATTATATATTACGGCTGATACCGTAGAGGATATATTTGAAACAATTGATACAATCATTGAGCAAGTAAGAAAAGGTGATAAGGATAAGTTAGTAACTATCGTAGTTGATTCAGTTGCCGCAGCATCTACAAAGAGAGAGCTGGAAGCTGATTACGATAAGGATGGATACGCAACTGATAAAGCAATCATCATTTCAAAGGCAATGCGTAAAATCACAAATGTGATTGGTAGACAAAAGATTACATTAGTATTCACAAACCAATTACGCCAAAAGATGAACGCAATGGCATTTTCAGACCCTTGGACTACATCAGGTGGTAAAGCAATTGCTTTCCATGCTTCGGTTCGGTTAAGATTAGCATCAACTGGTAAAATCAAAGCAAAAGATGAGAAAGGTAATGAGAGAATCGTTGGTATCAAAGTAAGAGCCAATGTAATTAAGAATAGATTAGGACCACCATTACGTTCAGCGGATTTTGATATTTTCTTTGATAGAGGTATTGATAACTACGGAGCATGGTTGGGAGCAATGAAAGATTATAACTTTGTTAAGCAAGGTGGAGCGTGGTACACATATGTTGATACTGAAACTGGTGAAGAATTTAAGTTCCAAGCCAAAGAGTTACAAGAAATGTTAGAAAATAATCCATCGGTAAAAGAACAAATCTATAAACGAATTTGTGAATTTACTATTCTACAATACAAAAAGGATTCATTAGATACAGATAATCTGGTAGTAGATGCGAGTGTATTAAGTGATGAATAAACAAACATATGAACGAGTTATATAAAAGGTTATTAGATGAGGTTAGTGATGAGCATACGAAAGTAAAAGAACAATCCTTAAACTCAAAAGTTCTATTAGTAGATGGATTAAATACTTTTATCAGAGCATGGACGGTAAATCCCACAATGGATGATAATGGTGACCACATCGGTGGTATAACTGGCTTCCTAAAAAGTATAGGGTATGCAATCAGAGAATACAAAGCAACTCGTTGTATCATTGTATTTGATGGTAAAGGTGGTTCGGACAGCCGTAAAAAGATATTTAGTGGATACAAAGCTGATAGAGGTAGTAATCGTTTTAGAGTAAATCGTCAATATGAAGATATGATGTCAAAGGAAGATGAAAGTGTTTCTATGAAACGCCAAATGATTGGCTTAATAGAATTGCTTGAATATCTTCCTGTTGACATTATGTTGTTTGATAGTATAGAAGCAGATGATGTAATTGGATATATTGCATCGCAATTGGTTACGGAAGATGATGGTGCAATAGTAATGTCATCTGATAAAGATTTTTTACAATTAGTTAAATCAAATGTTGAAGTTTACTCACCGAGCAAAAAGAAATTATATACGGAGCAAAAGGTTGTTGAGGAGTTTGGCATCCATCCCAACAATTTTATGGTATATCGCTGTCTTGATGGCGACACCTCTGATAATATCAATGGTATTAGTGGGTGTGGTCTTAAAACAATTATTAAAAGGTTTCCGGAAGTGGTGGAAGCGGAGAGGGTAGAGTTTGATAAACTATATGAGTTATGTGAAGAAAGAGGTGCTGGAAAAGGACCTAAAATTTACAAAGATATTTTAGATGGAAAACCAATCGTAGAAAGAAATTTCAGATTAATGCAATTGGAAAATCCTGAAATATCATCTAATACAAGAATAAAGATTAACGCCAAATATCAAGAGAATGTATCCAAATTGGATAAACTATCTTTTATTAAAAAGGCAATGAGTATGAAAGTAATTGATGCACTTGGTGATGTAAATAGCTGGGTGGTTAAAACTTTCGGAACAATAAGTAAATACAGTAAATAACAATTAAACACGGAGATAAAATCTATGAAGTGCATTAAAAGTAAAGAAGGAGAAATCCGAAGAGTAGTAGAATCAGAAGCTGACCAAAAGGTAGCAAATTACGGTTGGGTGTTCGTTCCCAAATCAGAGTGGAAAGCCCTACGTCCAAAGAAAGAGGACAAACCAAAAGTTGAGGTAGATGTAAATTTATCAATTGAAGAAAAAAGATTAGCTAGAAAGAAGAAGGATAAAAAATAATGGAAGCAATAGATAATCTACAAAAGTTCGGACAATCGTACCAAGCTAAAGTAGTTGCATCATTATTGGAATCCCAACCTTTTTTAAATCAAGTTTCAGATATAACCAAAAAAGATTTTTTTGAGTTAGAAGCGGATAGATGGATAGTTGGTGAAATTGTATCCTATAATCAAACAAGCAATGCTGCACCTACATTAGATGTATTCAAAGTTAAATTGAGTGCAATAGAAACAGATGCGCAGAAGAAAATGATTGTAGACAGATTACAACAAGTCTATGATTTATTTGGTTCACCTGATTCCGATTTTATTAAACAAGAGTACCTACAATTCTGTAAAAGACAGAAACTTAAATCTGCAATTTTCCAATCCGTAGACTTATTACAAAGTGGTAAGTATGATGAGGTAGGAACAATCATTCAGGATGCATTAAGAGCTGGTTTAGAAAACAATTTAGGACATGATTACTTTTTAGATATTCTATATCGTTTAGAAGATGTAAAGAGAAATTCAGTACCTACTGGTTGGAAACCAATCAATGAGTTGATGGATGGTGGTTTAGGACCTGGTGAGTTGGGTGTTGTAGTAGCACCATCAGGTATTGGTAAGACTTGGTTGTTATGTAAATTGGGTGCGGATGCGGTAGCAAGGGGATTCAACGTATTACATTATAGTTTGGAGTTGAGTGAAAACTATGTAGGTTGTAGATACGATACAATTTATACAGGTATTCCTTTAGCAGAATTAAAGAACAACAAAGAAGAAATCCAAAGAAAACTAAAAGGTTATTCTGCTCGTTTGATGATTAAAAATTATCCAAATAGGGGAGCTAGTGTAAAAACTATGAAATCCCATATTGATAAATTAAGAGCACAAGGATTTATTCCACATCTTATTATAGTAGATTATGCCGATTTACTTAAACCTGTAAATAAACGAGATGGTTTATATGCAGAGTTAGGTGGAGTGTATGAGGAACTACGCGGAATGGGTGGAGAAATTGGTGTTCCAATTTGGACAGCATCACAAACCAATAGAGGTGCATTGGAAGATGAAGTAATTCACGCAGATTCAATTGCAGATAGTTACGCTAAAGTAATGACAGCTGATTTTATTATGAGTGTATCGCGTAAGGATAAAGATAAGTTGGCAAATACTGCAAGGGTTCACGTAATGAAAAACCGATTCGGACCGGATGGTTTAACGTTCCCAACAAAGATGGATACGATGAAAGGTGAGATAGAAATATACGATGCTCAATCATCAAATGGTATTATGGCAACCAAAGAAAGTAATAACGGAGTTCAGATTGAAAAGAAATTATTACACAAAAAGTACTTGGAAACGATGCCAACTGATATGGGATAATATCCTAAAATACTACCACACTTACATAGAAAAATCCTATGAAAAGTTGGGTTGAAAAGGGGATATATACAATACTTATCTATACCTAAAATTAAAATTGGATAAAAAACTATGAGCAAATTATTTACAGAAAGGGTAGCATATAAACCATTTGAATACCCTGTTTATTATACGGAAGGTTGGTTACTACAAGCTCAAGCGTTTTGGTTACATACGGAAATACCGATGCAAGGTGATGTTAAAGATTGGAACGAAAATCTTACACCTGCTGAAAAGAATTTAGTTGGAAACATTCTTTTGGGCTTTGCTCAAACAGAATGTGCAGTTTCCGATTATTGGACAGGAATGGTTACTAAATGGTTTCCAAAGCATGAAATAAGACAAATGGCTATGTTGTTTGGTTCACAAGAAACAATCCACGCAGTAGCATATTCTTACTTAAATGAAACATTGGGGTTAGATGACTTTGAAGGATTCTTACACGATGATGCAATGAGAGCAAGATTTGAGATGCTAACACAAACTACGGCAGATTGGACACCAGAAGATATAAGAACAAACCCAATTGCAAGAAAGGAGGTAGCACGTTCATTAGCAATCTTTTCAGCATTTGCGGAAGGTGTAGCATTGTATTCATCATTCGCTGTATTGTATTCATTCCAAATGAGAAACTTATTAAAAGGAATTGGACAACAAATGAAGTGGAGTGTTAGAGATGAATCCCTACACTCAAAGATGGGTTGTCAATTATTCAGACATATGTGTGATGAGTTCCCAGAATTGTTAGAAGAAGCAAAATCTTCTATATACGAAGCAGCACATATAATGCAAGGTTTGGAACATAAGTATATTGATAAGATATTTGAAAGAGGTGATTTAGAAAATCTTAAAAAAGATGATTTAAAACACTTCATTACAAAACGAATCAATGAAAAGTTAGGAGAATTAGGTTACAATCCATTCGTGGGTGGAGATGATTATTTTCAATACAATGAAAAGAAAGCAAGTGAATTAGATTGGTTCTACCATCTTACAGGTGGAGTAACACATACTGATTTTTTTGCAATGAGACCAACGGATTATTCAAAAGCAGGTGAAGGCGAAGATTGGGGAGATATATTTTAATTAAATTATGAGAAATTACGGAGAAGAATTTGGTTGGGAAGTTGATGTAGACTTCCCACAATGGGGAAATAATGAGATATATGTAAAGACTATATCAAAAGGTTACTTACAAGATGGTGAGAAACCAAAGGATGCGTATTGGCGTGTATCTACAAAGGTAGCACAACGATTGGGTAAACCTCAATTAGCTACAAAGTTTTTTGATTACATTTGGAAAGGGTGGTTATGTTTAGCAACACCTGTATTATCTAACACAGGTACAGATAGGGGATTACCAATCTCTTGTTTTGGTATTGATGTAGGTGATAGTATCTATGAGATTGGTTCAAAGAATTTAGAATTAATGTTGTTAGCAAAGCATGGTGGTGGTGTTGGTATTGGTATAAACCAAATCAGACCAGCTGGTGCAAAGATTACTGGTAATGGTACATCGGATGGTGTAGTTCCATTCTGTAAGATTTATGATTCAACTATACTTGCTACAAATCAAGGTTCAGTTCGTAGAGGTGCGGCATCTGTAAATATGAACATCGAACATAAAGATTTTGAGGATTGGTTGGAGATTAGAGAACCAAAAGGAGATGTTAATAGACAATCACTAAATATGCACCAATGTGCAGTAGTGGGTGATAAGTTTATGCGTAAGTTGCAGGATGGCGAAACCGAAGCTCGTAGAAAATGGGGTAAGTTATTACAAAAAAGAAAAGCAACTGGTGAACCATACATTATGTATAAGGGTAATGTAAACAAACAAAACCCAGAAGCATATAAAAAGAATGGTTTGAAGGTGTATATGACAAACATTTGTAGTGAGATTGTATTACATACTGATGAATCACATTCATTTGTATGTTGTTTATCATCTCTTAATCTTGCTAAATACGATGAGTGGAAAGATACTGATTTAGTATATACTGCTACAATGTTTTTAGATGGTGTATTAGAAGAGTTTATACAAAGAGCTAAAGGTTTAGTTGGATTTGATAATTCAGTTCGTTCAGCAGTAAAAGGAAGAGCATTGGGGTTGGGTGTTTTAGGATGGCATACATACTTACAACAAAAGGGTATTCCATTTGAAGGTTTGCCAGCACAATTCGAAACTCGTAAGATTTTCTCTCAAATGAAAATAGAAAGTGAAAGAGCGAGTAGAGATATGGGAGCAGAGTATGGAGAACCATTGTGGTGTAGAGATACTGGTTTCCGTAATACACATTTGAGAGCAGTAGCACCAACAGTATCAAACTCTAAATTGAGTGGTAATGTAAGTAGTGGTATTGAACCTTGGGCAGCAAATGTATTTACAGAGCAAACATCAAAAGGAACATTCATTCGTAAGAACCCAGAGTTAGAAAGAGTGTTAAGAAAGATGACCAAAAACACCAAAGAGGTATGGGATAAAATCCTTGCAGATGGCGGCTCGGTACAAGATTTAGATTTCTTGGATGAGTGGTGTTTCTTTGAAGGTAAGTTAGTTCAATGTACCGAAGTAACTGCGGAAGACCATATGCACAAATGTAGTTCGGTTAAAGATGTATTCAAAACATTTAAAGAAATAAACCAATTAGATTTAGTAAAGCAAGCTGGTGTTAGACAACAATATATAGACCAAGCAGTTTCTCTTAATTTAGCATTTCCTGCAACCGCAGAACCAAAGTGGATTAATCAGGTAACTATGGAAGCATGGAAAGAAGGTGTAAAAACTTTATACTATATGAGAACTGAAAGTGTATTGAGAGGAGATATTGCGGCAAGAGCAATGGACCCTGATTGTGTTTCGTGTGAAGGATAAAATAAACAATAGTGTTATGGGTGAGAATGTATCAAATAAAAACAAAGAATTGACCGAAAAGATAAAAGAAGAAATTATTGAGAAGCCGAAAGGACCAATTAAATTTCAGGTTCAATTAAACGATGAACAAAAAGAAGCAAAGGAGAAAATCCTAAACAACGCAATTACAATATTAAGTGGTAAAGCAGGTAGTGGTAAAACACTACTTGCTTGCCAAGTAGCATTGGATATGTTATTTAAGAAAACTGTAACTAAAATAATTATCACTCGTCCTACCGTAAGTAAAGAAGAGATTGGTTTTTTACCAGGTGATTTGAGAGAAAAGATGGAACCCTGGATGCAACCCGTTTATTCAAACTTTTATCAATTATATAATAAAGAAAAAATTGATAAAATATTACAAAATGGACAAGTAGAAATTGTACCTTTGGCATTTATGAGAGGTAGAACATTTTTGGATAGTTTTATTATTGTAGATGAAGCACAGAATTGCACAAACGACCAGATGGAAATGATTACATCTCGTTTGGGTTTAAGAAGTAAGATGGTTGTTTGTGGTGATTCACAACAAGTAGATTTAAAATATAAAGGAGAAAGTGGATTTAAGTTTTTAGTAACCGCAGCAAAGAAGATTAAAGATATGGATTCACAAACTCTATTAACAAATCACAGACATCCAGTAGTAGATGCATTATTGGATGCATATGATGAATTTAAAGAAAAACAAAATAAAGAAGGAAGATAAAAATGATTAGTGTAAAGAAATTTTCAGCTAGCTGGTGTGGACCATGCAAAACTCTAAAACCAATTTTTGAAGAAGTTAAACAATCCGTTAGTGGTGTTAAGTTTGAAGAATATGATGTAGATGAAGCATTTGAATTAGCAACTAAATATAATATCCGTTCAGTTCCTACTGTAATTATTGAAAAAGATGGTAAGGAAGTACAAAGATTCGCTGGTGTATCTTCAAAGGTTGCATATGTAAATGCTATTAACGAAAGTTTATAGTAAAAAATTAGGTTATATAAAAAAGTTTTAGTATCTTTGTATCTATGAAGCAATTTGATTTTTTTGATTTTGATTACAAACAATTAGATACTCAAATCAACTTGCCTCCTATCGTTATAGAAAACATAGAAGGTATAAATGTAGTTAGAGAAGATTTTTTACCTGGTGGAACAAAACGAAGAGCAGCTTATAATTTTGTTTTAAGGTATCCGGAAATAGATAATTGGGTATATGCTTCACCAAGACAAGGATATGCTCAACTTGCATTGGCATATGTGTGTAAGGATTTAGGAAAGAAAGCAATTATCTATATTCCAGATAGTGATGAAAAAACTGACTTAACAAAAGAAGCAGAGGAAGCTGGTGCTGAAATCAACCAAGTACCTATGGGTATGTTGACGGTTATAAATAAAAGAGCAAAAGATAGACAAGGGTTGGGTTGGGATAAAACTATGTGTATTCCATTTGGTTTAGACCACCCAATCATAGTTCAGACAATATCCAATTTTGCTAAAGAATTACCAATACAACCAACGGAAGTGTGGAGTGTAATGAGTAGTGGTGTTTTAAGTAGAGGATTACAGATGGCTTGGCCTGATGCAAAGGTTTATGGGGTTCAAATTGGACATGGTACTACTAATGCGGAAATGGGTAGAGCTATAACAATACCAAAAAGAATGCCATTCCATAAAGATTGTCCAATAGAAGAAAGGCCACCATTCCCATCATCATTAACATACGATAGTAAAGCTTGGAAACATATTAAAGAAATGGCATCACCTGGAGCATTGTTTTGGAATGTAGGTGCTTAAATAAAAAGTTATGTATATAGATTATTTTGACAAGTATAAGGGTATGAATCCTTATCTACACATTCCAAAAGAAGAATGGACGTACATTAAGAATACATTTGATAAAGAAGATGTAAAAGAAACTTTATCTCAAATCCTAATGGAGTATCCAATCCCATACGCTGAAATCACAGAGAAAGAAGCACGGAGTGAATATCTAGCAACAAAAGGCATTCGTCATCAAAACCTTATGGTAGAAGGTGAATGGTTTCCACGTAAGGCAAGCGAATCTCGCTACCCACTAACTTATAACGGAAAGAATTTATACTTCCGTAGATTGAATACGGGGAACGCAGCATCTAACTATTTCCAACAAGCAAATCGTTGGAGTGTAGACGGTACAGTATCACCTGGACCCAAAAGAACTTGGGAATCAAAAGAGTTTATGTATTCACTTATGGGTGGATTATATACTTTAAAGTTTGATGAGGTAAATAGAAACTCATTGAGAGTATGTTTGAGTTTAAGAAAGTATATCTGTTCTCAATTCAAACCTAATGTTGCCAAAGCATTATACGATTTTGTGGGAGCAAAGAATGTATTAGATTTTTCAGCGGGTTGGGGCGATAGAGTATGTGGGTTCTTTGCAAGTGAAAAGGGAGAACATTATGTAGGTATTGACCCGCGTAAAGAAAACCATCCAATCTATCAACAACAGGCAGAGTTCTATAAAAAGAATAATGGTTTCTTTGAAACAGAAAAGAAAGCAACATTCCACGAATCACCAGCTGAAGATTTTGATTTCACACAATACCCTGATTACTTTGATATTGTATTTACATCGCCACCATACTTTAATGTAGAAAGATATTCGTATGATGATACACAGAGTTGGGTAAGATATAAAAACATAGATGCTTGGAATGAATCTTTCCTACATAAAGTAATCAACAACCTATGGCCGTCAATCCGTAAGGGTGGATATTTAGCAGTAAATATTGCCGATGTGTATGCAGCATCAAAAGGAGATGGTAAAGGGTATCAGGAGATTACAAACCCTATGAATGATTTTATTGGTACGTTGCCAGGTGCAGAGTATCAAGGATGTTTAGGCATGGAAATGGCTAAAAGACCAGGTAGTATCGGTGCAGGTGCAATGATTGAAGGTGATGAAGCTAGATTCACAGAAGAAGAAATAGAAAAGGCAAAAGAAAATATTGGTAAAACATTCTGCGAACCAGTTTGGGTGTGGAGAAAACTATAATATATGAATACTGAATTAGAGAAACTATATACATCCGGACATGGTGATGACTTTTCTATGGGCAAATACATTGCCTTAAAGACTGGTAAATTGTATAATAGTACAAAGTTTTCAAATGATATAAAGTTTGATAAGAAGGTTTTATCTTTAATAGAAACTGCTGGATTTAATCAAATCCAACAATCGGAGTATTTTATATCACCAAAAGAATCAAAACGTAATTCAACTTACGAAAAGAGGATTGATGGTATGGATTTAATTTTAATAAATGTATCAGAGATTGATGGAGATTACTTTGATGAGCCTGATTATATAGAACCAGAGTCAAAATCAATAAAGAAGAACCAATACAGATTATCATTTGCATATACTTGTGCAAAAGATGTATTAAAGAATACTATATTAGATAGTGTTACAAAATTATCTAAACAAAGCAAAGAAGGTAAGATACATTTATTGAAAGCAACATCATACGGATTTGAAACAGAAGAGTTCAAACTACCAAAACCAAAGATTGATTTGGAATTAAACTATGGTAAGGATTTTGTTAAGATAAACGATTCAATTGTAACTGCACTTACATCTAAAAAGGAACAAAGAGGTAGATTAGTTTTATTACATGGTCTACCAGGTACGGGTAAAACCACATACATCAAATGGTTGGCAAACCATATGAAGAGAAAGGTATTATTCTTACCACCAATTTTGGCAGAGAGTATTGTGAATCCTGATTTTGTTCCATTCTTAATGGACAACAAAGATTGTATTTTGGTGATTGAGGATGCTGAAAAGATTATTGGCGATAGGAATAATTCACACTCATCTACTGGTGTATCTAACATTCTAAATTTAACCGATGGTATATTGGGTGATATTCTAAATATCAGTATCATTGCAACATTCAATATGGATAAGGAGAAGATTGATTCTGCTCTATTAAGAAAAGGTAGATTGATTGCGGAACATAAGTTTGATAAACTAAATGTAGATGATACTAATATTCTTATTAAACATTTGGGTATGGACAATGTAGTAACGGAAGGAATGACATTAGCTGACATCTACAACATCAACACAGAACAATTCAAAACAGAAATCCAAAAGGGTAAAATCGGTTTTGGTAGGTAAAATAATAATTTATTATATTTATTAGTATAATAATATAGAATGGAAAAATTTCATAAATTAGACGAAGCATCATTAGCACGAGCATATCAACACGTGGTAGATAAAAAAGTTCCTAGTTGGGGAATGGCAAGTGCATATCGTTACGCCAATACACCTGCTGAAAATAAAAAATTAAATAAACAATTAGAAGCGGATTGCAGAAAACGGGGTTTAGGGTTTTTTAAAGTAAGTGGACATTGGAGAGAGTGTCAAGATTCAGCCATACCATATGCAAAGTGCCCATCTGATAAATTGGTAGACGCAGTAGAAGAAACTTTGTTTATACCAGGTGCACCAAAAGAATTTATGGAACATATTGTAAAAAAGTATAACCAAGATTCTGTTATATATGGTGGTAAGGATACAAAAGGAAATGCACATTTAATTTTTAGAGAAGGTGGTGAGGAAAACATAGGTAAGTTTCACCCAAATCAAATAGGTCAAGCGTACTCTAATTTTAGAGATAAAGAAAAAACGATGATGTTTAAGACTGGAAAAAAAGCACAAAGTGGAACAAAAGCCGGTGCAGAAAAACAACAAGCCAATATTAAAAAATTATCATCTATGATACCCGTAGGTGCATTGGATAAACGAATAAAGAATCCAGAAACGGGTAGAAATATCAAAGTTAAAACTGCATTGGGTTACGATAAAACATCACCTGCATACAAAACCGCATTTGCCGCAATAAAAAAACCTAAAAAATAATTTAGAAAAGACTTGACTTTTTAATTTATTTTACTTATCTTTACTATATAACAAAACGATAAAGATATGGAATATTTAAATGGTCAAATTGTCGAAGTGATGGTTTCCAAAAATGGTAAATCTGATTCTAAAGACATTAAGGTGTGTAAAGTAAAAGCACGTTCAATTTTGTTTATTGAGGTTGATAGAGTAAATCGTAAAAATACCTTTTGGAAGCTGGATAGAAAGAACATACAAAGTGTTGGTCCATCTTTTGGTAATACTGGTAAACACGCCATCATCATTAAAGATGGTATTTTATTATCGGATAATAAATGGGAATCAGATTGGGATGCGATTGGTAATACCTCTCGAATGGCAGCGGGTTCATTCGCATACACCCCTCGTCCAACATATAGTAATCACTCCAAAGGATGGTCATCAAACGGAGCACACTTTAGAACATAATAATATGTATAGAATAGCAAAAGATATTTGGATGGTTTCAATCATTATGGTATTTTCAGTAGTGTGTTTAGCTGAATATATTATTTTGGAAATTTATGAAAAGTTTTTTAGGAAAGACTAGGAAATGTGAAAACTTTTACTTACCTTTATAGAGTAATAAGAGATAAACATAAAACAACAAAGATATGAAAAACTACAATAACCCAATCGTTAATGCATTTATTGACAAAGTTAATTTAGAAATTGCTGATTACTACGCAACTCACTTATCAAACCTAACACCCAAACCAATAGAAATGCGTGTTGGTAGTAAGTTTATTAAACTAATTAGCAACGGAAGTGTGTGGGGATTTATCTCCCGTTATAATGGTGATTACAAAGGAGTACCAATTAAGAAAGGTGATTTAATGAAAGCCGCTTCTCGTGACTCTGCCGCCAAACATAGTAGAGGAAACATCATTGATGGAACTGCCAAATATGGTGTTTATGGAGTTGCTTATTTATAAAATAAATGAAATAAAATTAGGAAATGTAGATTTTTTTACTTACCTTTATAGAGTAGTGAGAGTTAAACATTAAAAAGATATGAAAAGAGAACAAAATTACAAAACGATTTTTAGTGATATAGACGGTACTTTGATTGAGCAAGTTCGTTTTGAAGATTTAGACCCTAACGTAGTAAATGTGTTGCCAGGTGTGAAAGAGAAAATGAATGAGTGGTATGAAGCCGGTCATCACATTGTATTAACAACCGCTAGGCCTTGGCATTTGGAACTGATTACTAAACAACAAATGGAAAACGCAGGTATCCGTTATCACCAAATCGTAATGGGTATCGGACGAGAAGAAAGAATTTTAATCAACAACAATTCAAAGGGTGAGCCCGAAAACGCACGTGCTATGGCAGTTGCCGTTGGTAGGGATGCTGGGTTCATCAATTCGAATTGGGAAAATGTAGGACTTTAATAAATGTTAAAAGGCGAACAACATCCAAACCACAAACTAACAGATGGACAAGTGGAAATGATAAGAGCATTGTGGAAGATGGGACATCGTAATTTAAAAGTTATAGCATCTAACAACGGAGTATCTACAACTAACATTCGTAAGATAGTTAAAAGAGAAATTTGGACACATATTTAATAAAAATATATATTTATACTATATAAACTAATTAAAACTATGTCCAAACATTTATTGAACGAAGCAGTAGATGAACTATCTACGTTAAGTATATACTTACAAAGAACAAAGCAAAAGTTGCAAGAGCAAATGATTGCAGAGGGTGTTGATGACCCCGGTATCTTTAAGTGTATATTTTTAGCAGGTGGACCTGGTAGTGGTAAAGGATTTATGTCAAAAGAAATATTTGGAGTAGTTGATTATACAAAGTTTGCACCATCTGGTTTGAAAGTTGTAAATTCAGATTCGGCATTTGAAGCTGGTTTAAAAAAGAATGGTATAGACCCAAAGGATTTAGCAAAAATTGAAAAAGAAGACCCACAATTATGGGATAAAATACAAGGTAAATCATCTGATTCAATTCGTAATAAGGCGAAGGTAATAACAAAGCAATTAAAAGATTTTTACGAAGCCGGTAGATTGGGTATGATTATTGATGGTACTGGACATGAGTACGATAAGATTGCTAAACAAAAAGGACACGCTGAAGAGTTAGGATATGATTGTTATATGGTGTTTGTAAACACATCATTGGAGGTAGCAAAAGAAAGAAACCTACAAAGAAGTAGAGTAGTACCAGAAGAGTTATTGGTAAAGAGTTGGAAAGCATGTCAAGAGAACATGGGTAAGTTCCAAAGATTATTTGGTGGATACAAATTCTCAATTGTAGATAATTCGGTAGTGGGTGTTAAGCATGGTGATGTAACAAAAGCAGCAGCTAGATTTTTAGCACAACCAATAACAAATCCAATTGCTAAAAAATGGATAGCAACTGCAAGAGCATTAAAAAATATGAAATAGGAGAATAATAAGTTATGATTAGTTATGAAGAAATTGGTTTTTTAAACCATAAGATTTACAAAATACCTATGAGTGGTATTGATAATCAAAAAGTTATTAAAGAAATACAGATTGATAGAGACTTGTGGATGCCAGATAAGAGATTTAACGATACTCGTATGAGAGCACCTGGTTTACAAATGGATGGACAAACTCTATGTGGTGATGAAACCCGTAATATGTTTTCTTTATGTTATAATAAAGTAAGAGATTTTTTTACGGAACTAAACAATGAAAAGTATTTAAGTGGATACCAAAGAACTTGGATATACATAGCAGTGCCTGAATTAAAACAAGCACACTATCACAATCATTTAAAATTTCATCCAACAGATTCCGATACATTTACAGATTGGACTTGGGTATATTATCTGCAAGTACCCGATAATTGTACTGGAGCAGAGGGGAAGTTATTTTTTAAAGATGATAAGGACCCTAGAATAACACATTCATTTTTTCCAGAAGAAGGTTATATATACGCATTCGATGCAAATTTAGAACATTTACCATCTTTATCTAGATTTTCTACAAAAGAAAGAATAGTAGCAGCGGGTAATGTTATTTTAAATTTTGAAAATTAAATTATGATTAAAGGGATTGAATGTCCATATATCATTTCCAAACTATCGGAGCATGATTTAATAAAGGAAGATGTTTTAGATTTAATAAACGATGCAGAAGCAACTCGCTATTCGTATCCAAAAGATTACACAGATATAACTAGAACCGATTGGGATGTAAATAGGGATGTTGAAAGACATTATTTAAAAATAGCAATGCCTCCAATAGTTGAACTAATGGAAAAGCGATTTTTAGAAATGGGATACAATGAAATCACTATACGGAATATTTGGTTTCAACAATACAGAAAAGGTTCAGAGCATGGGTGGCATGTCCATTTAGGTTGTCAATTTACCAATGTATATTATGTAGATTTACCAGAAGGAGCACCAAAAACTCAATTGTTAAATCCAATGAATCAAAAAGAAATTATTGAGCTGGATGTAAAAGAAGGAGATGTTTTAACGTTCCCAAGTTTTATATTACATAGAGCACCAAACGTAGAAAGTAATATAGTAAAAACAATTATATCATTTAATTCAGATTGTAATATTAAATCAGTTGCTGGTTTATACGATTTTTAAAAAAGATATACTAAACTTTGAAGATTAAATATGCAAAGTATTGATATTTTTCCAATAAGAATATTTGAGAATTATATAGAAGTTCCAGATTCTTTAACTGATGGTATTAGAGAAGATATAAAAGATGATACTAAATATGATACTCCAATTGATTGGGATGGTGGTGTATATTCATCTTTTAATTATGAAAGCAAACTATTATATGGTACTAAAGAGCACAATCAAATAATAAATAATGTTATAGAAATAGTTAAAACTACACCACCTTACAATGGATTTGGTGATAATTTTATTTATGAATATAATATGTGGTGGAATTATTATACCGCAGGAAAGTATCAAGAATACCATAGTCATGCTAACAATATACTTTCTGGAGTTTGGTATTTGAATGATTCAAATGCACATACTGTATTTTGTGATAGGGGTCTTAAACACAAAGTTTTACCAACGAAAGGTAAAATAGTTTTCTTCCCATCTTACCTACCACATTATGTAGAACCATCGGATGATGAAAGAATGACAGTAGCGTTTAATTTTCAATTATCAAAACGGAACGTAAAATAAAAAAAAAGATATATATTATTTGGAATTACGAAAAAAGTTTCGTATATTTGTAAACGTTATTTGAAATATGGGGATGACCGGCTTTTGACAGATATGAAGACTGGTTGTATTGATGCAAGTAAGGTTAGATGGAAACCTTTGAAGACCTATCAAACAATAAGTGCAAACGTAGAATTATCTACAATGACGTTCGAAGATGCTATGGCATGGATGAACTCATTCGATTACGCAGTAGCTGCCTAATCTTCCTCGTACACATCATGAGGTAAAAAAGAATGTGAACCCAGGTGTGATTTCTACCCAAAAAGGAATAAGGTCTCGTTTGAGGTTCTACCTACTAAAGTGAATCTTCCACAGTTGAGAGTGATAATGGCAAAATAGAAACTCTATATTTTTTCAGTTTAGAAAAATTGAATAAACTTGTGAACGATTTACATTAGAAACTTATCTGGACCAGGGTTCGAATCCCTGCATCTCCACAAAAAATAAATGAGAAATCATTTGGATATATGAAAAAAGTTTCGTATATTTGTATCATAATAAATCGCGGGGAGGATGTTGGTTTCCCACCGGTCTCATAAGCCAGGTCTACGATAGTTCGATTCTGTCTCCCGCAACCAAAAATAAATGAGAAATCATTTGGATATATGAAAAAAGTTTCGTATATTTGTAAAAACATTTTGATAGTAGATGAACGAATTTAATATATTTCCAATTACTTTATTCGATACACATTTGGAAGTACCGGATGAATTGATTGAAGGTATTAAAAAAGAAATAAAAAATGAGCCAGAAAAATATACATCTCCAAAAAGTTGGGATGGTGGTGCTTTTTCATCGTTTAATCATAATAGTGATTTGTTATATGGTACACCATATGTAAATGAGATTATAGAACACGTAACGAGTATTGTTCAATTGCATCCATTTTATATAAAAACGTATAATTTTGGTGAAAAGTTTAGATATGATTATGAGATATGGTGGAATTACTATAAAGACGGAAAGTATCAAGAGTATCACTCACATGGTAACGATTTAATTTCTGGTATATGGTATCTATCGGATTCAACATCTAATACTGTATTCTGTAAAGAGGGGAGAAAACATAAAATACCATCAGTTAAAGGTAGATTATTATTTTTTCCATCTACACTATCACATTATGTTGAACCAGCTGATACAGAAAGAATGACGGTATCGTTTAACTTTCAAATATCAAAAAGAAATTTGTAAAAAAAAGTTAAAAAGACTTTGATATATGAAAAAAGTTTCGTATATTTGTAATGTTGAAAATGAGGTTAGTATGCCGGTGTGGAGAAGTCCGGTGTTAAGAGGACCCGAGAGGTAGAAATACCATCCCACTACTCATCCAATATTTAAGAATGGTTGTTGAAGCCAACATCTAATAAAACCGAATGTGTGAAGCCCAACCATAAGTGGTAAGCTAAAAAGCCGGAGACAACCAATCTTAAAAAAAAGTTAAAAAGTTTTTGGATATATGAAAAAAGTTTCGTATATTTGTATTATAGATTTGAGACCAATAGGTGATGAAAGATACTCGGTTAATCAAATTAAAAATGTTCTTTAAAATATAAGCACATAGTAGACGAGTTCTACATAGTGTACATCGGCCGCCTATGGTCGTGAAATAAACTACGAAAGTAGGATAAAGTGAATCATTTGGTTTAAGTGATTTGCGGCTTCGAAAGGAGCTTGAGTAGGCAAGTGGAATATCATTTCACCTTTAGTATTGAGGGTAACACTGTAAAGAGGGTGGTGAAATGACTGGGCTAAAGTAGATAGTTCAGTTGAGGTGGGAACACCAATAAGAATAATCCATAGAGTTATTGCGAGAAACTGAAACTTAATCCCTTTCAACAATTGCGTGATTCAATATCAGAGTTTACTTAAAACCGAAAGGTAAGATAAAGTACGAGTGGTGTCGTTATTATCCTTACTCTTCACCTACCAAGGTAGGAGTTATGAAGCAAACTTAAAGTATGGTGTTAGGGATAACACATCGAGTAGTTCAGTATTCTGTTGTTCAAAAGATAACGGAGCAGGTTGGCGAACCACTACTTGAAACCATCTACAAACCAAACTCAATTTGCCGGTTAGTGCAAACTATAAACAAAAAGAGCAAAAGTGTTCGTCAGTTGCAAACGAAAGGTGCGTACATAGTAGGGAGTTGTTCCTTGCCACGATACCTCCGCAAGAGGTCTGTGATTCTTTCGAAAAACTTCTAACACCGCAAGTGTGAATCTGTTCGGCAGAGTAGAAGAAGCGGAGTAAAGAGAGAGTAGTTTGTAACTTTATGAGTGGTTGGCTTAACTAACCCGCATTGAATCGGTACTACCCAAAAGGTAGTGGAAAAGTTGGGAAACAATAATCCAACGAAAGCCGGTTCGCATACGTGAGTATTCTCATCCGTATCTTTTTAACTTAAAATAAAAAAATTACATATATATTATTATAAATAAAGAAATGAAAACTCTTAACCTACATACGATAGCTTATCAACCGACATCAAATTTGATGTGGGCAGGCAATCGCGTGTGTGATTTTAGTTCGAAAGGAATTAAAAATCAGTTAGGGGCAACAATATTAAACGATGTAGACTTGGGATAAAACCAAACTACATACTTAAATTAAAACAACCCCTGACCCAAAAAGTTAGGGGTTTTTTTATGTTTAAAAATAAGTTGATGTGGCGCAGTGGTAGCGCAGTAGACTGTTAATCTATTGGTCGTAGGTTCGAATCCTACCATCAACGCAAGAATAAGTTCTTTGACATAATGGTGAAATAGTGGGTTAGCTCAATTGGCAGAGCGCCGTCTTTACATGGCGGATGTTGGGGGTTCAAGTCCCTCACTCACTACAATAGAAGTCCGTATGACGTAATTGGCAACCGTGCTGGTTTTAGAAACCAGATTGTGTAGGTTCGAATCCTACTATGGACACAGGTAGTTCCCGATGCTACATATCAAAATCGGATTTAAAGGAGCAGTGGCAGATGAGGTTCATTGCGCTGGACTGAAAATCCAGAGGAACAGGTTCGATACCTGTCTGCTCCACCAATGAACTCGTAGCTCAATTGGTAGAGCACTACACTTTTAATGTAGGGGTTTTGGGTTCGATTCCCAACGGGTTCACAATATAGGGTGGTATATCAATGGTTAGATTACTTGCTTTGGGAGCAAGAGGATGTGAGTTCGAGTCTCGCTCACCCTACACAGAGATATAGCTCAATTGGTTAGAGCACCGACCTGATACGTCGGGGGTTATAGGTTCGAGTCCTATTTTCTCTACACTTTTTCAACTTTTAGATAAAGGTTGGAAAATTTTTTGAAGGTAATTTTTTACTTTGGAAATAAATACATGTCCTTGGTGTAATGGTAGCATACCGCTCTCCAAAAGCGATGATAGAGGTTCGAATCCTTTAGGACGTGCTAATAGTTCTATGGTGTAATGGATAGCACCTGACACTACGGATGTCAAAGTTGGAGTTCGAGTCTCTATGGAACTACATAATGGTGAATTGACCGAGTTGGTTTAGGTAGAGGTCTGCAAAACCTTTTACATTGGTTCGAATCCAATATTCACCTCGTTGTTTATAGTGTTAATGGTCAGCACGTCAGTTTGTGGTACTGATAGTATGGGTTCGAATCCCATTAAACACCCCATATTGCGTGGCTTGGTGGAAAAGAGCTATCTCTCATAAGGAAAGCCAAGTGGGTTCGAACCCCACACACGCAACGATAAAATAAAAAAGTAAAAAATGTTAGGAAATATAAAATAAATGTTGTATATTTGTTACATAAAATCTAAAAGTTAAATATGAAAAAGTTACAAATCACTCTAATAGGTATTTTCCTATTATTAGGTTGTGCAAAGGAAGAAGCACTAACACCAGCAATCATTGATATGCCACCATCTGTATTCACAGAGGATGCAACCAACGTTACACTTAAATCGGCATTTATTTTGGGTAAAGTAGAGGATGTACCTTATGCACCTACAATTGAACGTGGATTTATTTACGCAAATAATCCGGATATTGGTGGATATGGTATTACCATTAAATTGGATACAAATATTACAACATTTAAATCACATCTAACCAAACTAACACCAAATAAAACCTATTACTATAATGCATACGCCAAAAATAAATATGGTACTGCTTATGGTGAATTAAAGAACTTTACAACGGGTGATTATATTTTACCAACTTTAACAACCGATAGTTTGGGTAATATAACATTAACATCGGTAAAACTATACGGTAATATTACAGATGATGGTGAAACACCTATATTAAAGCGAGGATTTTGCATTAGTACCAACCCAACACCCACAACTACCGATAGTACATTTAATGCAGGTGAAGGGATGGGTGCATTCAATTTAGTTGTAATCAAACTTAAAGCAGGTACAAAATACAATGTTCGTGCCTTTGCTACCAACATTATGGGTACATCCTATGGTAAAGAGCTCACATTTTCAACATTAGATTACAAATTACCAACAATCCAAACAAATTCAGCAACTGATATTGGATTGGATGTAGCAACATTAAGTGGTAATGTGAAAGATTTAGGTAGAGGGGAATTAAAGGAACGAGGAATAGTTGTATCCAAATCTCCAAAACCAACCATTGATAATATGAAATTCAAATCATCAGTTACTGATTTGGGTGAATATAAAATTGTAGTTACTAAATTGGAGGTAAATACCAAATACTATGTAAGAGCATATGCTCAAAATGAAGCAGGTATTGTATATGGTGATGAAATAAATTTCTCAACAATAGATTATACGTTTGCCAAAATATCTACCAACGATATTGGGAATATCTCATTTAGGAGTGCAAGAATTGGTGGTGAGGTTACAAACGAAGGTAACACACCCGTAACTGAAAGAGGTGTAGTAATTAGTAGAGAGAAAACACCTACAATTTCAGATAGAAAACTTATAGTAGGAAATGGTTTGGGTGGATATATGGTAGATGTAAATGAACTGATACCCAATTCAACATACTATATTAGAGCATATTGTATAAACTCAAAGGGTATAGTTTATGGTAATGAACGAAATTTCAGAACTTTAGATGATACACCCCCACCAGCTCCAATAGTATCTATACCTACTATACCATCACCACCACCAACAACATTTGTACCTGAACCAGTTGTAACAACACCACCACCAACAACATTTGTACCCGGACCAGTTGTAACAACACCGCCACCATTGGTATCCAATTTGCCAGAATATATTAGTGTACCTGATAGTAGATTTGAGCAGGCATTGATTGATAGAGGATACGATTTTGTATTGGATGGTAGGATTAAAACTGCACCAATTGCAAACGCAACTACCATAGAAATACTAAACCCTATGGGTATTGTAAGTATTAGGGGTATAGAAGCATTCCCAAATCTACAAAGATTACGGATTATTCACAATCAAATTAGTAGTGTTGATTTATCCAAAAATCTAAACTTAACTTGGGTTTCCTTTTGGGATAATAAATTGACAAGTATTGATGTGAGTTCCCTATCAAAGTTAGAATATTTTGGAGCAGGTGATAATGATATAGTAACATTTGATGTTTCCAGAAATAAAAATTTAATTGAATTGGATTTTGGTAATACAGAAGGTAGAGCTGGATATGGAACAACTCGTGGTGTAACATCAATTGATATAACTCACAATCCAAACCTACAACAACTGTATATGCAAAACAACAGATTGACATCGTTAAATTTGAGTGGAAACCCAATGATTAAAGGACTTTGGGTACATGATAATAAAATTGAATCGTTAGATTGTACAAGAAATCCACTTTTAAGTTGGTTTTTAGTTTGGAATAATAATTTAAGATATTTAAATATTAAAGGATTACCATCTATTTTCATAGATAGATTATATACTTACAATAATCCAAATTTATTAGAAATTAAAGTTCAAAGTGTTCAAAAATTATTACAAAAAAAATCCGATTGTGGGGGATGTTTCAATGTAGATAGTTGGACAAAATATGTAGAATAATTTGGAAATATAAAATATATTTTGTATATTTGTAGAGTTGCTCGAATGTTGGAATGGTAGACAAGACAGACTTAAAATCTGTTGTCCGTATGGGCGTGTGGGTTCAAGTCCCTCTTCGAGTACAATGTAACGATTCGAAAGAATGGCGGAACAGACGCTAGGCATGAAATGGAAACTTTTGAAGCTCGTATAAAGGAGTGAATGAGACACAAACCGCACAGACGTTACATAATGGGGATTTAGTTCAGTTGGCTAGAACGCTTGATTTGCATTCAAGAGGTCGTGGGTTCGAATCCCACTTTCTCCACCAAAAGAAATATGCCGGAGTGGCGGAACAAATGGGAAGTACAACCATTAGACGTGCCTGATTCGAAGTGGTGCAGTAACCGAAAAGGACTGTGTGTGGGTAGCCAATCCCTCCTCCGGCACCTTATTTATCGTTGAAAGAAACGATATTAGATTTTATCGTTAGATTAAACGATATGGACTTGTAGCTCACTCGGTTAGAGCAGTTGACTCATAATCAAAAGGTAGTAGGTTCGATTCCTACCTGGTCCACAACGAGTAAGAGATACTCGGTAGTCTTTAATCCAAGACTCATTTAACAATGGATGGTGGTTTGTAGTATCAACCTTAATGACTACATATTGGGAATAAGGATTGTGGACCTACTCTCCCCCAAGTAATAGGTTGACGTTTTTACGAGGGATGCTTCGCAGGTTTTCGAGATAGTAAAAAACCGAAATAACTACTCACAAGTAATCTCAATGTGGGGAAATTTGCAGGTATAGCACAGTGGTTAGTGCTCTGGTCTTCCAAACCGGAGACGTCAGTTCGAATCTGACTACCTGCTCCATAAGGAGCTCCCGCTTTAAGGTGAAGGACACGCGGGCGAATAACTTTCAGAGTAAGTTGTAAAAGAACTCGAAACCTTAAGTCTAGTGTGGGATGAGACTCCTACCCACACATTTGGGAGTATCGCATAGTGGCAATTGCGGGTGACTGTAAATCACTTCTCTACGAGTTCGGAGGTTCGAGTCCTTCTACTCCCACCAAATAATCCCAATAAAGTTTGGAATTATAAAAGAAAATACTTATATTTGTAAATGCTCCGTTCGTCTAATTGGTTAGGATACTCCCCTTTCACGGGAGAGCTTATGGGTTCGATTCCCATACGGAGTACAATGATTACTGAAATTGAATGATACGAGCCCCGAAAGTTCGAAAAGAGTCAGGCGGTAATCATATTTGCTTCCGTAGCTCATATGGTAGAGCAGCTGACTTGTAATCAGCAGGTGGTTGGTTCGAGCCCGACCGGAAGCTCCGATTGATGTTTCGTTTGGTGGTATGTTTTTAAGTTGCCAAAGTGCCGAAAGGATTACTTGATAAGTAAAAAGGATAAACCATCGTATTTGGCTCTATAATTGTTGAGGTCGCTCCAAAAGCAATGAGTGGGTTAATGTGACGGTCAATCGTAAAGACTCAAAGGTGTACACAATAAAGAGTAGTTGATTGAAGTAAGTGACTTAACAAGATGGGTTCGATTCCCATTAGAGCTACAAAACAAACGAAGACTATGGTGTAACCCCATGGTATATAAAATCCAAAATGGTCCTGTTGAAGCCGGAATAGTCATACAGGTCAGGAGAGAGTTACTATAAGTGGGGAGTAATTAACCCAATACGAAATGTAACCACCAATAAAAATTGGTTATGATGTGTAGAAGGACACAATAAGTTTGTTTTAATTTAGTTCGTTGGTGTAGAGGCCCAACATGCTTCCCTGTCACGGAAGAGACCACGGGTTCGAATCCCGTACGAACTGCAAATTGCTCGATGGTGTAGCGGTAGCACAACTGTTTTTGGTGCAGTTAGGGTTGGTTCGAATCCAGCTCGGGTAACATTAAATAAAAATAGTATGAAAGAATTAGGAATGTCTATTATGCTTTTATTCAACACATTGGGTGGTTCAATTGACCCAAAGTTTAGCGATGAAGCACCTTTGGTTGAAACTATAAAAACTGAAATCAAAGAATTACAAAGAAAAATCCAATGGGTTGATGCAACCGATGAGGATTATGCAAGTAAGTATGTTCGTATAGAAAAATTATCGAAAGATATTATAAAGAAAAAAGAACAACTTAAAAATATGGAGAAACGTGCCAAACTTAAACAAAAGTGGGCATTAGAAGATTCATTGGAAATCCGTAAGAAATATCCACCAATTGTTTTGGATACTTTAAAGTCAGAACAAATTTAGTAAAAGGAGGGTTGGCAGAGTTGGTCTATTGCACCGGTCTTGAAAACCGGAGTCTGTAACAGGACCGTGAGTTCGAATCTCACACCCTCCTCATCTGGCTCCATAGCTCAACGGATAGAGCAACGCACTTCTAATGCGTAGGTTTCAGGTTCGAGTCCTGATGGAGTCACTAAAATGTTGAAAATCGAAATATCGTATATTTATATTAAATAAATCAATAGTTCGATTATGAAATGTATAAAATGTAATAAAGAGCACGATGGTTCTTATGGTAGCGGTAAGTATTGTTCAGTATCGTGTGCCAATTCAAGAGTTAGAACGGATGCAGTAAAAAGAAAAATTAGTGAGGGAATGTTGAAATCTGAATGGTGGAAGACATGCGATTTTTCATATAACTCAAATCCAAGTAAAATTGAAAAAAGTAGAAATACTTTTAAACAAAAAAGAGATTATACAAAAGCACATATATCCAGTATAAAAGTGTGGATAAAAGAAGATAGGGGACATAAATGTGAAGAATGTGGAATTGAAAAATGGCTTGGTAAAAGATTGCCTATGGAAATTGACCATATAGATGGTAATAATAAAAATAATGATTTGAGTAATTTAAAAATTCTTTGTCCAAATTGTCATTCACAAACTCCAACTTGGAGAAAGAAAAAAAAATAATTTAGAGAGTTACCCAAGTTGGTGAAGGGGGCAGTTTGCTAAACTGTTAGGTTGGGTAAAACCGGCGCGAGGGTTCGAGCCCCTCACTCTCTACAATTATCATAACTTTATATTTATAGGTATGATAATACAATTGAACCCAACAATACCTATAATTCGTATATCAGATGGTATGCGAGGTTACGCATTTATGTGTATAGATTACTCACAAGAGCACGATTTATACTTTACTTGTGGAATGGATGATGGGCAAATTTGGGTATTAAATAATAAAGATATAAGGTTACAGAATAATGTAACATTCGGTAGACCTTAAAAATTGTGATGTGGCGAAATTGGCAGACGCACCCTCCTGTCTCGGGGGCGAGGATAAATAAATAAAGTAAGAATAATAAAGGGGTTGACCACCTAGCTTCCGGAAGCGCCAAAAATTGTTCTTTACCTAATTACCTTATGGATGGTTCGAATCCTCCCATTACAGCAATTAAACCAAACAAAATGAAACTACGCAAGATATTAAAAGAAATACAAAAAAGCCCATATCAGTATGGATGTGCAATGTTATACATAGATTTTGATGAATCTATATTGACAAGTACAATTAGTGATGTTGATGTATATGATGATGAGAACGGTCATTATGGTTTAGAAACAGAACCGCACGTTACATTACTATATGGTCTACATACAAATGTACCAGATGGTGTAGTATCACAAATTATCAACCAAGTTCCTTTTGGTGATATTAAATTAACAAACCCATCTATATTTGATGGTAACCCTGATTACGATGTGTTAAAGTTTGATGCTAGTGGTGAAGGATTGGAAAGAGCAAACGAACTCTTAAAGAAACTACCACATTCAAACGATTATCCAGAGTATCACCCACATATGACTGTTGCTTACTTAAAGAAAGGTAAGTGGCAACAATATACAAATAAGTTTATGCAGATGCAATTTGAAGTTTCACCATTATATGTCATTTATAGTAAAAGCGATGGTAGTAAACACAAATTTAAAATAAGGTAAGGATATGGAAAAGGTATTCAGAAGATTAATTGACAGAAAAAAAGTAGAATTAGTAACATATATATCTGAATACCTATCTAATAACGATGGTATTGAAATACTCATTGGATGTGATTCACAAGTATTTAAAACAAAAACAATCTACGCAATTGTAATTGCACTTTACACTCCCGGCAAAGGAGCTCACTTACTTTTCACTCGTTGGAACACTAATAGAGAGAACTATTCAGGTAATCGTTTGATACATGAAGTATGGTCTTCTATTGAGGTAGCAGAGTATTTAAGAGAAGCGGGATTACCAAAGGCAACATATATTGATGTAGATTTAAACCCAGACCCACAATTCAAATCAAACGAAGTATTCCGTCAAGCAGTAGGAATGGTGGAAGGCCTTGGTTATAAATGTAGACACAAAGGAACAAATGCAGCAGTAACATATGCAGCAGATACTTTGGTAAAAATGTACTAAAAATTAAATTTTGTTATATTTATATGTGTAGAGTTGAGGCTACATATTTAACGAAATTGAAAACAAAACCTTTGGTTAGTAGGGACCTCAACCCCGAAAGCCAAAGGTTTTTTTATTATGTATATTTACAAACATATTAGAACCGATACAAACGAAGTATTTTATATTGGTATAGGTAAGAATAAGCGAGCTTGGCAAAAAGGAAGAAATCGTATTTGGAATAGTATTGTATCAAAAACTGATTATATAGTTGAAATAATACAAAATAATTTATCAATAGAAGAAGCTATTGAATTAGAAAAATATTACATCAAATTATATGGTAGACGTGATTTGAATACGGGAACTTTGGTAAATTTAACAGATGGGGGAGAGGGTATTGTTGGTATGATACGAACAGAGGAACATAAAAAACGAATTAGCGAAGCACATAAAAAAAATGGTATAATACCACCAAGCCAAAAGGGGATTGTAAGAAGTGAAGAAAATAAGAAAAAAATAAGTGAAAAAAACAAAGGTAGGGTTTTATCAAATGAAACCAGAGCCAGAATAGCATTTGCAAGTTCAAATCGTTCAGATGAAGCCAAATTAAATAAAAGTGAGGGTTTGAAAAAATGGTGGGCAAATCGTAAAGCAAATAAATGATGGTAATTTTTTGTTTTCTAAATTAAATTTTCGTATCTTTGTAAAAGTAAAAATAAAAGTTATTAAAACGAAAGGAGGTTACTATTTATCAAAATATTTTTTTTCAAAAGGGTAAAAACAAAGTACATTTGTGGGACGATACTACGGGCTATCATGTTATGGATTTCAAACCATATGCATATGAGAGAAACCCATTCGGTGAATCAACCACTTTAAGTGGTGTTAAAGTTTCCAAAACATATGAGTTCACAAAAGATGACCCAAATCTTTTTGAGGCGGATGTACCGGAAACAACTCGTATATTAGTAGATTTATATCACACATCTGATATTCCATCGGTAGGTCATGTCATTATGACATTTGACATTGAGGTTGAGATGATTACAGGTCTACCAGATACTCAAAAAGCAAAGAACGCGATTACTGCAATTGCACTACATGATAGTGCAACGGATGTATATTATGCTTTGGTTTTGGATGAATTTGGTAAAGTAAAAAATACTATTACTGGTAACAGAGTTGTTAAATCTTATAGTAGTGAAAGAGAGTTACTGCGAGCATTCTTAACAATTTACGAAGAAATCAGACCATCAATCATTACGGGTTGGAACATTGACTCATTTGACGTTCCGTATCTATTCAATCGTATTACAAACGTATTGGGTAGAACAAGTGCAACTCGTCTTTCACCAATTGGTGAGTGTTTCTATTCACCATACAGAAATCGCTGGAGTTTTGCTGGGGTAAGTGCATTGGATTATATACACTTATATAAGACCTATAACTATGGGTTAGAAGCATCCTATACACTAAACCACATTGCAACCAAAGAGTTGGGTAAAGGTAAGGTAGAATACAAAGGTAATTTGGATGATTTGTTCAGAGAGGATATAAACAAATACATTGATTACAACATCGTAGACGTTGAGTTAGTGGTTGGTTTAGAAAAGAAACTACAATTCATCGAACTATGCAGAGCTATCTGTCACGCTGGTCACGTTCCGTATGAAGATTTTGTGTATTCATCAAAATATTTGGAAGGAGCTTGTTTGAATTATCTTAAACATCGTAATTTAGTAGCACCAAACAAACCTGCGGATAGAAGAGAACGGATGCAGGAAATCAACGATAATAATCAGGAGAAGTTTATTGGTGCATATGTAAAAGAACCCATCGTTGGTAAGTATGATTGGATTTATGACTTGGATTTAACATCCCTATATCCATCCATCATTATGACCCTAAACATCTCACCTGAAACAAAAATGGGTAAGATTGAAAATTGGGATGCAGAAGAGTGGATTAGAGGTACAGATAAAACATACGATGTAACATCAGCTGGAAGTACTGAAACTTATAGTAAGAACGAAGTACAACAAATGATTAAAGAGCACGGATTGGGTGTAGCCGCCAATGGGGTTCTGTATGACCAGAGTAAACCTGGACTTATTGCAGATATTTTAGATTTATGGTTTTCACAAAGGGTTGAATTTAGAAAATTAGAAAAGCAATATGGTGAAGCGGGTGATACGGAGAAATATGAATTTTATGCTAAAAGGCAGTTGGTTCAGAAGATTCTTCTTAACTCTATGTATGGTGTTCTTGGTCTTCCTGCCTTTCGGTTTTACGATATTGATAATGCAGAGGCAGTTACGATTACGGGTCAAACTGTTATTAAGAAAACGGCAGAGATGGCAAACATTAAGTACCAAAAGGAATTAGGTACTAAAGAAGATTACAATGTGTATATAGATACAGACTCAATCTATATGTTGGCAGAACCTTTGGTGAAACATCGGTTTCCAGAGTATAAAGGATTTGATGAGAAACGAATGGCTTCGGTAGTAAATGATATTGCAGAAGAAACACAACTATTCCTTAATAAGTTCTATGATATATTAGCTGAAAGATTCTTCTTTATATCAAAAGATAAACACAGATTTGAAATTAAAAAGGAATACATTTCAAAAGCAGGTTTTTGGGTAGCAAAGAAACGATACGCACAATGGATGATTTTAAAAAATGGTATTCCTTGTGATAAGCTAGATGTAAAAGGATTAGATGTAGTTCGTTCATCATTCCCAAAGGCATTTCAAGACTTTATGAGTGGTATTCTACGTGATATTCTTACGGGTAAAACGAATGAAGATGTTGATAAAGAATTGAGAGAGTTTAAATTGAGCTTATCGGGATTGGATGTATCAGTTATAGCAAAAGGTGGAGCAGTAAAAGAGATTAGTAAGTATGATACTAAAACTTTGGATAAACGAATAGGTGCATTTGAAAAAGGAACACCTGCACACGTTAAAGCGGCAATCACATACAACCGATTACTCAAACACTACAATTGTCCTTTTATGTATGAGCCAATTAGAGATGGTGATAAGGTGAAGTGGGTGTATCTAAAACAAAATCCATTTGGGTTAGATACGGTAGCATTTAAGAACTACAATGACCCGGATGTTATTATGGATTTCGTTAAACAATATATAGATGTTGATAGAATATTTGAAGCAGAGTTGGAAAACAAAATGGATGATTTCTATAAAGCATTGAAGTGGGAGAAAGTAAATCATGCACAAAAAAAACTCTCACAATTTTTTGGTTTCTAAATTAAATTTTCGTATCTTTGTAAAAATTAAAACAATAAATTATGAACAAAATTAGATTAAACCGCTTTATTCAAAAATACAACTTGGCGGGGTTGATTGAATCGGTAACTTGGAAAGCCGATGGTACAAAACTAACTACAAAGTTTATCTCCGATGATAAGACGGTATTAGGTGAATTGGAGTTGGAAAACTTTAACTTTGAAGCAGCGGAATTGGGTATCTATACCACATCAAATTTATCAAAATTATTATCTGTATTGGGTGATGATATTGATTTGCAAGTTGGTAAAGTAGAAGATAAAGCAATTGCTTTGAGTTTGGTAAGTGATGGTACAAAAGCAAGCTACCAATTAGCTGATTTATCAGTAATCCCTGCGGTGCCTGATTTGAAGCAATTACCTCCATTTGATATTCAAATTGATTTAGATGGTAAGTTTATTGACCGATTTATCAAAGGTAAAAATGCGTTAAGTGATGTAGATACATTTACTGTCTTAACTGAAAATGGTGATTTGAATTTGGTAATTGGTTATTCGAATGTAAATTCTAATCGTATTACATACAAAGCACAAGAAGGTTATACTAATTCAGTAAATCCAATTTCATTCTCTGCTAAATACTTAAAAGAGATTTTGGTTGCAAATAAGGATGCTACATCGGCAACTTTACAAATCTCAACACAAGGATTAGCACACATCGGATTTAAGATTGATGATTACACATCAAAGTATTATTTAGTAGAAGTTCAATTATCAGCATAAACCAATTACTATGGCGTTTGATTATCCAAAAAAGTATTTTTACGAAAGAAATGGCTGGATTTACCGAGAAGATATAAACCTCAAATATGAGGATGTATTGAAGATGTCCTTTACAGACTTCGGCAAGTGGGTTGATTACTTTCGTAAAACTGCCATAGAGCAGTGGGATAAAACAGATGCACCACCTAGAATTGGTATGGATGAAGCATCAATCATTGAGAACTTTTCGAAACTACAAGCATTCAAAGTGCATGAGTTTGCAGAAAAGGATGATTTAGGTGATGATGTAATCTTTAACTTTAATAAGTTTGCAACACCTGTAAATCAGTTCTTTCCGGCAATGTATAAAACTGGTATTGGTGGTTCTGCATATGATAAACCAAAACCATCTATTTATGATGTATTCGTAAATGATGATTATCTTCAAGAGTTTATTAAACAAATGAGAAGATTAACTCGTCAAGATGGTATGTATCGTTTTACCAAAACTGTTCATTTAGATAACTCAAATTATCACAATTCACATATCCAAAGCGGTAAAGAGTGGATTGAAAAATGGGCAGCAGGTGATACATTAGCAGGACATGATTTTTGTTTATCCCAAGCTGATAGTAAAGTACCCTCACCGGAAATTACGGCAGAGGAGATTAAAGAATTGTGGAGAGAAGGAAAATTGAGATATGAAAATATCTCATCACTAAAAACTGCGGATTGGGGAGATAATATAGATAATCTAACAGACCTCCCAAAGCAACCTATACAGATTAAAATATATCCGTTAGGTCAAACAATCTTTCCAGAGGCAACGGCTGCATTCCGTATTGGAATGGGAACACAGGCAGTAGTGAATTTTCCACCACTAACTGCTAAATTCTTATATCAGAAATTTACTCAACACATCAAAGACCAGGATATAATTAACATCTATGACCCATCTGCGGGATGGGGTGGTAGGATATTGGGAGCAATGAGTGTAGATGATAGAAATATCCACTACATTGGTAATGACCCGAATACTGAAAACTATTTGGATGAGATTGGTAAAACTAGATATGAGTATTTAGCAGAGTTCTTTAATAACAAAGTGCCAGGTGCGGCTAATCTATTTTGGGGTCATCGTAATACATATGAACTATTTACAACTGGTTCAGAGATTATTGCAGAAGAAGAAAGATTCCAAAAGTATAAGGGTAAGTTGGATTTTGTATTCACATCACCACCATACTTTGATAGAGAAAGATATTCGGATGATGATTCACAATCATTTAAGAAGTTCAACAACTATGAAAGTTGGAGAGATGGATTTTTAAGACCTACACTAACAACCGCGTATGAGTACCTACGAAATGATAGATACATTTGTTGGAACATTGCGGATATTAAAGTGGGTAAAGATAAGTGGTGGACATTGGAGCAAGATAGCATTGATATTCTTACAGAGTTAGGATGTGAATATAAGGGTAAGATAAAGATGACGATGTCTCCAATGACGGGAGTTGATTTGAGTGGAGTTAAAAATAGTATGCAGATAGACGGGACTTACTATAAGTACGAACCAATATTTGTATTCTATAAACCTTAAAAGAATGTTTGGAAATAAAAGAGAAAATACGTTGTGGGTTGAAAAATACAGACCACAAAAATTAAGTGAGTATATCGGAAACGATTTACTAAAAGAAAAAGTACAAGGGTATTTAGATACTGGCGATGTACCACATCTATTACTATATGGTAAAGCGGGTACGGGTAAAACTACATTAGCTAAAATTATAGCGAATACGATTGAATGTGATTTGATGATTATCAACGCATCCGATGAGAACAACGTAGAAACTGTCCGTAACAAAGTGAAGAACTTTGCAAGTGGTGCTGGATTTAAAGGATACAAAATCATTATATTGGATGAGTTTGATTATATGACAGCAAACGCACAAGCAATTCTTCGTAACTTAATGGAAACATTTAGTACTCACACTAGATTTATCCTAACCTGTAATTATCACGAAAAAATTATTGAACCAATTTTATCACGCTGTCAAACATTTGCAGTAACTCCACCATCAAAAAAAGATGTAGCGGTTCACGTGACAAACATATTAAATAAGGAGGGCATTAAATATGATATTAAAGATGTTGCGGATATTATTAGTGCTTTTTATCCGGATATTCGTAGGGTGCTTAATACTATTCAGTTGCAGTGTTCTAATGGAACTCTTAAAGTAGATACACAAACTGCTTTACAAAATGATTTTAAGATAAAGATTTTAGACATCTTAAAAAATGGAAGTGAGAAACGCAATATGTGGATGGAAATTAGACAGATTATTGCAAACAATAAGATTACAGAGTTTTCGGAACTATACACTTATCTATATGAAAAGGTAGATGAATATGGTAAAGATAATAAATCAGGTGTAATCCTAGCATTATCAGACTCCCAACAAAGGGATGCATTAGTAGTAGATAAAGAAATTCCGTTCATAGCGGGCATTATTCAAATAGTAAGTTTAATTAGATAATTATGGAAAACACAGAAACAGCAAAACCTATCGGTGATAGAGTTTTAATTGAGATTGAAAAGCAGGAAAAAACAGTAGGTGGTATTATCCTACCAGAAACCGCACAATATGGTGAAAACAAATTGGGTAAAGTAATATCAGTAGGACCTGGTGTATTTACACAAAACGGAACTCGTATCCCTATGACATTGGAGGTTGGTAATAAAGTATTACTACCACACAATAGTTATGATACACAGACTATTAAGTTAGCTGGTAAAGATTATATCTTATTGCGTGAGCAAGAAGTTTTAATGGTGATACGATGATAGGTGGTAATTTAGGAAAACCAAATATATCGCAAGCAAAGGATATGGCTTGTGGGAATTGTGGAGGTGATACCTTTGCAATTGGGTATAAGTTTAAAAAGATGAGTAAGTTACTCACAGGAGCAGCATCGGATGAGATTATCCCATTTGAAATCTATTTATGTGTAGAATGTGGAGAACCATTAGAAGAGTTGTTACAACCTGAATTAAGAAAACCAAAAGAAAATGGCGAAGGAAAAAACCCGCTTGGGCTTATTTGACCACATATCAGCAATAACCGAACATCAAAAACCTGATTACTTTGATAAACTAACAGATGATGACAAAAAGACATGGAGTAATTTTCTCATCTTACGTTATTTATCAATGCAACCTACTTGGGTTGATGTTGTTTCGGAAGTTCAACCATATGTGCAAAGTTTATCGCCAGAGTTATTCTATAAAGTGTTTATAGATATTTTACCAAAAGGTAAACAATATTTAAAATACATTAGTGGAAGAAAGAAAGCAGATGGGCAGCCTGAATGGTTAATAGAATTAGCAGTAAAATATTACGAAGTTTCGGAAAAGCAAGCAGTTGAGTATTTAGATATTCTTTATTCTACCAGACAAGGACAAGAAGAAATAAATGAATTGTGTGAAATGTATGCAATTCCAAAAAAACAAATCACTTCGTTAAAGCTTAAAATTTAATATCGTTTTATGATTTCTCCTATATTTATTTATGGGAGAAATTATGAGACTAATTACATCAATATTGTTGGTGCTATTACCTATTATGGGTATGGCGCAAAATACAGAGCCAGTTTTTGTTGAAAAAGTTGTTAATAGTGTTCAGATAGGACCTTTAACCGGCAACAAAAACCTGGCTTTTGGTGTAAAAAATATCTTACAGGAATTAGTACAAGAGAACCATCCTTTGATGGAAACCATAGATGAGAACACAATCGTTCTTAAAACAGAAATCGTTTTCTTCGATATTCTAACAACCAAAAAAAATATATCAGTTTTTCATTCAGACGAAACTGAAGTAGTTATACGAATAAAGGGTACGCTTTACAAAAACGGCAAGAAATTAAAACAATTTTTAGCAGAAGAAAGTTCATCCGAAGTATCTACTAGTACATTATTAGTTAATGAAGGTGGACAATTCAACCAACAATCTGCACGAAACGCGATTAAAAAGACTTGTGAAACCTTAATCAAAAAACTATTATAATGAAAAACTTATTATTCGGATTGGTGTTGTTTTTAACATCATTTGTGTCTTACGGACAATTAATCATTAACCAAGAGGTAGTAAACTCAAAACCTTACAGAGTTGGTGATACACTAACGATAAGATATAACATTATCAAAGGAACTACAAACCCTAGATTCCTTTGGATGCGTTATCAATACTCAAACAAACACCTACAAAAATTAGGTCCTACCGTATTCTCACAAGGACAAACTGCTCAAAACTTTGAAGCAACTTGGCCAAACTATATGTTTACTCAAAACCCAGTAATTGGAGTTGGTGAGTTAGATAAACAATATGCTTCAACACCTTGGAACTATACACAAAACAACGATTGGATAGCAAAACAATTTACAACTCAAAGAGCAGATGCGGTAATTGATGGTTTGTGGGCAACTGAAAAATTTATACTATTAGAAAATACAAACTACCAAGGCATACACAAATTAGATTTGGCAACTGCAACTGGAACAGATGATGCACCGATTGCACCAATTGGTTCTCAAGTTCTTCAATTATCATTTGCAGCTGGAGATGTAAAATACGTTTCGGCATTTAGAGTGAAGGTTGGTTATCCATCTAATTTTGACATTACATCTTTATCAGTTCAAATCCAACCCCTAAACGGAGATGGAACTACAAACTGGAATATTCCACCATTAGCAAAGAAGGCATTGAACTCTGGTGGACAAGCTGATTTTGAACAATTCAACATTGGTGATAAGTTTGGTGTATATATTGTACCAACTTTTGGAGCATCTTATTTGAACAACGTAGTAACTGTAACCGATGCATATAGAGCATTTTTAGCAGTAACGGATGTGGGATTAAATGGTACAACATCTATATTTGGATACCCCGCATTAGAAAAGGCAATTGGTAATGTAACACTAAATGATGGTGATTTTAATACAAACGATGCTTACTATTTGTTTGCACACATTTTAGGGCAAGATGTATCTTCAAAAGCAAGAATAACAAAGCAAAACTCAACGGCAATGAATTTTATATCCGTAAAACAATCGGCATATCCTACTCTTACACCGGCTCAATCTAATAACGTAGTTACCTTAACATCGGCAAATCAAACAGAAGTATTCTCTTACGCATTTGGTGGTGATTTGGATTTCTCACATTCATCTAACCCAGGTCAACCAATATCTGCAAATAGTGTAATAGGTACTAATGGTACAATGAATAGAACTATTGGTAATAAAGGTATCTATGCAAACCAATTAGCTGGAACTGCAACATTAAGTTTATCATCTAAAATTGAAAATAATAAAGTAATATTAAGTGGTAACTTATCACAAGAAGGGTTAGCCGGACTAGAAGTTATTTTGAAATACGATGACTCTAAATTAACATTAGATGGTATTGTATTTGATGCTGGTTCATCTATAACTAACTTTTCAACAAATAAAGATGGTAGATTAACATTTGGTTCAATGGACCAAATTAAAACTGCTAGAATTAAAACTGGTACACCATACAAATTAACTTTCACATCTAATGTTCCTTTAACAAATACTGCTGGTTTATTCTATACTGAATTAGCAGATGCAGTTGATGGAAAAGGAAATAAGATTGGATTAAATGTAGAATAATGAGAGTAATACTAACCGCAATAATGTTTTTATTGTGTAGTAGTATAACCATTGCACAATCCATTACACAACCGCTCGCTAAAAAGTTTGAATTAAACGTAAGTGGGCAGTCGTGTAGTGGATTTGTTTTGAATGGGTTTACTTCTACCGATATATTATTGGCATCAATAGGGTTCATCAATCCACCAACAGGTACAACATTCAATTTAACCACAACAACAGGTTTAACACCTGCATCTGGTTTTACTTTAACTGGTAATAAAGCTCGTTTAGTATTTACGGGAACGCAAGCAAACATAAATAACGCATTAGCATCTCTAAAAATAAATACAGGTGCAACCGCCGGTAATGTTCAAATATCCGTATCAGCAACTTTAAACCCAACAGGATTTTATTACAACCCAATAAACGGACACTTTTATAGACCAGTAACAACGGGAGATACTTATACGGGAGCAAGAGCGGCATCGTTACTAACAACATTCAAAGGACAGACGGGATATTTGGTAACAATCACATCTGCCGATGAAAACGCTTTTATATTTTCTAACGTACCACAACAAAATATATGGTTTGCAGCAACAGATGAAGTTGTAGATGGTAGATGGGTGATTGATGCAGGACCTGAAAAGGGAATTGTAATGAAAACATCAAATGGACAAACTGCAGGAAATATCGTAGGTGTATATAACAACTGGGCACCTGGTGAACCAAATGGCAGTAATGGTAGTGAGAATTATGCAGTAACAAATTGGAATGGACAATCAACTTGGAACGATTTATCAAACAATTGGTCTAATCCATATATAATTGAATATGGAACTTGGACTAATCCAGATTCACAAACATTTACAAATTTCTATTCGGCAAATGTAATAAACCCAATAGATGTACCAACCTCAAAAGTTAATTTTTACTTTGGTGGAGGTATAAATCCATCACAATGGTCAGTAAAAAACTATACAGCAAATGGTGCAACGGCAGTTAGTGCAACTAGTGGTTTAACTTTGGGTGCAAATGGGAGTGTGGTTAATACAAGTGATTTTGTTAAAAGTAAAACTGATATGGTTATGTACTTATCCAAATTACCATCAGCTACTTTATCCAATCTATATAGTAATGTATTAACTATTGGTGATGCATATTTAGCATTTCAAGAGTTAGCAAATAGAGGATTGAGTGGGACTGAAAGTAATTCGTTTACAAATGGTGTACAATTCTTAAATGGTGATGTGGATGGTAATAATATATTCAACGAAAAAGATTCCTACAAAATACTACAACACGTAATAGGTAGTACACAAATAGTGTCTACGTGGAGTGAGGATAACTTATTTAGATTGGTAAATAAAACTACATTTGATGGAGTAAACAAATCTAATTGGGCAACAATAAATGCACCATATAAAGCAAACTATCCGTTAGCAGTTGATGCGGCTATAAATGATTATGTGTATCACATAGTGGTGGCATTAAAAGGAGATGTAAACCTATCACATACACCAGCACAAAATACACAAGCTACTGCAAGTGTAAATCGTACTATGAGTTTAACCACACCAATGGAAGTATCTGTATATGTAGTAAGTGAAAATGTTGGTGGTAAAGTTGTGGTAAGTGTAAAAGTAAATACATTAGGACAATCACTAAAAGGTATTCAGTTAAAATTAAACTATGATAAAGATATATTGAAATACGAAAATACGGAATATACTACCGATGGAAATCCTACAAACTTTTCAAATGATACTGGTAATTACATAAACTTTGGTTCTTTGATTTATAGTGGAAATGGATTACTAACCGATAATACGGAATATAAAATAACTTTTTTACCATTAGTTGGTATTGAAGGTACATTGGGATTAACATCAATTTCAGCAACCGATGCAATAAATAAAGATGGTAAGCAACTAAAAATAAATATAAACTAATGAAACGGGTACTATACTTATTTTTGATACTATTGGTTGGGTGTAGTGGACCTGAATTGGTAATGCCAGAAGGATTATCAATTGATGATATATTTAGTGTAAGTCAAAGTAATGTTACAAATGGTGAATCTATACACTTTGATTTGCCAGAAAAAGGAACTTATACACTAACTTTAATAGATAAAGAAAGTGGACAAGTAATCGGTAGAGAAAAGTTTATTGGACAAAGTGGAGAAAATGTAAAAAAGATTTATACGAAATCGTTACAAAGTAGATATTTATATCTGTTATTGGAAGATGTTACTAAAAAAGAATTAGGAAAAACAACAATAATAATAAAATGAAAAAAATAGTAGCATCGATATTGGCAATTGGATTATTAGTATCTTGTCAAAATGAAGAATTATTAGTACCAACTCCAACACAAGTAACTGAAAAATTACAAATAGTTGGTAATATGGGTATTAAAGTAGAAACTCCATTTGTAAAAAATGAAGTTGCTATGAATGTAAAAGCTGAAACTGCTGGAACATATGTAGTAAAAATATTAAACATAGCAAACAAATCAGTATCAAAAGAAGAGGTAACTATAAAAGCTGGTAATAATCTATTAAAGATTTACGCAAACGCTTTACCATCTTCAGCATATAGAATTGGTTTGTTCGATTTAGAAGGAAACCTATTGGGAATAGCAGATTTTAATAAATTATAATAACAACTTACAAAAACAAAGATTATGTCAGAAGAATCAAACGATGGAACAATGTCAGGATTGGTTAAAACAATCATAGGCACAGTAGGAACAATAGTAACCGCAGGCGGAGCTTGGTTAGGTTCACAAATGTTCGGTGGTGGTGAGCAACCAGCAGCAGCTCCGGCAGCAGCACCGGTTATCAACATCCAAAATAACCAAACTCAACAACAATCTGCTGGTGGTAAAACTATTATCATCAACAAAGGTGGAGAAGGAAATGGTTCAGCTAAACCTGCACAACCAGCACCGGCTCCTAAACCTAAAAAAGAAGCAGACGAGTTTAAGGAAAAGCCAGCAGCTTGGTAATATAGTATGGAACATCAGCAACCAGACGGATTTAAGCAACTCTTAAATCAGATGATGAAAAGAAGGTGGTTAATTACATTAATTGTATTAATTACTTTTATGTTTACTACATTTGGTATTCTTATTTCTATACACATAGATACCATCGTAGGACAAGAGTGGAAAGAACTATTATTACTTTTATTAGGAGCATTTATTGGTTCTTATGGTAAGATTATAGATTATTGGTTCTCTGATACAGACAAAGATAAAATGTTAGTTCAAAAAATGGACGAGGAAGACGGTGTATCCTTATCAAACACAGGCGGAGCATCTGCACCAAATGAAAGTGATGAAGCACACCATAATATAGATTAATTAAAAATAAGGGGAGTAACTATGGGTTTTTTTAAAGATTTGTTTGATGATGATAATAACATCAACGAAAAATCAGTTGTCGGATTTGCATCATTCGGTGTAATGGTAGTAGCAATCGCAGTTGATTTAGTAACTGGATATATGGGTAAGGAATTACTTATCAACGAATATATCTTTAATGGTTTTTTAACCATAACATTGGGTTCATTTGGTATAGCATCGGTTGACAAGTTTGTTAATAAGAAAGCCGAAAATGATAAACTAAATCATTTGGATAGTATTAAGCCAGAACCAATGAAGGAAGAAGAGGAATTGGGATAATGTATTGAAAAGGGAAGAACGAAAGTTTTTCCCTTTTTTTATATACTTATAGGAAAGAAAAAACTATAAGATATGAAGAATGTATTTCTAATTTTAGCAATGGGATTATTGACCTTTATTGCAAAGGGACAGGTAGTTGGAAAGACTACAACAGAAAACTACAAAGCGAGTTTTGAAACAAAAGTGGACATAAGTGAGTTGATGGACTACGATGGTCCAACAATTCCAATTCAAATCTTAAAATGTGGAATAAGTGATGAAATTTTGGAACAATATCCGGAACTTAAAGAAAAGAAGGTGGGTCTTGGTGTGGCGAATATATCTATGGAATACCTTGAAAATCTCAACCGTTTTACTTTTACAGAGGACAAAACCGAAATCAAAAATAGAATGGTTAAACAATTTCAAGCTTCTCAAGCGGGCATTTCCCAAGATAAGTTAGATGGTAGAGGTAAGATTAGATTAGCACACTATTTTGTATCTATTGAAGTATATGATTTCTCTATTAGTGAGGATGAAACAATCAATATGAAAGATGGTGTTAAAAACAAAATGGTTACTCGTTTAGGTTTGCAAGTTAGATTCACAGATGCAGAAACTGGTGAGATATTTGGAGCATCGGGTTTAGGTGAAGCAACTACCACAAGAGAATTGTCATTATTAAACGATGATAACTTATCAGATGTTAAATTCAATCAATCTACTATTGGTACATCTACAAAGAAAGCATTGGATATTGCTTGTGCTCGCATTCTTCTTCGTATGATTAAGAAGGGTAAATTTACAAAATAATAAATTATGACAAGAAAGGAAGCATTATATAATTCAAAATTAGCAGTGTTAGCTTATTCAAACAAAGACCAAATAAATTGGGATGAGTATGGATTAGAGTTAGTGAAGTGGATTGAGAATAAAAAATCAGATACACAAGGATTTGTAGCAACAAAGGATAAAACTATATATGTAGTTTGGAGAGGTAGTGAATCAAAGAAGGATTTTCAAAACGATGCTTCAATTGATAAAGTACCATTTATAGAAGAGAATGAAAAGGTTCATATTGGATTTAAATATTGTTGGGAATCGGTAGTGGGTGATACATATGATGCAATTGATACTGCATTAGAAAACCTACAAGGTGAAACTACTGATATTGTAGTTAGTGGACATAGTTTAGGTGGAGCAGTAGCAACATTATATGCATACTCAATAAAGAAACACTATCCTCATTACAATCTTAAAGTAACAACGATTGGTAGCCCGAGAGTTGGTAATAAAGTATTCAAAGAAAACTACGATAAAAGTGGTATAGATACTTTACGAATAGTACATAACAACGATTTAGTAACACATACACCATATATAGGATTTCATCATGTAAACTACCAAGTAAGATTAGATACGGCTGGTAATAGATTACAAAATGATAAATCACTAAAATCACTTTGGTTGTACCTAAAATCATTATTTTCAGGTAAAACTATCAAAGACCATATGGGTGATGGGTATATGAAAGCATTAGAAAACTGGGTGAATTGATAATATATGTCATCAATAAGAGTTACATTATATAAAGATGAAGATGTATTGGTGGAGTGTGATTATTTACTTAATCGTACCAAAGTTGCAATGCATATAAGTTTTAATGAGGAAGTATGGTCACATTCTTTTTTTAAACGGATGATGAATATTTATGAGGGTATTCTTCAAAACTTTAAGAATGAGGGTTATAACGAAATATACGGAGCACCCCCAAAGGGAAATATTAAAGCAAAGAAATTAGCAAAGATGTTTGGATTCAAAGATTGGTTTGAAAACAATGAGTTATACTTAATGAGAATGGAAATAAATTAAACAACTAAACAACTAGAATTATGGGAAGCGCTGGAAAAGCAATTGAACAGGCATTTGTAGATGCCGGAAACGCAATTAATGATAATGTTATTCAACCAATTGGTAACGCATTTGTAGATGCGGGAAATGCAATTAATGATAACGTAATTCAACCAATTGGAAGTGGTATAAACACTGCAATAGGTAGTGTAGAAGATGCATACAACTATTCAGTAGCATTTGCTACCGATAGTGCACACAGAGTAGAAAGTGCAGCGTGTACTATTGCAAGTACTACTGAAGAATTTGCAAAGGTGGGGTTCGATGTAACTCAAAACGAATTTGTTCAATTATCTAAACAAGCCGAACAACAAATTGTAGCAGGTGTTGAGATAGTGGCAGCAGGCGCAGTAGCTGCATACAATTGGGCAGATGCAAATGCTTGTACAATTGGAATAACTGCGGCAATATCTACGGGTTGTGTTTTAGCATTTACACCGGCACAACCTGCTGGAGCAGCAACTTCAACTACATTATCATTGATGGCTACGCCGGTTCTTTACGTTGCAGATATGGCAGCTAAAATGGCAGTATCAACGGCAATGGGTGTAATAGTGGCAGATGGATTTTTAGCAATACCTGGTGTTGGTGGGAATGTTGACCCACAATTATTAAGAAATGTATGTTCAAATTGTATCTATTATAGTTTAGATTCGGCTGCATTATGGGCAACGCCTGCTGGAGTTGGTATCGCAATCGGAGCTGCAGTAGCACCAGTTGTTGCATCTTTGGTATGTACTAGAACTTGTCCTAATGGATTCAGTAAAGCATTGGGTGCATAATATATATTTAACAATTTCGTAACATACGAAATGGTATTTTAATGAGATAGTTTCCTACTTATTGTTGAACTAAAAAAACAATAATGAGGAAACTATTTTTATTATCAATTCTGTTACTTTCACATCAAATTTTCTCTCAAAACCTTTCAGGTAAAGTAAAAACAAACAAAGAAGAACTTATAGGTGTAACAATTTGGCTTACCAATAATACAACAAATAAGAAAGTAGGAACAACATCTGATATTGAATCCAAATATCAATTTACCAATATAGCAAAAGGAAAGTATTCAATCAAAGCATCTTTCGTTGGATACAAAGAATACACTAAAGATATTACAATTGATACTACAACTAACCTTGATATTCAGTTAGAAGAAGATACGAAAGTATTACAAGAAGTTGTAGTAAAGCAAGTAGCAAAGAAAGAAACTGCAACTGCACTTATCAATACACTTAAAGCATCTTACATTGTAGCAGATGGTTTATCAATCGAATCAATAAAGAAAACACCAGATAGAACTGTTGGAGATGCACTTAAAAGAGTTAGTGGTGTAACAATCCAAAACGATAAGTTTGTTTTAGTTAGAGGTTTAGCTGATAGATACAACTCGGCTCTACTAAACAAATCAATCTTACCATCAACCGAACCCGATAGAAGAGCATTCTCATTTGATATTATCCCAACATCACTAATAGATAATATCATCATCAACAAAGGAGCATCAGCAAACCTACCTGGTGATTTCGCAGGAGGATTGGTACAAATAACAACAAAAGAAGTTAGTGGTGATTTCTTTAATATATCATTGGGAGGAAGCTGGGGTTCATTATCAACAGGACAGGATTTTAGGTTGGTAGACCCTATACAATTCCCAACAACATTTCCATCAACAAACGGATATAGAATTGCGGGATTAGGTGATAGGAGAGCATACACTAAACTAATAGGTTCACCACAAACCGAAACATCAACATCTATTCCAAACTTAAATGGTAACTTATCATTTGGTGTTGTGAAAAACAAATGGAACATCTTATTCAGTTCAACTGCAAGAAACACATACTCTGCTAATACAACTGAAAGAATAGATTACCAATCATCTACCGAATTAGCATACAACTATAAAGACCTAAATTACTCAAATGTACAATCATTAAACGGATTATTAAACATAGTGTATTTGGGAGAGAATCGTTATAGTTGGAAAACACTTGCTAACTACCAAAACGAAAAATCATTTTTAAGTAGAGTTGGTGAAAACTATGATAATGTTCAGTATGTAGATAGTAAATCATCTAACTCAATTCAAAAGTTAGTATTCAACACACAATTTGAAGGTAAGTTTAAAACATTAGATTTTAATGTAGGGTACAATCTTATGTTGAGAGACCAACCCGATTATAGAGTAACACCTTATATATCATCTTTATACACATCAACTCCCTACTCAATAGCATGGAGAGATACCTATCGTTTTTGGAGTGTAATGGATGAAAACTCATTCAATGGGGGATTAAACAAATCCATAGGAGATATTCGTTTAGGAGTGGGTTATTTAAAGAAATTGAGAAACTTCAAAGCAAGAATATTCAGATACGAATCAACTGATTTGTTAAATGAGATTACAAACAACACCGATAGATATACTGCCGATTTTGATTTGGCAAACGGATATGTAATGTATGAAAAAGAAATTGATAACCTAAAATTAAACACAGGTTTTAGAACGGAATACAATTTATTCAAAGTTCAAACATCCGATTTTAGTGGACAGAGAATATCAGTAGATAGAGAGTATTTGGATTTACTTCCATCGTTAAACGCAACATATTCAACATCGGAAAAAACGAAGATTAGATTATCGGTAAGTAAAACATTAGCAAGACCGGAATTTAGAGAGGTAGCTAATTTTGCATATTATGATTTTGTTAGAAACGCACAACTATTAGGAAACCCAAACTTACAAAAAACGGATATATTCAATTCAGATATAAAGTTTGAATTGTATCCTAAATCAGGTGAGAACATATCAATTGGTTTCTTTGGTAAGAAGTTCTTTAATCCAATTGAGCAAGTTGTAGCAGATGGTTCAGTTCCATCAAATCTATTACTAACATATAAAAATCCAAACGAAGCATTGGTATATGGAGTTGAGATTGAACTTCGTAAAAAATTAAATGATTGGTTGGATTTATATTCAAACACATCATTCATCAATTCGGAAGTTGATATAAACGGAGTTAAAAGACAATTGCAAGGACAATCAAACTATGTACTAAATGGTGGATTGAACTTACATAAAAACAACAATACATTCAACTTATCATACAATAGAGTTGGAGATAGAATATCAGCAGTAGGATTTCAAGGATACCCTGATATATTTGAGAACTCTCGTGATGTGGTTGATATTGTTATTCTTCGTAAAATTAAAAACGGAGAAATTAAATTAGCAGTATCGGATATATTCAGACAACCATTTGAATATTACCAAAAACCAAATCGTACTTTAATTAAAACAAACAACGAAACAACAATTTCACTAACACTAAATTACAACCTATGAAAAAATTATTAGTATTATTCGCAAGTTTAACAATGTTTGCATGTTCAAAGGATTTAGGTGGAGAAGTTACACCAATCAATGTACCAACATCAACAACTTTGAGTGGAAACATCACATCAACTACAACTCTTACATCAGATAAAGAGTGGGTACTAAAAGGGTATGTATATGTAACCGATGGTGCAAAACTTATCATTCAGCCGGGTACAATAATCAAATCAGATATAAGTGAAAAGGGTGCATTGTGTATCGAAAGAGGAGCGCAAATTGTAGCAGAGGGAACTGCATCAAAACCAATTGTGTTTACATCAGGAAGACCAGCAGGAGAAAGAACACCAGGTGATTGGGGTGGTATTGTAATATTGGGTAGAGCAAAAACCAATAGAACATCAGAACCAACTATCGAAGGTGGCATCGGAAGACCATATGGTGGTACTAACGATTTGGATAATAGTGGTATCTTAAAATATGTTCGTATTGAATATGCTGGTGTTGCAGCAATGCCAAACTCCGAAATCAACGCACTAACATTAGGTGGAGTTGGTAGTGGAACAATCATTGAGAATGTTCAAACTATCTACGCTAACGATGATGCATTTGAGTTCTTTGGTGGAACTGTATCACCTAAAAACTTATATGCATTCGCAACCGCAGATGATGATTTTGATTTTGATTTTGGATATACTGGAACAATCACAAATGGTATAGCAAAGAGAGACCCACAATTTGTAGATAATGGTGATGCGGGAAATGGTGTAGAATGTGATAACGATGGAACAGGTTCATCTGCAACTCCATTTACACATCCAAAACTTTATAATATGATTTTGATTGGGCCGAATACATCTACTGCATTATCAAACCATAATTTAGGTTTAAGATTTAGAAGAGGGACACAATTCACAATGAAGAATAGTGTAATTTGGGGATGGATGAAAGGTGGATTGAGTTTGGAAAGTAACGAAACTGCACAATTTGTGAAAGATGGTGTTTCAGTATTTGAAAACAATTCAGTAGGAACATTTAACCCAACACTAAACTTTATTAGTAAAGCAACTACAATCCTAACAAATGACCAATTGAAAACTCTTGCACTTTCAAAAACTAATAAAGAAATAGATGTAGTAGTACCTACAATGGATAAACCAACTTGGACAAATGATTGGACAAAATTCCCAACAAAAGGAAATTAAATGATATTTATATAAGTAGCAAATATCATAATGATTGAAAAATTTAAGAATACTATTAAGTGTATTATTCATATTTTGTCTAGCTTCCAAAGCTAACGGACAAACAACATTTACACAAACATTTGTAGATAAGTGTAGTGGTGAAGTAAAAATCGCCACTACTACTTACGTCAATGGACAAGCATTTGTATCATTCTATGACCAAATGAAAGTATTTTCACCAGAAGAAGTTCAAAGTGGTGCAATGCAAATGTGGTTACAAATAGTTTATACTGCATATTCATCAAAAGGGTGTGAAACAAATCAAGTAGTTCAACAAACAGTTCAACAAACAGTAAACCAAGCAGTTCAACAAGCGGCTCAACAAGCCGCCACCCAAGCAGCATCTGCTGCGGCAGCACAAGCCGCAAGTTCAGCAGCCGCATCTGCTGCAAGTTCTGCGGCAAGTTCTGCAGCAAGTAGTGCAGCTAGTTCAGCGGCATCATCAGCGGCTAGTTCAGCGGCATCAAATGCAGCGAGTGGAGCAGCTAGTTCAGCGGCAAGTGGAGCAGCAAGTGGAGCAGCTTCATCGGCAGCTAGTGGTGCGGCTAGTGGTGCGGCTAGTGGTGCGGCATCGGCGGCAGTTCCACCTCCACCACCAACAACATCCGCTCCGGCTCCATCTTCATCTGCACCTGCTTCATCGGCACCTGCAAGTGGTGGTTCATCATCTTCATCAAGTGGAGGTAGTAGCAGTTCATCATCCAATAGTTCATCTTCATCTTCTGAAAGTAAAACAGAAGCGAAGGCTGAAACAAAATCTGAAACGAAATCCGAATCCAAATCAGAATCCAAATCTGAAAGTAAGAGTGAGGAAAAGAAAGAAGAAACTAAATCCGAATCTAAAAAAGAAGAAAAGAAAGAAGAATCTAAAAAGGAAGAAAAGAAAGAGGAGAAAAAAGAAGAGAAGAAGGAAGAAAAGAAAGAAGATAAAAAACAAAAGGCACAAAACATAAACCCATTACTAATTGCATCTGATTTGACGGTAGCAGAAGGTTCGCCGGGTGAGTTCGCAGCCATACTTACTAATGGTATATCACGTTCATCGGCAGCAGGTAATGTAACTTATTCTCTAAACTCTATGGTATGGTCTACATTAAAGCAATTTGCTTTGAGTGGTGGTATAACTAAAATGAATATGAAGGGTGGTAAGATGGTTTCTATGAACTCCTATTCAGTAACTACTGCATACCTATCTGGTAACTATATGGCATTGGCTGGTTTTACACATATTATACCAAATCCAAAGTATGGTGTATATGGTTACAATTTAGGTTTGGTAAATCTATTTATTGGAAGTGATTATAGTATGAGTAGTTCAGCAGTTGTGTTTTGGACTAAACCATATCAGAAATCAAAGAAACTTACTTTATCACCACAAGTATTCGTAATGACACCTGGTGCAAGTTTCAACACATCAAAGGGTGAAGTTACTTATTCTACTAATGTTGGATTCCTATTAGGAACATCGGTAGATTATAAGATTAGCCGTAAGTTTGGTTTGAGTTTCAACTATAAGATAAACACATCAACTGCTTCAGGAGCACCGATATTAAGTAATTTCTTAATAGGTTCTAGATTAATGCTTTAGATTCCTAAAACATCATCCATTTCTTCAATAACTTGTTTGGTAATATCAGTTTGACCAGCAAGGTTTAACCCTGCCATAGTAATACTAAATACCGCAGCTGAAACTACAATTGTTCCAATTGAATAAACTAATGCTTTTGTGAAAAATGTTTTCATATAACCTCCAATGTATATATAAATATATTAAAAATAAATTTTGAGAAACGCTTGACTTTCTCATTTATTATGCTTACCTTTACTATGTAATAAAAGTTAAACATAAAACAATAAAGATATGAGAAACGGATTGAGTATTTCAACATTAAAAGAAATTGAATTGGAGTTTGGTGATTTTGAAATCAAACAAGTTTTTGGTGGTAGTTATGATGTGTTTTTCCGATTTGGTTATTGGAGAAGCGTTGATGTGGCTAAATTACAGGCCATTATCGGTGGTATGAATGAGGTGGTAGAAGATGCAGATTACGATGAGGATTGTGGATATTTATTTATGTATCGGTTAAAATAATTAAAAAATATTTGAGAAAAGACTTGACTTTCTCATTTATTTTACTTACCTTTATAGAGTAATAAAAGTTAAACATAAAACAATAAAGATATGATGAATGAAGCCCCAATTCCGATGATGAAAGCAGTGAGTTTTCTATCAGACCTTAAAGAATTTATTGAGTATTGTAATGATTTCTACAATGAAGAGTATGGTGAGTATCGCATCGCATCCACAGAGGATATTGAGGCAGCAATCGGTGAGTATCTGACCGAACCACATGAACATGAAATTCAATTCGATTCATTTGATAGAGAGAAAGTGCGTGAGATTTTAGAACCATCTTACAATTGGATGGGTGTTAGTGGTGGTATTGTATTAGGACCAGCAATTGAGTTTACTGTTTGTGAAGAATAAAATATAAAACATATAAGATATGAGTTACATAAAATTTGATAGACACTCCAATATGACTTCAACAACACGAGGTGAAATTATGGATATTTTAAAAGAGGTTGATTTCAATACTGGTTTTGACCTTATGAATATGTTATACGGATTATTTGATGGCTACCTTTACGATGATTTACTTGAAGTAGCTAGAGGTGCAAAAGTAGATAAGGTACTTTACAATAGAATAGAAAATGTAGTTTCAGTTATTAAAAATTATTTATAAACTTTAAAAAATAAAACAATGGGATTAGACATGTATTTAGAGAAGCGTACCTATGTTAGACAATGGTCGCATCAAACACCAGAAGAGCAGTACAATGTAGAAGTAACCAAAGGTGGTGAACCTGTAAAGATTGACCCGAAACGTGTTACTTATGTTATTGAAGAGGTAGGTTATTGGCGAAAGCAAAACCAAATCCACCAATGGTTCGTTGAGAATGTACAGAATGGTGAAGACAATTGTGCAGAATATTGTGTTAGTAAAGGTCAGTTAGAAGATTTGTTGGAAATATGTAAGAAAATCCTAAACGATAATTCATTAGCAGAGGAATTATTACCAACTGCAAGTGGTTTCTTCTTTGGTGGAACTGAATATGATGAATGGTACTTTGATGGTATTGAGAACACTATTGAGATTTTAGAAGAAGCATTATCTGATACTAGTGCCGATTATTATTATTCATCTTCTTGGTAATATGAAACGAATACTAACATTCTATACGATTATCATAGTACTAGGTGCTATGATTTTCGGAGCTTGTATGAATGAACCAATGTCAAAAGAACGATTGGGTAAGGATGATGGATTTGAGGTAGAATATCTTTTTGAGAAAGATGGTATAAAGGTTTATCGTTTCTATGATAATGGACGTACTCACTACTTCACAACAAAAGGTGAAACGATTTCCCATCAAACACAAACTAAAAATCAAACTTACAACGAAAACATAAAATCTTATTAATATGGAACTATCATTGGGAGATTTACAGCAAATAGAGTTGATTTGTGTAGAAGCATCTGCGTGGGGATTGCGTGATGAAGTGGTAGATGCAGCGGAAACGCTTATTAAAGAAGGATATGAGCCGGTGGTGGCTTATGAGATTGCATTTGAAGAATGGGTTAAATAAAACATAAACTATGAGCAACTTACAAACTTACATTAAGTATTACGAAGACAACGTCCGATTAGCAGCATCCTTTGCCAACAAAGGCGAGATGGGTATGGTTCGTTCCACTATGAAAGAGGTGGTAGAAGGATTGTTAGATTTGATTTGGAAAACTGAAATTGGTGGTGAATCAAAGAAGAACGATTTTATTGAATCGGTGAGTAAAAGTGGTTATTCCTTAAAGTTTCAGGTAGATAGACACCTATACCATACAGATGGAACTATGGTAAAGATTGGTGAATGTAAAGCATATTTAGATAGATGTTTTATGGAAAGGGCTAGTTCAGATTTTGGTAGAATCCTAAATGGTGTTCAATCAAAACCTACTACCTTTATTTTGGCGTTAGAGAATAGTGTGAGTGATAAGGCATACGAATACTATATGGATGAAGGAAACATTCACAAAGTGTTTTATCTATGTGATGGAAAACGTTCATCTACAAAACCAATCTGGCGTAATCCACACTATAAACCAATCAACGAAAAAAAGTTAGAAGATTTTGTTGATTTTATTAGGAATTGTTAAATATTATTTGTATTTTAGCTTAAATTTTAAACTATAAAACATAAAAACATGGGAAAAAAAGGCAAACAGAATAAAAATGCAAAAGTTAGCAGCATAAAAAGAGAACTTAAAAAGTTAATTGAATCACCTACACCGGAATGGCTAACAAAAGAAGTATATTCAGAGTATCAAAATCAGTTTCAATCTCAAAAAGAAAGAGTTCTAAATGAATTTGAACAATTTGTTGGTGATACGTTTAAACAAAATCCTTTTTCATTAAAGCGTAATCAGGTTCATAATTCAATTAATGTACCTGTTACTGCTGAATTATTATATAATTTTTGGAAAAATGATAGAATAATTTCACCACCATCAACTGGACAAGACCCAAAACAATATGCCGATTTTCATGTAGAAAACGCTGGGTATCATGCTGGATGGCAATGGGGTAGAACCGAAATGGGGTCTGATTGGAGAAATCCAGCTACTGTAAATTTGGTGTTATATCCTAATAGTGAACCTGTTTTAGAAACAACCGATTTTGAGCACAGAATTGTAGGTATTATTGGTTTTATCATAGGTGGTGTTAAATTGAAATCAGATGAATATAAACTAACATTTAGTAATAATAAGATAAAAAGAGAAATAGCTTCTGGTGAATTTGTAAATTTTATATGTGTCAATGATATGACTTTATCTGATATTGTAAAAGAAGCAAATAAATATACACATACTAATTCTTTACCTGTTACTACCGATGATGTTTTAAACAGATATTATAAATCTACAATTGATTTAATAGTATTATCTATGTATAATGAAGATGAGTGTCACATTTACTATAAACAACAAAATACATCTTCAAGTAAAACAATTCCACAATTATTGCATGCTGATACTAGACCTTCAAATAAATGGTTAAAAAGATTTTCATCTGTAAAGCTACAGAATTTTACAGCTAGTGATGATAGATTACACCCGTTTTTTAATCTCTTTAAAGATAAAGATAAAGTTAGTTTACAGACATTTATGGTTGCACATTTGGTAACGCAATATGTTATGGAAGATGGGTTTGTATTATCAACTGATAATAAAATAAAAGAATTATATTTAAAAA